AATAAGGCTTTGTGTTCATACGCTATTTCTTTTATGAAGAAGGGAGGAAAATCCCTAGAGCCAGTATCCAAAGAATACATTGATAAGGTATTAACGTAGAATAACATTAAACTAGAAAATAATGTTGGCTATGATTATGTATTTGTTGGCAATATGTGTAAAGCTGATTATTACGGAAGTAGTATAACAGATGAAAGACATTTTGCTCTTTACATTAAAGATACCATAGACGATGAAGACGCTGGAGATGGTACTACTATGAGGAGATGGTATGCTACTATGGTAGCTAACGGAACTATGGTAGACTGGGAGGATGTGATATGACACATTTCAGAGTATTGTTTGAGAAATATGATTGGGATATAGAAGTTTGCATAATTGTAGAAAATCCCAATGTTCAATACATTTTGAGTAGATTAGAGGATTTGGGATGTCCAGACGATGTTTTACATAGGGCAGCTTCTAGGATAGAGGATTACGAAAATTCAGGTTTTACGTTTACTAACCAAGAAGAACACAAAAGCATCATAGTTATAAATAGACCTGATTCCGCTGAGGAATTTATAGATACTTATAACCATGAAAAGAATCATGTCGAAATGCATATATGTAAAGAGTTTGGTATTGACCCATATTCCGAGAAAGCTGCTTATCTAAGTGGTCAATTAGCAAAAAAGTTATTTAAAGCATAGTTGAGAAACTGGATTAGATAACTATATATAATTAGTAGGAGGATTTCCCTAAGTTGGGAAGTTCTCCTATTTTTGTTTTGATAAATCACTAGTTATGACTATATATTACTGTAAACATATAAACATATAATCTTATGAAATTTTTTACTATCAAAGAACTAACAAAGAGCACTACTGCTTAGTAGAAGGGAATTAAAAATGTTCCGTCTAAAGAATAGGAACAAAATTTGATAGCTCTTATAGAAAATGTTCTAGACCCTCTTAGAGAGGCATATGGGAAGCCAATCGTTGTTACTAGTGGATATAGATGTCCAGCCCTAAACAAGGCTGTAGGAGGAGCTAGTAATAGTCAGCACATGACTGGATAGGCTGCCGATATAAGAACTATTGAAGATACTAAGGCGGAAAATAAAAAGCTATTCGATTTAGCCCAAAAGCTAAAATTACCATTTGACTAGCTAATAGATGAGCATAACTTAGATTGGGTTCATATAAGTTATTCTAATAGAAATAGAAGACAAGTATTAACAATAAAATAACATGGGAGAAGGTAAAACCAATATGTTCGGTAAAACCTATAATACTATTGGTTCTACCGATTCTAATTTTATAATTAAAACAAAAGGAGATTTAAAAGTTCAGTGGGGAGGAAAATTCATAGACGTAATCAAAAATGGAAAATTAGCATCTGCTGGAGCGGACATACTAAAAGTGGCCTCTAGCTCAGATGATATTTCTAGTAATGGAGTTTATTTAGTTCCTACCGATGAAGGGAACGAAGTATGGGTCTCTATCGACGGAACTAAGGTTAATATAGCTGGAGAAGTTGGAACTACCTATGTATCATTCCTAACAGAACAAAAAGAAGTAACCGCTGACCAAAAGTATACAGCCTTAGTAAATGCTGGATTATATTATGAAACTTTAGAGGATGCTTAGGAAGCAGGTGTGAAAGCTGGACTCATATTTATAATTGGAGAAAATAAATTATACATAGCTAAAGATGGGTAGTTATCTGAATACATAGCATCGTCAGCGGCATCTTCTGACGAAGAAAAAAATACTTACTTTGACGAAATTACTGTTAAGGACTTAAAGATATATAAGGATGATTCTAATATGATTGTCTCTAGTCCTGGTATCTTATTTAGAATAGATGAGTAGGATGTACTATAGTTAGGCACCTAGTTAAAGTCGTATCTAGATATAAATATGTTGCCAGGAACCTATATATAGTCTAATAATGCTACATCCAATAGTGGCTATAGGTTATATATGAAGGATGGTAAATCTATCTTAGAAGTAGATTCTATTATATGGAGGGAAATGGATGTAGCCATTGATCAAACTCAAAAATTAGAGGAAGCTATAATATATAGTATTAATGGAAACATAATCTAGTTGGTAGAAAGTGTAGAGGATGAAGATGATTAGGTTTTGTGTAGACTAAAATATAAGAATACTTTTACTGCTGGAGGTAAGGTATATGTACTAGTCCCATTAAATACTTAGACAGAGTAGATTGATGGTGAAGAGGATAGTTAGGAAGTTTCTAACAAGAGGTAGCTTATAGAATGTAATATAAATTCTGTAGAGAGCTAGTTTATAATGATTTCTGTAGATTCTGCAATAAAAGAAGAATTTGTTGCAAATGTCCCAGGTTCCTTTATATGTTAGTCTAATGTTCCTCTTATAAAGATATAGTAGAATAATATTGACGTCTTGGATAGATCTAGGACTGTTATCCCAGAAGAGGAGGCTGAGGAAAAGCCAGATGATACAATTCACACTAGGATAGGAGTAATAAATGAGCAAGAGTTTGAAGGGTTAAAAAAATGTCCAGAGAAATAGGAGGAAGTCTAGGTTGGTATATATTCTGATAATTTTATTGGGCTAAACTCAAAACTATACGATTCAGTTTTTAAGAAAAGATGTGATTATCCTAAATACGATGAATCTGTTGAAATTCCAGAAGATTTTTAGGACGAAAAATATAATAAAGCAGTTCCGAGTGTTGAATGGATTAAAGAACTAATTAAGTTAGCAGTTCCGAGTGGAACTATTGCTATGTATAATGGTCAATCAGAAATTCCAGAAGGATGGGCTGTATGTGATGGAAATAATGGAACTCCTAACCTAGTGGGAAAATTTATTAAAGCTGTGTCTGCAATAGATTAGATAGGAGACAATGAATCTGAGTTGAATGAGAACAATGAATTCATAATTACTTAGGAACATCTTCCAAAACATAGCCATCCTCACAAACCTCATACACATAATCTAGGAGACCTATCAGGAATCACAGGAAGTTCTGGAGATTTAACAGTATCTTTAGACTATTCAGATTATAATTGGGGAATAGAATCTGTTTAGAAAACATTTGTCACATCTGTAACCGGAGAAGGGGTAACTTCAGAAACCGGAACTGTTGATGGAGTATCAAATATAAGGACCCAGGGAGGAAACGCTACAGGGGGAAACCATACTCATTCTATTTCTTTGAATACTGAAGGGGGAGTTTCTTTATCTTCTGCTACGAGTGAGGAGGAAACTTTAGAAGATTCAGAATGGCTAAATAAACCTATAAAAATAGAACCTCGTTCTTATTCTCTGGTGTTTATTATGAAATTATAATTTTTTATTACAGGAGTTTAACATTTAATTATGTTTTAATTGCTGCCTACCTAATCAATACATATATATTGTATGATTAACTAAAAAATGATTATGTATATGGAAAATTTTGATGAAGTGATTTTTGACGACGACGAGTTTGAAGGTGATTCCTTTGAACAAACAAAACCAGAAGATGGTGATAGCAACCAGCCTTCTAATGGCGGAACGCCTTCTGGATAGCAAGATGAAGATTTAACAACTGAAGTACTACGTCTTAAAGGTATTACTGACCCAGGAAAAATTAAATTCGAAGATGAAACTGGTGCTATTGTAGAAAGAGCTTGGGACTCATTAAGCAGAGAAGAATAGATTAATATCTTGATTGACCAAGAACCGGAACAGTAGGACTTCGATGAATCTGAATTGTAGCTTATTAACACAATTAGAGAGAGTGGAATGACTCCAGAGGAGTATATCTAGTCTTTACAGCCAGAAGTTGAACCAACTAAACGATATAGAGTCGATGATCTTTCTGATGATGAGGTTTATGCGTTGGATTTATTACATAAAATTGGGTCCGATATTTCTGATGAGGAAATCAATCAAGCACTTGAATTAGCTAAACAAAATGAAGGTTTATTCAAGAAAACAGTAGAAGGTCTTCGTAAAGAATATATAAGACTTCAGGAAGATGAAGAAGCTCAGATAGCTAGTGAGAAAGCTGCTAGAGAAGAGGCTGCATATAATAAATTTGCTGACTCAATCAAAGGTCAAATTAAAGACTTGAATTCTTTTGCAGGACAACCTTTGCAACTATCTGGTGATGATATAGAAGATTTATCCTCGTTTATGCTAGACATAGATGATTAGGGGTTGAGTGCGTTTGGTAGAGCTATGAACGATCCAGCTTTGTTTACTAAAGCCGCATTTTGGATTCTTAATGAGGATAAAATAGTAGAAGAATTAAACAAACAGATTCAGGATAACTATAGAAGAGGTTATGAGCAAGCCAAGGCGGATTTATAGGGAAAACCTAAGCCTAAATTGGTGTTCAACAAACCCGCTTCACAAAAGAAAACCACAGACGATGTGTTTATAGATGATGAAGATTGGTATTAAGATTTATTAACATTTAAAAAGAATAATTATGCTTGTAGCGAGTTTTGTAACTAATCGCCCTACGATGGGTGGCGTTCGCCCCTTTTAATAGAAATATTAATTGAAAAATTCTGTGAATTGCTGGAAGCCCCTCAGCCAATTTGGGTAATCAGCAGCTAAGCCATTTTGATTGGAAAGTTCAACGACTAATAAATATCAATATTATGAAACTAAATGATTTAAATAAGTCCATTTTGATTGGACTACTTCTAGGTGATGGATATATAGACCCTAAAGGAAGAATATATATAGAACATTGTAAAGAATAGTTAGAGTATTGTATCTACAAAGCGAAACTATTACACTCTGTAGTAGGGGGGAAAGATATTAATGTCCAACTGTTCGAAAGAAAAAGAGCTTCTTTAAACAGCAATAGATAGTGGAGATCTGGGGATGTTTTTATTACTTGTAAATTTAAAAAATAGAGTAAACATTTTATCCCAATTAGATAGCTTTTATATCCAAACAATAAGAAAACTATAACTAAAGAGGTGTTGGAATATTTAACTCCGCTAAGTATAGCTTTGTGGTGGATGGATGATGGCAGCTTAACAAGAAGAAAACAAAAAAACGGATCTCCTGGACCATATATGTTACGGTTATATACGTTTCTGTCTTTTGAAGAAAATGCTCTAATACGCTAGTATTTTATTGATAAGTATAATGTATATTGGAATATTTAGACAGCTAATTAGGAGAAAGATTAGTATTATCTTTATTGTAGTTAGGAGTAGGGAAAAAAGTTTTTAGAAATAGTAAGGGATATTATTATCAAAAACGTCCCACAAATGTCTTATAAATTATTTGATATTTAACACGAGTGCAGAACATCCGAAAGGATGATGATATAGTCTAAACTCATAGGATGATAAACTATGAGAACTAGAGATTAAACGTCTCTAGGATAATACGATTGGAAACTAGAACTTATGAAGATTTTAGTAAATTTTTGGGTGAAAGACCTCACCGTTTAGGCGTTGTATCTCGTCTTTATCCAGAATTAACTGCAACTTTCTTGACAGAGGCTCTAAGAAATATTTTCTATGGAGATACCAAGAAAGCAACTGGATTCCAGAATATTGATTCTACTTATTTTGAATGGGAAGTAGAAACTAATTACATTAAGAGAATCCCCTTCGCAGCAGTGCCTGTTGAAGATGGAGCTGACGGCTCTGAAATTGAAATGATTTTCCCTGAAAACTATTATCAATTACACGAAATTTTCAAAATTGAGAAGACTGGACAGCAATGTTTTGTTGTATCTCGTCCTACTAGAAAGGCTGACAATATGTGGTCTGTAATGGTAAGACTCATCGACGATGACTATTCATCAATCCTAGATAAAGATGGATGTTAGGTAGGTGATACAACTCGTTTCATTGGTAATGCTAAACCAGAATTGCATGATACTGGCTTCGTTAAGTATCAATCTAATGTTGAAAAGATGAGAAACTATATGACAACTATTCGTGTTGACGATAGCTACTCTTCTAAATATGCATTGATGGAAGATACCTTCATTAAGGTTGGTAAAGGAGAAAATCAAGGATGCCTAACTGAAAAGATTTATAAACTTGAGCCTATGAAGAAGAATCTAATTGAAAACTTCTTGTATGCTCGTGAAAATATGATTCTATTAGCTAAAGGAAATATTGGGGTAGATGGTAAAGCTACTATTTCCGATAGAGGTACTGGACGTCCAATTCCTATTGGTGACGGTATGATTCCTCAAATCGAAAGATTTGCTTCTAAATATGCTGCTAATAGAGTAACTATTAATACATTCCACACTATCATTTCTACGATGGTTGAAAAAGCTGAGAAGCCTACTGGCAACCACTTTGTATTCATGGTAAACGAAAGAATGTGGGGAATTGTACAGAGAGTTCTTGGAGATTATCTAGCAACTCGTAAGACCGATGGAGCTTACTTGTGGTCTAGAGGCGGAGAAGGAAAATACATCAAAGTAGGTGCTACATTTGATGCTTATGAATGGGGTGGAAATGTTGTATCATTTAAAGTTGATAGAACATTAAGTAGAGAGTTCTTAGAACCATACGCTCTATGTATTGACCTTACGACTGGTAAGACTTCTACTCAACCTCCTGTAGCTATGTATTCTCTGAAAGGAAAAGACTACATCTTTAACGAAGTACTTGGTGTAGGTGGACGTTCAGGTGGTGACAGCGGTGTAGTTTCTACTCCTGTTGCTGGAGGTATGATGACTATCCACGGATACGCTGGTATTGCAGTGTTCAACCCATACCGTTCATTTATTCTTCGTTGTAAAGAGTAATTTTAAATAAGATAAGATTAAACAAAAATTAGATAAGGTAGGGAACGAGGTGCTTCCCTACCTAATTCTTTAAAATATGAAAATGAATTATGGCAAAAAAGGTTAATGAAGTACAAGACGGTGATTTAAAGAGTAACATCGTTGTATTAAGAAGTGTGTTTGGTAAAGTAGGACAGAAATATTATATTCAACCTCAAAAAGATTCTCGTGGCAGATATGCAGATTGTGTTAAAAGGGTTAACTCTCAAGGAGATATTATTTTAACACCAGAAGAAATTGAAAAAGAGTCAAAAGGATTAGCTGCTTATATTCCAGAGACAGAGTTGTTTGTAATAGAAGATGGTAAAACTTTTAATTTGGATGATGTCTATGAGAACGCTGTTTGGGAAGCAATTAAAAATTGTGACCTCATCGCTCCAGACAGATTTGCAAAAAATGATAAAGGAGACTATCTAATTGACGGAACTGTAGACCCACGGTCTAAAAGACCTAGATATGGAACTGCAGAGCTTTATGTAGATAGACCTGGATTTGAAGCTCAACGTAGAGTTACTAGACGTAAACTCATTGTAGAGGCTTCTAATTATATCATGAATGATGAGCGTGGATATGAAGGAAGATTGCTCGTTGCTAAGGTATTAGGTAGAGATATGAAAAATCAGCCAAATGCTGATGTTGAAGACTATCTATTGTCTATAGCTGAGAAAACTCCAGAGAAAATTATTAATTGCTACACTGGAGGAGATATTCAACTTCGTATGCTGTTTATAGAAGCTCGTGAAAAGGGAGTTATTCTTAAAAAGGATGGACTCTTTGTTTATGGAGAAGATGGTAAGGTAGCATTAGGAGCTACAGATAATGCAGTTGTAGAATGGATGAAATTATCTAGAAACGCCAAAACCTTAGCCTTAATTAGAAAAGACACATATCCTGATATGTTTGAAGATTAATTATCAATATTTTAATATAATGCGAAATGACCGCAAGACAGGTTTTTGAAGCTACGCTAATAGAACTTAGTAAAATTCAAGCACCTTCACTAAAGCTTTATGAGTTTAATTACTTATTCAATAAGGCTATAAACTAGTACATTAATAAAGTATACAATGTATATGATATTAATTAGCAAACTACTGATGACCTGAGAGTCTTGAAAGCCACGACTTTCTTGACTCCTCACAAGGTAGAACTTGCAGGTAGAACTGGAGGATCACAAAAAGATAGTGCTATTCAAAATATTAAAGCAGTTACTGGAAACCAAGATTCTCCGGAAGAAGGATATACTGGTTAGGCTTCTTCTTATTTAAGTAAAGCACATCGCTCAATCCAATCTTTACATGGAGCTACCTATGAAGTATATATGCCTATTGATTATTTGCATATGTTGAATTGTGTTTGCATTTATTATGTTGCTAAACAAAAAGATTGCTGGGATGCAGGCTCATATATTGAAATCCCTGCAACAAGATTAACTGCTGATTCTTGGAGTCAAATCATTACTGATATTTATAATAGACCTTCGCCTATGCGTCCATACTATTATATTCATAATTTAAACCAACAATAGGTATTACCTACAGACCCTCGTACAAAGGTTGCTACTGGAACAGGTCTTGAAGAAGTTGGTATTGATATGAATGGAATTTATCAGGTTACTTCCGCTTCTGGAGGAGAATGGGAGGATAATGATATTGATGCAGGAACTACTGGTGGAACAAATATAGAAACTCAAAATTCTAACTTCCAGAGAACATTTAAGCTAAAGACTACGAAAGGAGAATAGCAAGTATCGTTGGTAGAAAAACCAATTGCCCTTAGAGCTGGAAATACTTCCAATGTTCGTTGTGAAATTAGATACGGTAAGGATGACAGTTTATTCCAATTAGTAGAAGTGTAGATTGATTATGTTAAGTGTCCACAGTTTATCCGTCTAACTCAAGAACAGATAGACTTAACAGAAGATACTTCTCAAATCATGGAGTTCCCAGATTATGTAAACCAAGAGATTATAAACGAGTTGGTACACTTAGTAATGGAACGTGTAAACGATCCTAGACTAGGCAATAATATCTAGATGACTCAATCTATTGCTAGACCAACTGGGCAATAGCAACCAGCCCCTCAACAAGGCTAATTAAAATTTAATTAAATATGGCAACAGGTTTAAATTTTCAAACTTAGACGATTATTAACTACAATGTAGACCCAGATTCTGGGAAAACTCTTTTTGAAGGAGTAACTAATTATAAAGTAGATGGTAAAGAAAAAGCAGTACTCAAAATAAAAAGAGACTTTATTCTTGTAAAAGATAATGTATTAGCAATTAGAAAAGCAGAAGGTAAAGAAGCTGTAAAATGTTCTGCAGAAGTTGACTTTTCTACATTACTGGATACTTTAAAACCCAAAGAGGGCAGTAAGAATTATTGTAGATTTGATGTATATCTAGGAGTAGAAGGTGCGGAACCTTATATTTACTCAACTCCTTGGGTTTAGAAAGGAATACCTTTCTGGGTAGAATTTACAGTTTCCGATTCTGCTACAGCAAAATCAATCGCTGATGATTTAGAAAGTCTTATTAAGAAAAATAATGTATTTCAATAGGGAAAAGATCTTATTAAGATTACTAATAATGGAAGTGGGAAACTTACTTTAACTGGAACAGACGAATTTCAAAGATTTAAAAAGATTGAAATTAGTCTCTATGACGATGTAGAAGATTATGCAGATAAAGTTGCAGAAATCACAACAAGCGGACCAATTAAAGTAACAGCAAGAGGAGAAAATAGTTTTGGTACTTATTCTTAGATTATTAAAGATTTAAGATTGCCTACAGCTGCTAACACTCAATGGACCCATATCCGTCAAGCCGAAACTCCTATTGTAGGTGCTATTTATGATCAATATATTATTGAATATGCCGCTCCTGCCACTAATGATGGTCTACAATGTGTTGGACAAAGAATGAACTCACATACAACTCATGTATTTTGGGTGAAGCATGATTTAAAGTCTGTTTGGGAGACCGCCCTAGGTAAGATTGACCCAGATGGAGGTTCAATAGATGCAGAAAATATTATGAAATCTTTAGACGATAGAGTGTCTGAATTGGAGTCTGAATGAAGTTAATAAAAATAATAAATTAAAAAAGGTAGTCCATAAACTACCTTTTTTAATTTTTTTAAAATTATGGAACAGTCTATTTTAGAATGGGCCTTAGCAGTAATAGGTAGTGGTGGTATTGGTGCAGTTATTACCTACATTTGCACATTTAAAAGCAAGAAGAAATAGGTGGAAGCTGAAGCAGAATCTTCAATAGTCGATGTTGAGCAAAAGAAAACAGACCTCAAACAAGATCAATATGATTATTTATAGAAAACGTGTGATAAGTATATAAAAGATTATCATGAACTTGAAGGTGATTTTAGAAAGCAGATTTCAGAATTGAGAGAGTAGATGGATAAAATCATGCTAGAAAAATCTCAAGCTATATCTGCGAAATGTAATGAAATTGCCACTTTGAAATCAAAAGTTACTTATTTGAAAGGTATTAGATGTTATAACTTTACTTGCAAACATAGGATAATAACTAATCCTGATAAAACAGAAGAATAATGTATATAGAGAAACTTGCATCCCAAATTCGTAATGATGTTGTATCTGGACTAAGAGGTTACCATTAGAACTTATCTATGAATATGGATTAGCTAGAGGATGAAATAGTTGCCTGTAGATTATCTATATTACATTAGTATTTCCTTAGAGGGATATTCCCTATCAAAGACCTATTGATAGCAATTAATTGCATAGATGTAGATTGTGAATCTCTTGAAAGGTGTAGATGTGGAATGAGAAGTGCAGATGATACTGTAACAGCACATTTTGAAATTCCGCAGGTTATTTCGCAATACGGAAAGCAAGCTATTGAATATATAGGTTCTACTGATAGACAAAATAAGTTTACAATAGTAACATCATTATCAGAATTTAATAATAGAAAATATAGAAAAAGAAGTTAGAAGAAGCCATATGTTTGGATTGATTTTGCTCCAAACGCAAATGGAATGTTAGATTGCTTCTTATTCAATGCCCCATTTTTGCAACAAGTTTCTGTAGTTGCTGTCTTCAAAGATCCCAGATAGCTTAAATAGTACAGTTGCTGTAACACTGACGAGCTTAATGGCCCAGATGTAAACACCAGTTTTATTGATTAGTTAGTTAAAGAGAAATTAACTAAAGAAAAACTATACTACTATAGATAGGGGGCTGCACAACCTCTTCCAAACGATTAGCAATATGTAACAGGAGGATAATATGAGTAAACTTAATAACTTTCATTACGCCATAAGTTTAGCTCAAACGCTATACGATATTGAAGGAGATGACGATGACCTAGAGGAAATCGGTCTAGTGGCATATAACTTTATTGGAAACAAAAATACTAGATTATATAGGGCATCATTAGATATAAATTGTTAGGATGGGTCAGCTTAGCTGCCTTGTAATGTTGACATTATAGAAGCAGTAACTTATTGCGGTCCTGAGGATTGGGGATATACGAGTAATACAAAAGAGTTTGGAGATATACAGTCTTTGTATACTGAAAACTATATAGAAAGTAGAAAAGCTTTCCTAGATCCTTTTTATGTTAGCGGAAAATTCGTTAAATATAAAAGAGTGGGAGATACTCTTTATGTAAATAAAGGACTTGGAAGAATAAATATTCTCTATCATGGAATATTACTTGATGAAGAAGGTCTTCCAGAGATAAATGATAAGGAAGCTATAGCAATAGCAGAATATATTGCCTATACTTATAAATACAAGGAAGCAATACGTACTAACAACTAGAATGTGTTGAAAATGGCTTAGGAATTAAAAAGATAGTGGCTCCTACATTGCTAGGCTGCTAGAGTTCCAGAATATGTATCACAAGAAGAAATGGATAAAATACTAAATGTATAGGCTTCTTGGGGACGTAAATTTTACAATAAGAGCTATAAACCAACTATGTAAAATATGTAGGGAGGCAATTTGTCTCCCTATTTTTGTTTATGATTATGAGTGATAAGAATTATGCAATGGGTCATGCTTTTTCTCTGCATGATACCTTTATGAATTTTCCAGTAGAAAAACTAAAAATGACAACAGAATAGTGCAAAGAGACATATTCTGATGGAAGTAAAAGAGATTTAGCCGCTTCTATCTTTGCAAGAAGCGTATAGATGGTAGTTGACGATATTATAGATAACAATGTCCATTTTAAATTACCTGGAATGGGAAGAACCTAGGCATATTTATATATGAAAAGAACAGAAGGTAAAAAGTTTAAGAAGGCATTTAAGAATGGAAAATGGAATGATGTAGATTTTATTATGTCCAATTTTAGTGGTTATTAGTTAACTCTAGAGATGTAGAGTGAAAAAAGACTCCCTAGGGAGAAACCTATTTATCTTTCTGGAAAGGATAAGTAGAGAATTATAGATAACACTAATATGGGTAAATAGTATTAATTATTATGGTACAAAAAACTATATAGGATTACTATGACCAAATTTGTGAAGAGTATCCGAATATTCCTAGGTAGGATATTAAAAGAATTTTGCAATACGGATGGAAATCATTATACTTACATAATAGTTACGGAGGAGACACTCTAATTAATAGAAACGGATTCTGGTTTTACTGTGGATAGCTAATGAACGATTCCTTAAAGTACTTTGAATATTACAAGAAGAAAATGAGAATTAAATTACGAATAATGTATAAACGTAAGAGGATTCCTTGGGACGGTTATTACTATTTCGCATTAACATAGAATTAGTATAATGAATATTTAGGTTAGAAAAATAAAAGAGGACGACCTAGGAAAAGGTTTACCTTTTCTAAGATCATCCTCTACAAAATATACGATGAGTGCAATATATCAGAAAGTAATAGGGTGGCGATATTTAGATTACAGATGCCAGCTGACTTAGGTATTAGCTTATATAAAAAAGAGTTAACTACTGATAAAGCAGAACTTATTCTAGTTAGAGAACCCCTAAAATTTCAGGATATATTATTGTCTAATTATAATTATCAATTTATTTCAGATAATTTAAGGAAATATAACAAAAATAAGAGAAAGAATGGCTAATACAGTTATGAGTGCGAAAAACACTTTCGAAGAAGGATTAGTGATGGATTTTGCTCCTGATAACACCTAGGCTACAACTCTTACATCAGCACTTAATGCTACTCTATTAACATTTAATGGAAATGAAATGTCATTATAGAATGACATGGGAAATGGTAGGGTAGAAACAGCATACCTACCAGAGGGGTATGTTCCGGTCGGAACTTGTGAATTTGGAGATATTATTTATATAGTATCGTATAATCCAATCATTAATAAGTCTCAGATAGGATGTTTCCCAAGTCCAGAGAGAAATATAAGTAGTGATGAAGTTGGAGGACTTGGACAATCATTAAAATGGACTGATTTCTAGGGAAGTGATGGGAGCGGACCAAATGGCGAAATAGTAGCCTCGTCAGTAAAGAAGATATTATATGGAACAAAAGATATGACTTCTGGAGATAAGTACATTATATATTCAGCAGAACTAGATAGTGCTGGAAATCATGAATATTTATCTGATTATGGGAACACTTCACACTAGCATGAAAGATTTCCAAAATTAGTTAAGATTCATGTGGTGAGTATTGAAGAGTCTGGAAAAATCACTTATTTAGATTCTTCTACTAAGTGGTATAAAGAAAATGATTTCTATATACAGAACTCTAAAAAGATAGTAGACAAACCAGACTTGGACAGTTATAGAACTATGGTTAGTTCTGCATATTCTATATTTTCTTCTAAAGTGTCTGGTAAATTGGCTCTGTTAGTTGAATTAGAGAAGATAACAGGATTTAGTTGTACGTGGAGCGCCTACACCAAGGAGATGGACGACAATTCTGATTATTAGCTAAATAAGTATTCCATATATTGGAATTTTAGTTGGAATACAGACGATAATAACATAAATCCAAATGCAGTTGTTCTGACACAATCTAAGTGGACTGGGGAAGATGATACTCACGCAGGAAAGTATCAGATATGGGAAAAAGATGAAGATAGAGATGGATGGGTGTTAGGTGGAAAAAATAAAAATTGGGTTGATGGACCGAGTATACCAGTAGCTTATCCTAATATTGATTATAATTACAGAACCATTTCTAGGGTGTATAATCCTGAAACATACAGGGGAACATTTGAAAATTTTATAAATTCTGGTTCGTATGACGCACAATCTAAAGCTAGGTTGGATTAGGTAAAATAGGAACTTGGCTTATCAAATGTGGAATTAATAAAAGCAAATCTCTCTAGGAATACAGAAGGTACTCCAGATGAGGGAAAATATTATTTCAATTGTTCTTCTAGTTCTATATCTAAGGATGGAAAAGTAACATATTATGCTAACTATGAAAATGAATTAAAAGCTATTTCTCCAAAGGAGATGTCTGATGATATAATTAACAATACTTTTAATCATCCTATAATTAAGCACTTTGCTGATTTTCTTATTCCCATAAAACAAAAAGTGGTTGAAGATAATATTGAAGAATAGAAAAATCTAAACATCAACAATCTTATTTACTACTATGAACTTACTCCATCTATGCCATATGGTCTTTTAAGAGAGTTCTCTCAGGATGGTTATATAGACTTTAAGAAAATAGGTACGAAGAGTATAGAATTAAATTCTTGGAGATATTATAACTATGAGAATACTAGTACTTTGACTTGGGGTTTAGAAGCATATACTGAACCAAATAAAGGAATATCGGAAGTAGTATTTCTATTTTATGACAATCAGGGATTAGCTGCTGCTTATCATAATTCCGGAAAAATCTCATATAATGGAAAATTCACAGAATATTTCACATTAAATACTTCTGGAACAAACTACAAGTTAAATAGTAAAAATGAAAAAAATGAAACTTTTTACCATAAGGGTGAAAGAGTTTCTAAGGATTCTGCTATTATATCTAATACATATTTGGATTCTAATGGAAAAGTTATATCAATAGACAATATGTAGGATGGTGTAGATTATTACCTTGATGATGCTGGAACTATTTATAGTAATTGTTTATACTTGGTTAAAATCATAGTTAAATACTGCAACATAGGAGTACTGAATGAGTATATTGAAGATGAAACATCATATATAGAAGACTATAGATGGTACTGGACTAATACTATGTTCAATGATTACTATTATTCTACATAGGATTTTAGAGGATTACAATTCAATTTAAATTTAGACTGTTAGGCGGTTTTTGAAGCTGTAAAAAGCAGATGGGAAGTTAAATAGTAGAATTATTTTGCCGAGGATGATTTTTCTAGTTCTATAACTAGTTAGAATGCATATAAATCTCTATCCGCTACAGTTCAATTTATTAATTAGAATCATACTTAGGATGATAACCTCAGAATGGCAGTAAGGGCTGGATTACAAAAAGATTATAATACGTTTAATCTAGAAGAAGAGTAGCTTGGAAATATAGATACAAGAATATTCTTAGCTAATGAATATATTTAGAATTATCCAGAACAACCAGAAGTTAAGTTCTCTGAAAAGGATACAACAATCTTTTCTGGTATATATCCGACATTAGCAGAAAAGCTGACTGGAGAAGTTGATTCTTCAACCTCTGATACACTAAACAAATTAGTGGATTCTTCCACCACTGGAACTGGAGAAGAATTATATGATTCTGCCAATGCTTACCAAAATTATACCAATAACTTTCATCTTTCTGCTAATTTGGTCAGTGAAAAAAAGGGAAATGCTTCTAATGGTTCTGAGCTTGTTTATATAGATTCTCAAAAATAGGAGGAAACTTCTACTAGTGACTTTACCGTATATAAAACCTCTCTTAGTAATGTATATTACGATGAAACTAACTCCAGAATTAACGAGAACAAAAGTTACCTCTTAACTTTCAGAGGAATTCATTATAGTAAATATTATTATTATAATAAGATAGACAACTCTCCAAAGAAAATATTAAGGTCATTTGTTTCTAACACTAATGATTTACAAACGTATTCTCTATACACCGGCACAGATGGTAGAACTATATAGTACGAGAAGATATTATTTTGTTCTGTTTCAGGTCAACATGGGGAAAAGGACTATTTTAATGGTGCTATATCAACTATGGCTGGAAATAGAATTTCAAGCACGGACCCACATAACATTCTGGAGGGGGAAAGCAGTAAAAACATTCATGATGGTTTAAATCAACTATCAGATATTATTCTATCTAACTTTAAGTTTATGTTTCCTATGGGTATTGGTTATAATGAAGGTGTTCATAACAATAATAGATGTGATGCAACAAAAAATGGTACTAAAATATCAAATAATACTCTCCTACAACAAGGAAAACAACTTCAAACTGGAGATCTTGGAGGGACTCTTTGTGGAATATCTACAGATGGAGTTATAGAACCTGGAGATCATATGCAATATGTTAATACTCTTACATATTTTACCCCCATAGTATTAGGATATCTAACACAGTTATTTTACTTAGGTCCAGATAATGGAGAAACACAATGGTATTTTCCAGATAATTATGTATATCTTAAAGATAATTATTCTATCTATGGAAGAGATGTAGTTATAGAACTATAGCCTATGGAATCTATAGATAATAATTCTTTCCTAGTGTTTCGGGGGTGGAATTATAAGTAGTATGTAGACTAGGTTTTAAAAAATTCTAAAATCCTATAGTCAATTTAGGAAGAACTTAAGATAGAAAATAATGTAAATCTACAACTACATGGATGTCTGAGAACTAATCCTTTAGAGATTAAGATTAGTTATATTACTCCTGATATTGATATGATAAGTCCTGGTAGTATGACTACTATATCTTCTATATATTCTGAGATCCCAAGTTATTCTGCCCAACCCTTTACGGAGGGCTTAATATACTATTACAACCCAAATACTAAAAGTTTCTCCAATGTAAGTTCTGCATCATCACTAAGGAAGCTTACTAACTACGAAATAAGAGATAAAACTATCTAGGCATCATTCTCTAAAAATTAGTCAACATTTGGAATAACAAAAACAAGAAGATTACTAACCTAGGTTAATGGAGTATTATCTCTATCTCAAATACCTACTGGTTCTACATCTACTTATAATATATAGACCACAAAACATGATAAAGGACCGTTTTCTGACAAAAGTAGATCTTTGGAAGGATTCTATTATGGAATAAAATATTATGATTGATTGGATTAAATTATTTGACGGAAATATTAGCTTGGACGTACAAACTAAAATGCTCCCAACGAAAGGAAACCTAGTATATGAATATAATCCGTTCAGGAATTATAGGATTACATAGAATATGTATGAATATAAGGAATAGCTCTATTCTCTTGGGGATTTATGGTCTATATTCGGAATAAGTATTAATTGTACAGCTCACCGTTATAAGAAAAATAACGTCTATAACTATAAGATAGGAGATTTAAATAGTTATAGCTACACATGGAACCCGGACGGAGAAACAGTAACTACTGTTTCTAGTCCGTCTGAGTTTGGAAAATGGATAGAAGAAGCCTATTCTAATGGACATAATGCAGACAGAATAAATTTGGAATAGGCATTAATAGATTCGGATATTAATAATGCTTGGTACAATGTTCCATCTACAGAGACAGACCCCTATCTAAGAGAATCAGGAGAATTGGTAGACTTCATTACTGATGAACTAAACTTTTCTCTTGAACATCCTGTTCATATAATTCCTTAGCATAGTTACGATGGGTCGGTAAACCTAATAATAAATGATGGAATAAACATACCAAGACTTATTAATAGTAGATTCAGTGCTACTGGTAGAAATACCTACGAGATTGTTGACAGAAAAGGAAACAATGATACTAATATATATGATTAGGGAGATTAGTTTGATATAGATACTTCTCTATATAAGAGGGTAGTAAAGATACCCAAGATAGAATTTAGAGGGGTACATTCTGGAGGTAACTTAAAAGTCGGAAATTATCACTTCTATTTTAAGTTATCTGATGCTGATGGGAATGAAACAGATTTTGTTGGAGAATCTAGTTTAGTTAGTATATTCATAGGATTTGATGACTACTATGCTGTTCAAACAGGCTAGAAAAATGAAAACAGCTTTAAATAGGCGAGTTTTTAGATGACAAATATAGACTCTTCATATGATTATGTCTACGTTTATTATTCCAGAAGTACTGCAGAAGCAGGAGAAAACTCTCAAACCCAGTATGTTAAGATAGATAAGAAGTTTTTAGTAAATAATGCTGAGATATGTAATATAATAATTACCGGTTTTGAGGACACGATAGAATTATCTTCGTCTGATATAAATCTTAGCTATAATACTGTAGACAGTGTGGTTACTTCCGCAACTTGTCAAAATATGCTGTTTCTAGCTAATGTTCATAAACCTGATATACCGTATAATGAGTTAGCGGACCTCTCTCTAAGATTTCTCCCCTATCTTAAATAGGAAACATATACCGTAGATATAGACTAGGACTATAATGTATCTACTTCTAACAAGGGATACTTAGACCCATTGTTTATATATAACAAAACTGGGTATTGGGGAAAAGAGATATATAGATTCGGAATAGTTTACATATTACCAAATGGTGAACTTTCTCCTGTCTTTAATATTAGAGGAGGTTATAATATTAAGGAATTTGGAAGTTCTGGTACTGAAGAATAGATTGCCTTAGCTGAATCTAACCCTCAATATATAGACAACTAGTATACGAATATACCAGTATATGTAAATAATGGCATCACAGATGAGAGAAACTATGTAAACTACAATGAGGAAACATATACTCTTCTCGGTTATGATGGTGCTGACTCTTATGAGAATATAAAAGGAGTTGTTTCTTTTTCTCCATCTAAAGATACAAACACTATATACTCTGTTGATATTAGAGTAGACGATGCTACAATGTAGGAATTAAAGAAGTATGTAAAAGGTTATTTCTTTGTAAGACAAACTAGAATACCTACTATTTTAGCATAGGGAATCACTATTGGAATAGATAAAGAGTCTAGAACTCCTACAATTCCTACAGCTGACGGATTTTTATCAGAACTATCTGAATCTCTTAGTATGACCCATGTCACAACTAGTGATATTAATGATGTTAACTTTATATCAGAAGGTTTTCTGAATAGATATTCATTTGAGTTTAAAAAGAAATCTTCATCTTTATTTGGAAAGATTTTAAAAGCTGTAGCTATAGGTGTTGGAGTTGTTGCTTTGGCAGCAGCTACGGTATTCACGGCTGGTGCTGCGGCCGCTGTTGTCGGGGGAGCAACTATGGCTGGTGCAGTGACTGCTGGGGCTACTACTCTTGGAACTATTGCGGGTACTATAGCTGGTACTGTAGGATTAAGCGCAGGACTTGGGACAGTTGGAACATTGGCTGTTGGAGCGGGAGCAGTAGGAGCTGCGGCTGGCTTATCAGTAGCAACTGCAGGAGGTATTTAGGAATTAAGATATGGTATTGCATCTATATTTGCCAAGAAAACCTTAAATGGTAGAGCAACTCAAGCACCTTCTGGATATAAAATAGTTGAAACAGAAAGCTCCAGAAAACTTACTTAGGATTTTAGAAGTAGGTTTATTCCGAAGGATTCTGATAGCAATATAGTTGCTGGAATATTGTGTCCAGATTATGAAGTTGGTTAGGCTAGGTATAATTAGATATTTACAGGAAATGAACACCTTGTAGAATTAGCTAATTCCTAGAATATAAACTGCTTGAATGGACATTCATATAATTACTTTACAAACAGTGATAGACATTTCTATGTACCATCTTACTATGATAGAAATGTTAATACTAGCTACTTAGTGAAAATCATTCCAGTCCCAGATAATACTAAATGTGTTGGAGTAGACGATATGCTATTCAGAAGTAGGGCTGGAGAAGCTGAAGAGGCTTGGAGATATGAATGTATAGCAGAGGATTATAAATCAGAGTATTCTAAAAAGAACGATACAGAAGATTCTGAAACTATCTCCAATAAGCAGATAAATACAGATATAATTAGAGGAAGTTTTGGACCTTACTTAGCGTTTAACGATAAGGACAATAAATTTTAGCCAGCAGAAACTGTTAACATTTATATTCCAGGATATTCTACTGCTAATATGTAGAGTTATTTCTACTTAAGAATGATAGATTCTTCTACATTTAATGCTATAACAGAGAGATATGATATATCTGAATCTGATAAGTATCTAATTAATCCTCCAAGTAATATAGTCGGATAGGAAGATAGAAGTTGTGGATACTAGTTTAATGCCTACAGAGGAGATTGTTATTTGTGTCAATTTACTCACAGGGTAAATAGGAACTTTAACGACCCTTCTGCTCCATACAATGATGAAATTGTAGATGAGAATACTTGGAAGGAAAATTATGACCCTAATAATACTGAAAAATATGAGCAGATAAACCTTGGAGACGTGAATGCTATTCAGCTAGGAATGTGGGTAACATTTAAAGTTAGATCTTCTAATAACTTAAATATTCGCACATTAGACGCTTCAAATGTAGATGAAACGGCAATGTGTGGACATCCTAGAGGGTATTATCCATATCTTCCAATGAGTACAGAGGGAACGTACAAACATCCAGAATCTTAGGTATATAATAAAGGTTTTACTAAATCTCTAAGTGAAAGATGGAACTTTGAGCTTCCAGATGTTCCTTATATTAAGAATTGGTTCGGAACTAGAATTATGTATTCTGATATTCATGTTAATGATGCCTATAAAAATGGATTTAGAGTATTCTAGGGAACACATTATAGGGATTATACTCGTGAGTATGGAGAAATAGTTAAATTAGTTTCGCTTGAATCAAATCTTCTTTGTGTGTTTGAACATGGGGTTGCACTAATACCGGTCAATGAAAGAGCAGTTGCGGGAGAAGGAGCTGGGGGAAATATCTATATAAACACCTCTAACGTGCTTCCAGAGAACCCAAAAATTATTTCTGATATGTTTGGTAGTCAGTGGCCTGAAAGTATCTTAAAAGTCCCAGGAAAGACTGGAGATTCTGCGCAATATGTTTACGGAGTTGATACTGTTGCCAAGAAGATTTGGCGCACTGACGGTAATACTCTTACTTGTATTTCTGACTTTAGAGCACAAGAATTTCTGAATAAGAATATTACTCTAGGAGAAAGAGAACTTACTCCCAAAATAGGTATTAGAAATGTGAAAACAGTATATAATGCTTTCAAGAGAGATGTGTTATTCACCTTCTATGACAATACATATGGATTTGAAGAGAAGGTTTGGAACTTATGTTGGAATGAGTTGCTTCAGAAATTTATCACTTTCTACAGTTGGGTTCCCAGTTATATGGAAAACATAAATAATATGCCATTTTCGTTTGATAGAAATACATCTAAATGGATAGCGAAACTCGGTACAAGTCATACAGAAAGTTCATTTGCTGATGGTATCACTTTATCAAATGTTATCATAGAGAATCTTGAAGATAAGAATGGAGAAGTAGTAACTAATTTTAGAGTTCCAGTCTCGTATATAAATAAGAGGGGAGAATGGGTAACTACTAACTATAGTATTGCCAATGATAATAAGAGCAGAAAGAAGTACATAGGAGTATTATCTCTAAGTAATAGAATACTTCCAGATTCTTAGTTACATTACTAGATATCTTATTCATTATAGAGGGATTAGTATGGAAATTATAAAAAATTTGAAATAGTACCATTGAACTGTGGAGATAGTGTAGGTGGTATATATCTTCCAGACGATGCTATGTTCGCTGGAGCCTTTATGCCTCTTTACTGCCTTAAATTTAAAGAGGGAGGAGATGAATATACTCCAGTATTCTATAAAGATGGTCAGGAGCTTACTTAGGTATCTGATGGCGCTGGTGATACATTCTATACTTATTAGCCCTTGTATACATCAAAGGCTTTATTGTCAGAGCTTTATTATCGAAATAAGGCTAAACACGTATATGCTGATTATGATACTAATAAGATAAAGCTTGGAGACACAGTTGATGACTAGACATTAGAGATACAAGATATGTTAGAATATCCAATATTCAAGGATATAACAGGAAAGCGTCCTACTCTTCCGAGAGAAGAGATGCTTAATGCGGATAAAATTGTAACACTATTGAATATTAAAGCAACTATATCTATTGTCGATGATTATAATGCTTCTAAATTAAGTGATGCATATTATAATATGAAGGCAGGATTTTAGTCTGGAACATCTCTAATTGATGGTGGTTACTATGAGTCTGTTGTTGGTATAGCTCCTAGATGGAATTTACAATTCTTGTCTACGGATTTTTGGAAGCATGGACAGGCCGGATTAATTGACATAGCTGATGATATATATCCTACATATTGGTATGGAAAGCAACATCCATTTGAGTTTGAGTGTGTAGTAGTTAATGACCCTTCAATACATAAGATATTTACAAATCTGGAGATTGTTGCTAATAAGGCTAAACCTGAGTCTTTTCATTATGAAATAATTGGAGAGACTTACGATTTTGCAAAGGACAAGGTAAATATGTATTTTAGACAGGAAGCTATGAAGGCATTATGGCAATACAATGGTGCGGATATTTCTTATGATAGAAACTTCTTAAAGGTTTAGCCTAGACAATAGCCTAAATCTGCGGACTTCCCTCATAAATATTATACCAGATAGGACACAATTAATGAGATAGAGGATTATTATATTCACGTAACATATCCAGAATCTCATGATTATCGCCATTTGTCAGGAGCAGAGGTCGTATACTATCCAAATAGATAGGAATATAGAATATGGAATCATGCAATGGCCGTAAGCTTAGATGATTTAAGTCAAGACGATTCTAGGTCTATTATTGCTGCTAACTGTCAGTACTTAGAAGACAGATGGAAAGTTACAATTAATCCTATCCTAGTATGCTACAAGAATGAGTATTAGAGAAAATTCTCTGGAGCTTTAATATAGCCACAAAATTCTACTTGGGCTAAGGCTAAGGATAGTTCACAAATGCTTCCAACATTACCTATCTATAATTCTCCAATCCCAGATTAGGTACTGTCTGCTGGTGGTATAGATTTCCCAGGAAATGATGTAAATCATCCAGAGTGGGGAGAAGATAATGCTCTGTATAATCTATACGATTTATCTGGATATAATTCTGGAGGAGATTGGAAACCATTAGACTTAACTAACTGGTTAGATGATGTAAATGTTTACAAATATAATTTTGGAGAGGCTTAGAATAGAAAAGAAATAGATGTCAAGGATAAATTCTTAAAGGTGAGAATCAGATATTCCGGAGAGGAATTGGCAGTTATAGATTTCTTAAATACTGTATATAGAATTAGTTATGCTTAATAAGAATATAAATAAAGTCAGAAGAATAGCGAAAGCCCGCTTTGGGCTTTCCATTCCTTCTGGGAATCCATATATGACCACAAATGGGCTAGCCATTCCTGGAAATAGTATTACCTAGTAGAATCTACTAGGCACAGATTATGGTGCTGAATTTAGGAATAGAGCTGAGCAAATAATGGCTCCTACTAATAATCTTATAGATTTCAATGCCAAAATGGGAGACCTATTTAGTTTAAAGTTATAGAATGATAGAAATACTTCTAGAGCAATAGCATAGATGAATACCAATGGAATTACTACACCTAAAAGTACATCTCCATCTTTGTAGCAATCATTCTAGAGATTGGGAGGTTGGAATACAGCAAGCTAGGCTGTTGATTTGGCTAATAGCTTATTATTTTCTAAGTAGTATTCAGAAGATTCTGCGATTACTACTGGTTTAAATAATCTTTGGAATACTGGGGCGAAAATAGTTTCTACTGTTAATCCTCTATTTGGTTTTGCAATGGAAGCAGGTAGTCTAGTTGCTAATACAGCCAGATCTTTAGGTACTGGAACTGATTAGCAAACTGATTTTGATAAGTTTGGAGATAGCACTATTGGACAATTATCAGGAATAGGATTAATCAACGGAATGTTTGGTAAGAAAACTAGAGATTTTTCGGCAAACAAAGCAACTATCGAACAAGTGGGAGGTTCTTATGGAGGTACTGTTCGAAACATAAATGAAGCCTCAGAAAAGGCAGGAAAGAAGTATGGACTATTTAGTAGCGGAAAGAGAAAACAAGCTAATAGGTTTATTGATAGAACAGAATCCTAGCAATCTACTATGACAAATATCGCCAAAGATGCGTCAGACTTATCCTCTATAGCTGCTAATATGTCTGACCTTAATCATATACAATATGGATTTAATCTCAATGGGGGTTATGATTAGAGATATATGAGAGCAGCCAAATTTGGAGCTAAATTAAAGAGAGTTAAAAGAATAAACTTCCATAAATAGGGAGGAGAAATAGTTGGAGCTATAAACCTAGATAATTGGCAACCAGTTATTACAGAAGCCGTTGAACAATTTGAAAATTGGGGAGAGCTAGAATGGACTCCAGTTATAACTGAGTATAAGCAAGGGGGAAAATCTGAAGAATCATCTAAAAAAGAATCTGAACTGGAGGAAACTAATTAGAAAAATATAATTCCAGAAGGAGCACTTCACGCACATAAGCATCACATGGAGAATGCTGATAATCTAACTAAAAAAGGAATCCCAGTGGTAGATAATGATGGAGAGCAATAGGCTGAAATTGAAAAAAATGAAATAATATTTACTCTAGAGGTTACTAAGAGATTAGAAGAACTTTATTCCAAATATCAAGACTATGAATATTCCTAGAAGGAGAAAGATGAAGTAGCAATAGAAGCCGGAAAATTACTAGTAGAAGAAATATTATTTAATACTGATGATAGGACCGGACTAATTAATACATTATAGAAAGGAGGAAAGATAAATGGAATTGAGTGATTTGTTAGTATCATATAAAAGAGTTGACGCTCCTAGATTTACTCCTTCTATTCCTATTATTGAATAGTTTCCCTCATATCAAACTCCTATAGACAAGGAGACTAACACCCCATCAGTGTCCATCCAGGCAAAACCAACAACTAGTTATTCTATAACTTCGGTTCAGGTACCTGGATTTAAAGCAAAATGGACTAGCCCTTACAGGGACAGAAATAAATGGGTATCTGACCTAACTTAGGCATATAGAAGAGCTGGAATAACAAATGATAATGCCTTAAGGATGCTAATAGCTCAAGATGCTTTAGAGTCAGCATGGGGACGTTCTGCACAAGGTAAATTCAATTTTGGTAATCTAACTACTGGAGCTAAATGGAAAGGCAATTATGTGACTGGTAATGATAAAAACGCCAAGGGTTAGGCTATTAAATAGAAATTTAGGTCTTATAACTCTATGGATGAGTATGCAGCAGATAAGATACAATTCTTAAAGAGACTATATGACTTTAATGAGAATGATGATATTAATAAGTTCACTGCCAAACTTACTGGTTCTAATAAAGGTAAGAGAAGATATGCAGAAGCTACTAATTATGCAGATTCATTAACTAAAGTATTTAATAGCTTTAAGAAAGGAGGAGTTATTAAAGCATAGACAGGAACTATAATGCCCGATAATACTAGAGTAGTCCGACCTACTATCTAGGAGAAGATATAGAGAACTTATCCTATATAGTAGTAGCCTTAGTTTGTTTAGGACAATAGGAGTGGTTGGAAAAGGTAGTAGTCTTATGATAAGGCGTAGGCTGTTTATAATCAGTATATGCAAGATAAAAAGACAGAGGAAGGCTTGCGTAATCTAAATGGATTTCTTACTTTTACAGACTATGCTACTATAGGACTAGGTGCTGGTAGTTTATTAACCAAAGGTTTAAAATGGGCAGGAAAGAAAGCTATTGGATAGGTTTCAAAGAATGCTGCAAAAGACTAGTTACAAAAAGTTAAAATAGGAGATTTATTATCTTCTGGGTAATCTTTACCTAGCAGAAAATTGGAACTTCCGCAATATGCGATTCCAAATTCTCCTATGAATCCTATTGATTTACATAGTGATAGGTTAATAAAAGGCGGATTCGACCGCATTCCTGGAATGGTAGGCAATAAAAAGCATCACCAAACAGGGGCATTCTTTTGGCCTTATAAAGCCAAATCACAGTTCTATGACATATATTATTATGATAGAATGCCATAGGAAACAATAGATAAAATAGTAGAAGATTTTGCAACCGCTGTTCAAAATGTAGATGTGCCAGTTAATGAATGGTATTAGTTTGCTAAGGAACAAGCCACTAAACATGGAGCATTTGCTACTGCTGGAACTGGTAACGTTTATATTGGTAAAGATGGACTAAGAAAAATTTTTAATGATTATGGAGGTCGGAATATAGATAGGACTATTAGCCACGAGATAGACCACGCTCTTCATATTCCGGCAGAATCTTCACAAGGATTTGATCTAGAATACTTACGCAAATCTACTCCATCTCAACCTAGCTATTTTATAGGAAATAATAATAGCGAGTTAGCCGCAAGAGGGACTTAGATTAAAGATTATTTTGGACTAGATTCTCCTGATCAGGAGATTACAGAAGATATGTTGAGATATGCAGCATAGAATTATGTGCGAGATACTGGGATGGATAACAATATGACATAGTTTTTTAATTCTATAACAGATTGGAAAGAAGCTGCCAAATGGCTGTCTAAATATGCTACTATGGCAGGAATACCTATAACTATAAATAAAGCGAATAAATAATTATGATTACGGCAGAACACAGTGCAACTGGCATAAATACAATGTTGGATAAGTACAATTTATCAAAAGAAGAATTTTGGAAAGCCCCCGAAAAATTTCTTGATAGTATCGAAGATAAAGTTGTACGAATTATGATAGAAGCAGCTATATAGTTATATTAATATATTTAAATTTTAAAAAATGGAGCAAGTTAAAGTTAATGTAGGGAATAAGTCTTATATATGTGATTTATTAAAATCTGAGGAGGATAAAAGACGAGGGCTTATGAATATAGATTATCTTCCCCCGGATAGAGGAGCCTTATTTGTCTGGGACGATGAAGATACAAGAGAAATGTGGATGAAAGATACCAAAATTCCTTTAGACTAGATAGCTATTAATGACGATGATGAGGTGGTACTGGTATATAAAGCTCAACCAGAAGACGAGACTTTAGTTCCGTTTATGAACACAAAGTATATTCTAGAAGTCAATCAAGATTCTGGAATTGTGGAGGGAGATGAGTTTGAAATAGACGATTCTGATGATTTAGATAAATATGTAATGAAAGTACTTGCCCCAGATGGTAGTACTTAGATGCATCTTTAGGGAGGAGAAAGAATTGTTAGTAGAAAAGAAACTAGAACTCTAATTCGCAAAGCTAAAAAGGCTTATGAGAATAAGAACAAAGATTATGATAGATATTGTAAATCTTTAGGAAAATATATTTTCAAAGTAATAAAGGGACAAAATACCCGCCCTCCAGAATACGTCGAAGTTCCAGAAGGAAAGGATAAAAATTCTGACGATAAAAATTCATAATATACACATCGTATCAAAATTTCTTGGTTATGCAGATATTAATATGTAGTATTGAAGTACATAAGATAGATAGATAATTAGTGCATTAATTACATTTTAAATTTTTTATTTATGAAATTAGGAAATAAGTTTTAGGCAGGAGGACCAATGCCTGCAGGAGCACCTGCTCAAGCACCTCAAGGTGGTGAAGATCCAACAGCTATGTTGCTGCAAGGAGCATAGCAAGCTGTTCAAGGACAAGATTGCGAAATGGCTATGCAAGTATGTCAGATGTTAATCGAAGCATTGGGAGGTGGAGGTAGTCCACAAGAAGCTGCCCCACAGGAAGCTGCCCCAGCTCCAGCAGAAGGGGAACCTGTTTACCGTAGAGGCGGTCGTTTAGTGAGACGTATAAACGCTTAACAAATTTAACACGTAGGGGTATATCTAAAATTTAATTAGGTGTACCCCTTTCTTTTAATATATAAGTTATGGCAGACGAAAAAGGAACTTAGAAACCAAAGGAAAGAGTTAAGTATAAGTTTGGACAAAATGATATTGACCTAACTAATTATATACATAACTTGGGAACTAATGTCTAGTCATATCTAAATTCCAAGAATTGGAATGAAGGCTAGAAACAGGAGTTCATGAATGCATATAACAGATACTTAACTGGATTGCAAGATTAGCTTGCAAATAATACTAATAGATTTACTACTGACGACTTTGGTTCGATTATTGATTCTACTGGAGCGTTAAGTAATACCGACAATGATGATATAGACCCAGTTGGTTCTGAATACTATTATGATAATAAAGGTAATCGTATTACTACTGACGATTTTAACTTATTGAAGAAACAAAAATAGAAAAATTATAATACATTTTCTGCTAATAGAGAAGTTGCTACGTACTTTAATACTATAGGTAACGCTTAGAAAGGTATGGAAACTCCTAAAGAAAAAGTTCAAGATGCATTTAATCTATCTAAACATGGATTTTTAGCTGATTGGACTACAGCAAATAACCCTGCAGGAGGAGATTTCAACTTGGACCCATATCTAGAAAAAGATGCTATGGATGAAACAACTGGAAAAAGAGGAACATCTAATAGAGCTGCATATTTAAAGGAATAGATAGAGAATTATATTAATAATATAGGGGAATACGACTTTTCGTCTTCTCCATTCAAAAATAGAGATACATATATTTCTAGACTTCGTGCAGCTGCATAGAACTTAGAAAATGGATATAACTCAGAGGATGTTATAGCGCTTAACTAGGCTGGAATAGGAAATGAGTTTTTGAGTAAATTCTTTGCCACAGGTGCAGAGTAGAAGAAAACCGAAGCACAATAGGCTGCAGAAGATCTAATGAAAATACAATAGCAGCAACAAGACCAAAAGATAATAGACAGGAGAAATTAGTTATAGTACGAGGCTGATAGAGATAAGTTTTTTTCATAGTATTAGGCTTCAAACCCATTTTAGAGTAGAGAGCCTTCTATACCTTTACCTTTATCCTATACTAGGTAGGCAGTAGAAGAAGCTGCAATTAAGAAGTTTAATGCTGACCCAAATAATAAAGAAGCTGTTAGAGAGGCTATACGGTAGTATATAAATATTCCTTAGCTTAGTAAATTTATAAGAGGTAAGAGCAATTTAATATTGCAAGATGGTACGGACATTACAGCATAGCATATAACTAATAACTTAGACCTAGCAGCCTAGGCTGACCTATTTATAAATCCAATGTATTTAGATGAACAGGGAAAGAGCATTTTGCCGAATGGATATTATGTATTGCCGGGGTCAGAAGACTATGATAATTGGACCTATATAGCTTACAATCCTAACACTAGACAATATCAAGAGTAGTCTATGCTATTAAATGACGAGTTAAAGAAAAGAATGGCATACTCTAAATATGACAAGAGAAACAAAAAGTCTAATGAAGCTCAAAAACATTAGCTTGGGGGAACTTTCAAAGATATGGAGAGTAGACGAAACAAGGCATAGGAAGAAAAATAGAAAGTTGAGTAGAAATCTTACGCTACTGGAAGAACTAAGGAATAGATAGAAAGTGACTAGGCTCCACATACAGAATGGTCGAAAGCAGACCTTCTTAGATTAGGGGCTATAGGAGGTGACGTAGCTAGCTTAATAGCTAGTATGACTGGTGTAGGATCAGTAGCTTCTGCTGGTATAGGAATGGCCTCTACTGCAGCAAACTAGGCTGCAGATATGGCAGAAGGAATGGGATTTTTAGAATCCTTAGGAAACAATGCTGTAAGTTACGGTCTAGATGCCCTATCTCTAATACCTTTTGCTAGAGCTGCTAAGATTCCAAAGACTATTAAAGCGATCGCTGGATTTGCTCCTAAATTAATGGCAATTATAAGTACAGCACAGGGTATATCAAATGCTCCAGAAATTACCAAGTCATTAAGCAAGTTAAATAGTTCAGAATCACTAACAGTAGAGGATTGGAGAAATATTGCTAATGGAATTTAGATAGTATTAGGAGGTACCGCTGCTACTCATAGAGCGTCTAAGGCTAAATCTCATGTTGATGCTGCTAGGACCAATGATGAATGGTTAAAGACTGAACAAGGATATAGAAGAATATCCGAACAGGATATGAAAAAACTTAGAGAGGCAGCTACTATTAAAGAATAGAATACCATTCTTAGTCCTTACAACGTAACGCTAGCTGAAAGTAGGAAAAGATTTGGCTTAGGAAAAGGTAAAGGGAAAGCAGATATAACTTCTGAAAACTATTACTATGACTTTGACAAACCAGTAACTACTTATTCTGGAGATCTTCCTATATAGCATACGTTTGGTCCTGGAGAAAAATGGCTAGGAACTAGAAATATACCCCCATTAAGAATTCCAGCAGTTAGAGATGCCTACAATAGAGTTATTCATCCACAAGCATACAACAGAGCTAAAGGTAAAGCAACTGAAGGTAATAAATAGAGAAGTACGTTTGATATTAGCAAATTAAGAGAACTTAGTTCTCAAACTGGAAAACTTACTTCTTAGGAAATAGCTACTATTAATAGATAGAGAGTTAAATCGGGAAAAGGAAAGCTTACTGAATAGGAAATATAGACTCTAAATGAAAGACGTTAGAATAGGGCTAGTGATGGTACTGATAATTCATTCCAAGCACGCTTATAGAGATATAAGGATGCTAAGAGAGAAGGAAAGTTTACTTCTGTAGAAGATGACATTAAGAGAGCTAAGGATGAATTGGCAGAGGCTACCAGATAGCAAAGACTTGCCGTACCAACAGGGCGGGGAGAAATAGTATCGCCTGATGCTAATTAGGCTAGATTCATTATGGGATTCTCCCGTGCTGTTCCTACCGTTAATCCATCTAGACCTCCTATATCTAATCCTCCAGCTATTATACCAAAATAGTAGGTTAGGATTGAACAACCTCAATAGCCTCCATTCAACTATGACAGAATTAGAGAGGGCTTAGCTAGAGCTGAAAGAGAGAGACTTGGAAAGGATATTGGAGAATAGAGATTATAGAGAGCTATAGAAGCTAACCCAGAAAGGAGTGCAAGACTTCAATCTGAGGAAGCATATAGAAATGTTAGATAGGCGTTCAATCTATATGGAGCACCGTAGTATAAAAGACCTCTCACAGGGACAGCTTATAAAACTAAATAGGATATGTATAATAGACTGTTTAACTAGAGAAGATACGACGTTATTGAAGCTTTCAGAAATAGAGAACTTCCTCATAGGCAATCTAACAAGAAAAAGAAAACATCAAGGGATGATAGAAGAACTGTTAAACGTGAAGATGGTGGTACTCTAGATCTTGTTAGAGTAAGAAAATTTCAAAACTCTGGAAAATTCCCAGAGTGGTATTCCAAACTTTATAAATTTTAGAATTTAACTGGTTGGAATAATTAGTTGAATTAGTCATTAGCCGGACCGACTATTACTAATGAGAATGCTGGGCATTATAGAGCTGGGGATTTGAATGAGGCTTATACTAAAAATAATTCTTATACTTCTAATCCAAATCTAGTAGGATAGGACTTACAATCATATTATGATTCTTCTTTTAAGGGAAAATCTCTAGATGATTACGTAAGCGCCTACAATGCTAATGCAGCTAAAATTAGAGGATATTGGGACTAGGAAAGAACATATAAGCAGTCTGGAGCTTAGGAGCATAATAGACTATTTAAGAATATGTTTGGAAATAGAAGTGATAACTCTAATAATGTATGGAATATTGGTTATGACTCTAATTTGGAGGATATTGTTGGCTCATCTACCTGGCTGAGAAGAATGGATAGGTATGAGAAAGAATTTGATAATTTGTCCAACGAGGAAAAGAAATCAAGAATCCATAAAATAGATTTAGGAAATGGAAATTATGGATATGTCTACAAGAAAGCCAATGGAGATATAGCGGTATGGAATCAACCAGTAACTCCTTCAACTTCCACGAATCCTGCTGATAGTTAGACTACTTCTACTGTAACCTCAGTAATACAACCTTCTCAAGAACCTAGTGATAACAAACAGAATAAATCGTTCTTTAGTAATATTAATCCCACTATAGCTTATGGATTACCAAGAGCGGTATATACTGATAGAATGAATAGGAGAATTACTGATTTAGCTAAAGAATCTGTAGTTCCACTATTGAAAGACCCATTCGAAGTACATCGTTATACTAGAAGCGATTTAGATGCAGAAATGCAAGGAGAGCGTAACTATGCTAATCTTAGAAGATTAGCTAGTAGACCTATAACTTCTGATGGAAGTTTACAAACTGCAACATAGTTGCAGGCTGAGGTTTAGGGACAAGAAGCTAGAACTGCTGGAAAAGAGAAGAGTAATTAGGTTCAAAGATAGTATGATGAACTAGCTTGGTAGCAGGAGAAAGAAAACGCTGCTAACAGACATGAAACTGCTATGTTTAACAGAGCACAGTTATGGAATGCTGATAAAGTTAAAAGTGTCTTTGAACAAGCTTATTTATCTAAAAAATATAATGTCTGGGATGTATTCGGACAATAGTTAGAATATGATGCAAGAACGAAGTAGAAAGAGAATAAGGCTTTGGCTGATAATTTTGCTAGATCTGATATTCATAATGCTATTAGTTATGCTCCAAATGATTACGGAGCTAACTTGACTCCCGATGAATTAACTGTATGGAATAAAGTCTTATCTGGAACTAATCCTTCTAGTCTGTCATCTCAAGAATTTAATTCTTATAAACTAGCAGCCTAGAAAGTTTCTAGAGTGGAAACTGAGCAATTAAGATAGTATTACAATGTTCCTAATACTAGATGGTCTGGAAAGACTCCTAGCACTCCTTGGTCTCCTACAATGTCTAAAGCAATATCTGCTAAGAATGGAGCTAAAATAGCTGTTGCTGGAATAGAAGCAAAGACTGCTGATGCGGAGAGGTTTTAGAAACAAATAAAAGAATGTATAGATAGAAATGAGAAAGCCATAGATAGATTATCTAAGAGTTTATATGGACTTATAAAAGCTTCAATGATAAAATGATACTGAAACTATAGCAAGGGGGGAATGCCCTTCCCCCTCTTGTTTCTTATCAGCCAGTAACAGTTACTGGTGGGGCAACTGCTGGAGCTTCTGTAGCAGCTCCTAGCGATAATCAAGAGACAACTGATTTAACTGACAAGGACCTATTAAAAATGCTTGAAAAGTTAGATGGACTTCCTAGTGATATGGCTGTATTAACTTAGACTCTCTAGAACTTTTATATAGACTAGCAATACAGTCCATTCCCAAGTACTTCTAACATAGCATCTAGATACTTGTAGGCTTTAAATCAAATGAAGATAGCAAACTTTAACAGAAAGGAATATGATGATGCCTTTTCTACTGTTGATAAAAACGGAGGAATAAATGAATTTGCTGTAACAGATAGAGGATAGTTATTCTGCATGAATGATGAAGGGGACTTTAAATTATTTTCTCTGGAATAGCTTAAAGAGAATCCTGACTATCAGCCGTTAACTAATTCGGAGTTATTATACTATAGAGCGTAGTCTCCTCAATTAGCCAACAATAATGAACTACTAAAGGTAGTAAAAAATGGTATAGGAATAGAATCTGTTACTAAAATGATATAGGATAGCATAGGAAACCTAGGAACTACTTCTGAATCAAATGAAGGCTTTGTCAGAACTCAAGCATCATAGCTTATTAATGGTTTACAAGAGTTCATGAATGCATAGCAACAATCTGGCAATTATAATGCTACCGTAGATAATTTGTACAAAGGAAAATTCTTAACTAAGAGCCAAGCTATGTAGGCACAGGCTGCTCTTAATTATATATATACAACTCTTCCAGCTAATGCCAAGACTTTACTAAAGACTAAAACGTAGAATGGAACTGATGCAGAAGCTGTTTAGCTAGTGTAGACATTAATTAACTCTAAACTAAGTTCAACCGCAGACTTCTCTCTAGATTTAGATGACCCAAGTTCTAGTTCCAAAAATAAAAATGGTGCTGGAGACGGTCTTGATGCTGATTTAGTTACACTAATTTAGGCTAGTCATGGAGGTCACGATACTGTCTACCAATTAAATAATAAGTCAGGAATAGGAATGACTGTTTAGGGAACTGCATATGAGTAGGTAAAGGACACTAAAGGAAATCATATAGGAAGAACGTCAATGGAGAATTTATTGAACGAATCTGGATTACGTTCTATTATCAATGCTGATAACGGAGTGTACTTTGGCAATCAAAAAGTTGATTTAGATTCATTGTTAAATATCACATATGACGGAAAGGGATTACTAAGAGTAAATCTTCCTGTACGCTCTGATGGTTCTCCTAATTTTTCTTTATTAGAGGAGTATTCAAAAGCATAGGCAGAATTTCTACTTAGTTCCCATACTAATGAAGACAGATTAAAGATTTTTGGTGATACTGAAAAGTATCCTAACTTAAACTCTTTAATTACACCTACTGGTGAATTAGACTAGTCTAAATTTGCTCCATTTATAGTAGCTTCTGGTATGACTACAGACGGAATGGTAGAGATTGATAAGAAAAATAAATTCCTTACTGAAGTTAAATAGTCTCCAGAATTGGTTTAGCAATTGAAGACTAGCTTAGCAGTTGGCACTGGAGATAAAACACAATATCCAGATATTGATGAATATGATTGGACAGAATGGTTAATGCCAGAATTTATAAATGGTTATGACCACATCTTTAAGGGAAATATATACATCCCATTAAATATGAATAAGATGGCAGCAGCTTTGGGAGGAAATCAAAATATTGATACAACTACTGGACAGATATTAGAGAAAGAATACCAAAGAAGAGACGTGACTTTCTAGAAAGCCGACCCTTCATTACTATTAAATAATTAAGTATGTTTGAAAACGATTGGATATTATCAAGCTTAAGTAATCCTACCTTAGATATAGATGATTTAGTTTCAATTGGAGGTTTAAATACTAAAAATACTCAATTTCTAAGCAAGGATTAGTATTTAAAATCAAACTTTATTAAGGATAATTCAGCATTTAAGGATGCTAATGGACAATTCTCTAAAGAAAAGTTTGACAGATTTTATGAAATGCAAGCATCCAGATGGAGAGATTTTTAGAATAATGAATTTCCAACTGGAATAGAATTAGATGCCTTTGATACTGCTAGCAATAGAGCTAATGCTAAGGTCAAAGAAAATAACTTTACATTAGGACCAAACTATAACCCTGATAGAGTTTAGATTGGTGTAGAAGGTTGGAGAACTACAAGTAAAAGAACTAAGTCTGAATAGGAAATAGCTCAATCTTAGAGAATATTCAATCCAGAGACAGGAAAGTTTGAAGATTCTACTCCAGAGGATTACGCTTTATTTAGTAGTCCAGCAAAGTGGATAAAGAACCTATTCTCAGAACCTTTGGTACTTGCTCAATACGAAAAGGATGAAGTAGATGAGCAAGGAAATAAACATAAAAAGGGTGAATATAAATTAAATCCGGAAGGAACCTATTATTACGAGAAACTAAATGGTCGTTCTCCAATAGGCAAAACTGTTTTGTCCGCAGCTGATATTCTAACTAAAGAAGATTCAGCTCTTAACAAAATAGACTTCATGGATTCTGACGATTTGGAAAAAAGTGCGACTGGAGTAATTGCTAAAAATATCGCATTAATAGCGCCTATGTTTACTCCAGCAGCCCCTTACTATTATAAAGCTATAGTTGCTAAAGAACTTACTAAGACTCTTCCTATGCTTCATAGCGTTGCAACTAACCTATTTGGGTCTGGAGACCACGAAACTCCAGGATGGATGAACAAGCTGGCTGCAAAAGGAGAGACATTATCTACTTCTACCTCTACGTGGAGTAAAGAGCACACATTTTCTTTTGAGAATTTAGCAAATTTAATTTCTGATGTTGCACTACAATGGGGATAGCAGAAATAGATAGCTAAAGCTGTAAATTGGTTCGGAGATAAGAAAGCTCTGAAGAAAGCTGAAGATTAGGCATTCCAATTTTACAAGTCTAAAGTAGGAGGAAGTTTAAAAGGTTTAGAGGCTCCTACTGATGAACTATGGAAATAGTCTACTCTAGGATAGCTATGCATGAAAAAGTATTACGACCCAGTATTGGAAACAATGAAAAAGAAATAGAGGCTTGGAGCTGATTTAGCACTAGCATATATGGCTTTAATCTCTAATACTGATGTTTATGCAGATATGCTTGAAAGAGGTGCTACTAAAAAAGAAGCTGCTTGGGTAGCTTTAGGAAGTACTGCGGCTATGTTTAGTGTAGACAAATTCGCACACTTAGGAGAAGTGTTCTATGATGACCTTACGGCAGAATCTATTAAACAAGGACGTTAGGCTGTTAAGAAAGAGCTTAAAGAAGCTTTTGATGAAATATATAAAGCCGGAACTAAAGAAAGTCCAGGTAATTGGTTTAGAAAAGGTGCTACATTTGGAAAGCGAGCTGCTGAGACATTTGTTGAAAATTTAAAAGACCACAATTTGGGAGGAGTTGGTAAAGCTCTTGGAGAGGGTCTTGAAGAGGTTAGTGAGGAATTAGTAACTGACCTTACTAAGGCTACCTATTCTCTACTTGGAGACTTAGGTCTATATGATAAGAGCGTTAAAGATACTGGAGCATTTGAGAATATGCTTGAAAGATACTCTATGTCTCTTATTGGAGGTGCTATCGGTGGAGGTTTGTTTTACGGAGTTGAGAAGTACAAGGGCTTCAATAAAACTAGAGACAAAGATTTAGTGGCTCTTATTAATGATGGCAGAGCTTAGGAATTAAGAAACCTTGTTAAGAGTTATGTGTCTAAAGGTCGCGCAGGAAATACTAAGATTTCTGGATTACAGTATTCTTAGGATGAAGCTGGAAACATAACATGGTTGAGCACTGATAAAAGTGAAGAATCTCAAAACCAATAGGTAGGTAACAGAGTTCTAGAAAAAATTAATTCTCTGGAAGCTGCTATAGTAGGAAGTGGAACTAAGCTTAACTAGGACTAGCTATTTGACAAAATGGTTTTATAGGAAGCTAGATATTAGGGATACAAAAATGCTTCTCATGTAACTGGATACTATTAGGAGTTTTCTAAACTTCAGAACTAGTTATTACAAGCTAAGGAAGCATACAATAAAGCGGCTGACACGGCTGATGGAACCCTAGAAGGTAGAATAACTGACTCTCCTACGGATGCAGAGAAGTAGGCTAAGGTTACAAACCTACAGAATTTCTAGAATGCTGTAGATAATGCCTAGAAGAGAATAAATGACTTTTTATCAGGAGATACCTCGTTAGATTATACTAGAAAGTTAAATTTTGCGTTAGACCCTGTTCTTAACTCAGCATTTCTTGGATTAAATAGGACTTAGTGGTTACTTAATAAGATAGACCCCAATAAGGAGTTCACCATTAAGGAATAGATGGAATTAAACGATTAGTGGAATGACCATGTTAAGGATGTTATGCTTAAAGACTTAGACAAAGCATTCTTAGCATATAAGGCTTTAGAGAAGGCAGTATCTCCTCAGATGCTAGCTTAGTAGGATTATGCTAACTAGTATAAAGGAATATTTAACTCTTTAAAATAGCTTTATGACAAGGAGGATTTATCTCTAGACAAATACTTAAACGCTAAGCCCTTCTACACTATGGATTCTAGACTTATGGACTAGAATGGAATAGAAGAATCTGAAGAAGAGTATAACGCTAGAAATAATACAACTACTCCAGACGAGGTTTAGAAATATTACTAGAGGCAACAAAGAGTATTTGATTTAAATAATTAGATACTAGCTGATTATATACAACAATTCGACGATATACTTAGACCTATCAATTATTCTATAGATAGCTCTACTAACAGAACTATAATGTAGAATATTCGCTATAGACTTAAGGATATTATTAGAAGAGAGATGTAGTATCCATTTATTGATTAGGGCAGTAAATTTGATTCCTCTCCTTATAGAACAATATTACAGGATTTAAAAGAGGACCTATCTAACATTGATGACATACAAGAGAGACTACAAGATAAGCATTATTCTCTAGTCAAAGAGTAGGCAAATAGTTTAGTTACTTTGTTGAGTGATACTATTCCGAGTCTACAAACTTTAATGTCTGTAGACTCTGCTGTTTCTTCCAAATCTATAAAGGAAATAGTTAATAAAATTAATGCTACTAATCTAGAAAATAAAGAGGACTTGGTAAATAATATACTAAGTGCCAAAGAAAAATATGATAATGCTGAAACCGATGAAGAAACCGAAGCAGCTAAGCTAGAACTGTATAATATTATTCCATTAGAATTTAAAACTAAATCTCAGACAATTAAAGATATTTTAAATAATTTTAGCGGTTATGCTGGATAGGAATTTGCGTTAAAGGAGGGACAGGCTGTAGGTGATATATTAACTATAGACGATTTAACTAAAGGTCTTAGTGATCCAGAATCTGCAATCTATTAGTACTTTGCTGCAAAATCTTCTGCTCTACCAGAAGTATTGAGTGCGGCATTGTAGGCAACTCCTATAAAATTTGGAAGAGATTCTAAACTTAAATTACTTACTAATAACGCTAGTGATCCAAGAGAAACTTCTGGAGAAGTAGTAAAGAGGTAGATAGCTACCCTGACTAGATATACTAATACTCTAGCTAGTAGGATATAGAAAAATCCAGTCTATTCCTTCTATAATAAACTGAAAGTCAATTCTCATAGTCCTTTAGAAACTATCTTATCTTCTATAACAAAAGAAATGTCTGATAGTCAGGAAGAAATATTTAACATGAATTATATACTAGATTAGGTATATAAGGATTATGTGTCAGCTGACAAGGTAGATGCATTTGAGTTAAATGATACCTAGGCTAAATAGTTAAAGAATGCGCAAAAGGCTTTGGAATTACTTCAAGCATATATTTATTCTGCCTCCACTTCTCCAACTGGGGTTAATTATTTTGGACAGAATAAATAGATAAACGAATTTGCAAATTCCCATAGAGCAGAATTGACTAGGGAATGGGAACCTCTTCCAGAGATAAGTTAGGAGTATGCTTAGGTATTATAGGATGAAGTTAATAATCTTAATACTGAAATAGAGTTATGGAAACGAATCTCTGAAAATAACAGTATGAACAAACTTAGAAGGTTGGTTGATACTGAGAGTATTGTGAATAATCTACGATATGACATAGGAAAAGGTCTTTCATTTCAATTTACTGTAGGAGATAAACAATACGATTTAACTGAGGGTATAGATGCGCTCCCTCCATTTGATAATGACCCTGAAAATTAGTTAAGCCAGCTATTTAGTTTTGAACAAACTCTTCATAATAACTTTAGCAAGATATTAAAGGATACTGGTTGGACTCCAGAGCAATTTTTCCAGAACTCAGACTTTTGGAAGAAATATTTAGGAAATTATACAGACTTAGAAAAGCAATCAACGAGTAAATTAAATGAATCTTTGTCTGGATTTACTAAGTATGATTAGGCTTTATATATACTATCTGTATTATCTGATAATCCTTCTAACTATTATAGATCTGTTTAGAATTCTGTTAAAGATAATGAAGATATAGCTCCACTTACTGTATAGCAAAACATTTCCAGACTAGGAGAAGCTGCACATACTAGGGCTTATAAAGCAGGATTTAAAGCGTTAGCTAGCTTAGTTAATCCCGACAGAACCATAACTCCTAACGTTGTATATATTAATGGAGTAGCAGGTGCCGGTAAAACGGAGGTGGTACTAAAAAACATAAGGCAAAGATTCTATGAATAGGCTGCATTAGTGATTGGTCCTACTACTTCTTAGGCTGTTAAATTACAGAACTCTCTGAATGAAGGAACTTCTTATACTATTGAAGGAGATTCTAATATCTTTGATAAGATACTTCCTAACTGGGACAAAATAAACGAAGCCTTTGAGAAAGCTACGTCAGAAATAAATAAGTCTGAGAATCCTGACCACTCTGTAGAGACCGACTACTTTATTATGAAACGGTATAAAAAACCTGGATTCTCTGGGGTGAAAATTGATTTAAAGCCCGACAAAATAAAGTTTAATCCTGATATAAAAGCTCCTTTAGTGTTTGTAGATGAGGCTGCTCATATGAATACCTTATAGATAGCTTTACTTGATGAGTACGCTGATAGAGTTGGAGGAACAGTATTCCTAGCTAGTGACTCTAATCAATCTGGTTATTAGAATGGATAGGTTGGAAATCTTGCACCTACTGATATTTTTGCTACTAGAACTTCTAAGTTATAGGAATCTTTAAGAACTGCTAATATATAGAAACAAAGTAATAATAACAAGGTATCATCATTATTAGATACTATAAATGATATTTAGGAATCTGGAGATAATCAGCTCTGGCATGATTTAGAAGCTAAGCTTCCTAATCTCATTAGAAAGCTAAATCTCAGAGTATATAATAAAGAAGATGATATAAATGGAGACTTACTAGGAGCTAGACTAGAAGATATTATCAAGCCATTATCGAATCATAAAGATGCTAGTATTGGATTCATAGGAGACGTTAATTCTCCAGTTTATTAGAGATTAAAGTCTGAAGGATTTACTAACTTGGGAGAACCTCTTACTGAAAAGATTATTCCTGGAAAGAAATTTATGCAGGGACAAGAATTTGACTATGTTATAATAGATAATATGGACTTGTCTGTCGATTTAAATAATCCTAGGGAATCTATTCCATTCTTGAAGAGATTTTATACCTTAATGTCTAGAGGTAAAACTGCTTCTATCTTTTTAGACCCAGAGCTTCCAAGGATAATTGGAGCAAATGTCTAGGATGATATGAAATCTGCCGGATTTAGTTTAGCAGGACAAGTAGAGTTATTCAGAAATAATTATGCTAAGGCTCTAGACAAATTAGACCTATCTTAGACAACTTCGGAAGAAGTACCTTAGGTAAAAGAAGAACCCAAAGTTAAAGAAGAAGGAGAGGAATTGGTTATATCTCCAGTAGTAGAGAAAACTCCTGAGTTCAACCCAGAAGCTACAGAATAGCAGGTTGAACAATAGTTAGAAGATGCTAAATAGGAAGTCTATAAGGATTTTGTGGAGTAGAACTCTGCAGAAAGATAGGATATAGAAGTATCAGAACTATCTGACCTTCTAATAGAAGCTAACACGGTAGTACCTATTACAGGATTACGTGAGACAATGACTGATCCAGATGGTTCTTAGAGAGTATATCCTGCGTGGCTTCCAGGAGAAAGAACTTCAGTGAGAAGAAATATCAACGCCATATATGATGGTACTGAGCCTATTACTAAAAGAGTAGATAAACAAAGATACTAGGATATTATAACTAAAATACAAAGTTCAGTTATATTCGGAGGTAATGTAACTGACCCAGCATTAACCTCCTTACTAGGATTTAGTGAAGCTTGGAAAAATAGAAAACTTCAATTAGAGGTAAGAAAAGCTACAGATGCAGACAACTTCGGAATAGGTACTGACCTTAAGCCTACTTATATAGACATAGATGGAACTCCATATATAGTTTCTGTTACTTGTAGACTAGACGGACTAAGTAAGACTATTTAGGATAATCCTTTCTCTGCTGTATTTGATATATGTCTACTTTCTGATTTTAATAATTTAAGAAAGCCTAACGTATAGTAGGCAATTAAGGATAAGATAAATTAGAAGATAAAGGACGGGAAAATAACTGGTGCTGATAAGATTAAGGCAGAGAGATTTAGAGATAACCTTAGCGAGTCAGTAAAACAGTATGAACAATTTATAAGAAGGATAGTACAAGAACATCCAGAGGGACATTCTATAGAACTTACTTCGGATATGTATGAATCTCACTAGACTACTAGATTAGTTAAAAGAAAAACTCCAAGACGACTTGGAGGGACTTTAAGTATAGCTACTGTTGAAAATAATAGAGTAGACTAGGATGGTAACTATATTTCAGACTATAATAATTTCTTAGATACTGATAAACGTAAAGTGGTGTCTCCGGTATATATATTAGGAAATAAATCAGATATATTGAAAGGAAAAGTTTCTGAATCTATCTTCGGCAAGGCTGTAGTGTTTGTATCGGCTAATACAAATCTTACACCAGAAGAACTTCCTGATAGATATATAGAATAGAAGAGAAATCCTGATACTCATACTCCAGAAGTTAGAATGGTAGTCTTAAATAATCATGGACTAAGCTTCACTGAGCTTATAACTCATAGAATACAAAGTTAGCTAACTGGAGAAGGGGAGAAATCTAAGAAACCTTGGAGAATGGATACACTAGGAGTAAGAATGTTCACTGCCATGTGGAACTTCAGAGCAGGGTTGGAAAACTTTATATCTTAGCTAGATAAGTGGAAGTCTGAAAATGGATATGATAGTAGTAAAGTATTAGATATAAGCAAGGTAGAATCTGAACTCTTTAATCTGTTTGGAAAGAATTGGGAAACTAAACTAAGTGCTAAAAGTCCTTAGGTGGAACAGCTCTTAAATAGATATAAGGTTACTGCTGCGGACTTAGAAAACTTAATAAAGTTTAACTAGGAATATTGTAAGGATATACCTACTTTTAGGCTAGGAATTGACTTAACTAGTAAAAACGTCGGAGGATATGTAAGGTCGTTTGATGTTAGCAATTCTAGTGTATACGGAAAGAGAGAAGCTAATATGTTAGCTATCGAAGAAGAATATGCGCATAAATATCATGCCATATTATCTTCTATATTAGAATAGTTAACTGCTAACGAGCCTTCTGAATTATTCAAGAGAGCTGGATTGGAATTTAAACCTATGGCTACAAGATTAGCTAAGGCTGACGGTTCTAATTATGCAACTAATGAATATATCGGAAAAAGTGAATAGAGAAGAAACTTATCTGGGCTTATTCATACTAATAACAAGAATATAGTTATTGGAGAAACAGATGAAAGTGGTAATATAATCTCTACTTCTACTATCCCTGCAGAGTCTATGTTTAGCTTCTTCCCTAAAGCTATTTCTGCTATAGCTTCTAAATCTAGAATATATTAGACTAACAATAGAGCTAGTGGATTAATTAGCATTAGCACTATTGATACCAAAAATAACACCGATAAATTTGATTTTGATGTTGCGTCTTTATTCAAAGACGGTATGTTGGAAAAGAGAGGAAATGATAATACATTATTTAATATGTTCAACCTAATTTTCCATGGTACTGTAGAGAGTATAGAAAAACCTCATGCTTATACAGAAGAAGCTCCATTCAAATATGGAATCTTTGTAGACCCAGATTTGGAAACTAGTTAGGACTACAAACAAATTAACGTAAGAGGTCAGAATGGAAAAGATTACGCGTTCTTAAGATGCGGAACTAATCCTGTGTATTTCGATGTTGATGTTGATGTAATTTCTGGCGGTATTGCTCTAAATTTATCTAAGCTATTGGATGGAGGAAAGAGACAATTGAAAGAGGAAACTAAAGTGGAGAATCCTATACAGGAGCAATTAGGCTACTCTTCATAGATAATAGACGAAGAGGATAGAATGAGATTCCAAAACTGGGTAATGAATAACGGTAAGGAAGATAATGAACAAAGTTACTCGGAGTACGTTACTATATAGAACAACAGAAAGCTTATAAACTTCTTTAAGAATGGGGCTTCTGTAGATAATATAGTAGAACTTGTGAATATGTAGATTGGAGAATCTACTATTAAAGATGTTAAATACGAGAGTGGAAAAGTAACATATACTGATGTTAATGGTAATACAGGAGAATTAAGTTTAGACACTGGAGATATGTATATTACTATGACTCCTAATAAGACTAATTCTATAGAGGAATTAACTGGATAGTCATTTAATTCTATGGTAGTAGACCCAATGGGAAATGATATAATGACTCACTCAGACTTCTTGAACTAGCTAGAAGAAACCTTCTAGGAGGATATGGAAGTGCAAACATTAGCAAATTCTTCTAATGTCGAAAGTTACCTTGAACTATTAGTAAGTATGAAAGATACTCTTAACGATAAGATAGAACAGCTAGAAGATTCAGATTTAAAATGGAGTTTATCTGACTATCTATTATATGTAGATACTACTTGTTTTTAATAAATAAATGACTATGGCAGCTTGTAATGTTAAATATGACAAAAAGAGTTATTAGCAATTAGCCTCAGATTTAAAGTTATTATACAGTCAAATTAATAGACCTGGGATAGAAGACAGAATCATAAAAACTTTGGAATTTAAATATAAATCTAAGAATGGAGAGGATAAGAGATTACTCTTGACTGATTCAGAAAATCTTGACGAGACTTCCAGAGATTTCATTGACGATGTTAATAACATAGTTTGTGGTTTAGCTAACGCTTCTTTAGACAGATTACCAGAGAAAGCCATGAAGTTTAGAAACATTGTGTTGTCAACTTTCTTCGACATGAATAGTGTCGGAGAGGTGACGACTCAGGTTTCTGAGACTGAAAAGGAAATGGAAACTGATGAAAATAAGGAAGCGAGAAAATTACAGAAAGTAGAAGACGCTCTACTTGAGATATATGGACCAATTAATACAGGTCTCATTTAGGAAGTAACTGATAACTTTGGAAGAGAATTAAAACAAAAGTTAATCTATAATAACTACCTAAAAACTAAATATGAGTTAACTTCCGAAGAAGTTAATAAAAGAATTGTGGATTATAAGGAGAGTAAATTTGAGAGTATTCTTAGTCATCTAAAAGAACAATTTCCAAATGATTCTACTTTGCAGTCTATTACTAGTATGTATAGTAACGGAATGTTAAATTCCAGCTAGTACTATTATGTCATAGATACTTTTAGAAAGTATGTATTACAAGACCCGAATAGAAACACAAAGTTTAATCAACAACTAGAAGATAAAATCTTATAGAAGAATAAGGTACAATAGGAATATTTATATAGATAGCTAATTAAGACTATACTAAATAATCCTAAACTCAATACATGGTTTAATAATAAGTATAGCACTAACTATACTAATTCGGAAGCCAAAACTCAACTATTTCTAGCAAATAGATTCTCTAACTATTATCTTGAAATTAAAGATAAGTTGTTAAAGGAGATAGAAAGAGGAGCTGATTTCAAAGATGAAGTCCTTCCGATTATCCAAGAAATAGAAAATCCAAAGGATGACTTATTAAACTATGTAAATGATTATATTACTTTAACTCAGTTTGATGATTTATTAGCATAGAAACTAGGAGGTAGTATAGGGATAGAACGAGGATTTCTGAACAATGTAGAGCCTCAAAGATAGGCTGCTTAGAAGTACAAATTAAGAGAATCTCACTCGCATTAGAAGGCTGGATGGGAAACCGCAAACAATGAAGGAAGTGAAGCTCATACTAGTACTAACGTAAAAGATATGCTGGACACTATTTTCATTTATAAATATAATGAATCACATTAGCCACTTCCGCAAACTTTAGATATGACCTCTCTTATGTAGGCATGGCAGTCTTTATTATCAGATATATTAAATAATAATATTAACTTCGAAACTAGCAACAGTGAAGCAGTTATAGGAGTGTTAAAAGACCTCATAAACACTCAAAATGTTAATGTGTTAGATAATATTATTGATATATTAGAGATTTTATTTAAGCCTTAGGCCATATAGAACTCTAGAGGTAGAATGATAGACTTCATGAGAAATGAAAATCTACTATCAGAACAACATAAAAATATTCTCTATTCGTTCTATAATGAGGTACTAAATAAAGACAATCCTAACTCTAACATTTCTATAGAATTAGGAAGGGTAAACGATAGCTTGAAATTTGGAACCAAGTTCCTAGAAACAGTTTCAGATTTATGTGCTATTATTTATAGAAATGTTAATAATAATTATATAGATTGCAATTTACAATACTCTAAAGCAGCTTTTTAGGTAAAGCAAAAATTCAATTGGGATTCTGACTTATTTGACTCTGTAGAAAGAATTACATTCAAGAGTAAAATGAGACAGATAAATAAACTCGGAGAAGATAGACTTACTAAGTATAACTATACCTCCGTTCCTGATTAGTCAGGCAAGTTTATTTCTAAAGTAGAACTTCCAGGAAAGGAAGGAGCTATGTATACCTTTGGTTTTAAATATAATCAAGGTGCTTCTAATATAGAGGGTTTATTTTCTACTATGGATAACCTAGAGTTAGAGAACTCAACCGTTACTATAAATGGTAAAGAAGTTCCTATTTTAGATGTTTTAGCAGATATTAATATCAGAGAGTTTAGCAATAAAGTTCTTACTAACAAGGCTTTATTAAACGAATACGAAACAGTATTTAACAATCTGTTGGAAATGTTTGACTATTATCTGGATACTAACTTCTTATCCGACAAGGGGCTAGAAACTCTGTAGGGGTATAAAGATAAATACAAATATGACCCAAAGAATAATTTATTCTCTAAAAATTATCTGAATCATTTTCTCAAGCTAGCAATTAGAACTGCTGACATTGATAATCAAATCAAACTTGCCGGAGATCAGGATATGAAGGAGTATTTGATGGAGAACTCTAAGTATACTAGCTTATTCAATAGAGAATCTAAGAAGCCATCCTCAGATATATTTGATATACAAGCAAATAGAGTTTACTTTAAACCAGCTACAACTAGAGATAAGGCTCTGAGCGATTTAGCTAGAAGTAGTGTAGAAGCTTCTGGTAGGTCAGTAAGGTCAACCTCTCTCAATAAGGCAGGAGCTAGTGTATCAAATTATAGTATATCGAGATTGGGATCTGAATTAAATAGACGTCTTCATAAACAACGTCAACAAGGAGGTGCAGCGTCTTCTCTACTATTCGTTTAGAATATAGATGCTATAGATATAGACCCAGTAATTGATGGTGAAATAACTACACCCATAGGTGATGTTAAATCGGTTAGGGATATGTCTTCTTCTGAGCTATTCTAGCACGCTATCTTGGATAAATTCTATAATTCCTTCTTAAGAACTGGCAAGATATGCTTCTAGCCTACAGTATATTCTGATAAGACTAACTTCCTAAATTATATGTCTACCTTATCAATGTTTAGCGATAATATTATGAATCTGATGTCAGACAATTCTTAGGAGTTTGTTGATTTATACAAAAATACCTTCTTCTCTGCACACAATTAGATTCAGGCAAACGTAGTAGCTAAAATGGAGAAGCTAATAAATTTCCTATCTACTCAGTAGGGAGCGAAATTCAAGAAAGCAGAAGACATATTTTAGTCTAATAGATTAGATAATGTTAGAACTTTCTTAAGAAATAGAACTGAATCAGAATTAACTAATTTAGCATATTGGTATAACTAGTATAATCTTGATAAGATAGAACTAGAGAAAGATAAAGATTACAGGTCTAGAAAGAAATTCTGTGACCTTAACGAGGTTACTGATTTTTATGCAAAACTATATAATGACTCAGTTAGACTAAGAAAGTTCCTAAGACAACAATAGGAATTGTTTTTAGACAATCTTAGAGAATATGGAGTAAACTTCCGACTATTTGACTCTACTTCTGAGTTAAATTCTTGGATTTCTAATACTCTCCAAGAAAAGAATGCTACTTAGACAGTAAGGCTATTATCAGATAGCAAAATACTTTAGGTTAAAGATAGAAAGGAGTTTGCTGATAAATGGATTAATAAAGATACTGGAGAGCTTTTACTAGAAAGAGATGGAATATTGAACCCATTCCTATAGAAATTCTTTTATATAGAAGGATTGTTTAGTAATAATCTAAGACTTAGTTTATCTGGAACAGAAATCAATCATCCTGACAAAGCAAAAGGAACATTATTTAATAGAATTGTTTCGGCTATAGGCAATATTAAATAGGCTGATAATCCTATAAAACTTAATGTTGCTAACAAGGAATTAGAAAATTTACTTGTTGGAAATAAAATAAAGTTTGAATCCTTAGACCGCTTCATAGAGGAGTTTTCTAAAGCTAAAGCTATAAATGACTTAGACGGTAATCCAAATATGTAGGATATTTACGACAAGACTATCATTGAAATCATTAATACAGCGCAAGGAACTTAGTTCAAACGTAACGTTATTATTCCTGCTACATTGTAGCATCCACTTACGGGACTAATTAATGGAGTTGCAACTAAAGTTAATGCTGCTGTTGTATACGATATGGCAGCTCCGGTAAATAATCTTAGAGAATCTGATTCTATAGATTCTTAGGATGGAAGTGCTTAGATGTCTCCTATTCAAGTTATCCTAGAAAATAACTCACTTGGAGACTAGAGAGTAGGTACTAACAGAAAGCCTATTTGGGACGATTAGACAGAAGACCTAACATCGTTCTTAGCTAAATTTGCAGCATTTGGACAAACTAATGCTATGATGCTATAGTCATTACAATCTAATTCTGCATAGTACAATATGTTTAAGAAGATGCATAATATTCGTTGGAATGGTACTATCGACCTAACTAAGAATATTAATCAGTTTCAACAAACTATGTACGACCAAGAAGAGGTCTCTAGATGGTTTAGAGAAGCTATCTTAGGAGGAGAAAAATTATTCTATAAGAATCAATTTGGGGAAGTAGTACAGATAACTGATTTCGGAAAAGATGGGTCTGGGTATTTTACAGTAGAAACTGTATTAGGGAAAGGTTCTAATAAAGTGTATCACTACTTTAATGATTAGTCAGAACATTTCACTGAATACGCAGAAGGACTGCATACAATAGACAGCTTGTATGAATTATTTGTTTCATTAGGAGGAATTAACTGTACTAATGCTAAGGGAGTAACATCCGAATTTAGCAACTAGGTATTAACTAATTTTGTGATTAATGTAGGTCATAAGGTTAATGCTAAGGTTACATCTGTTAAAGATGTGGTCCAGCCTCTCAAAGATAAGTTTATTGGATATGTATTTAATAACTCCGCTGTAAAGAACGGAGCAAAAAACATAAACAGCTCGGATGCGTGGTTGGATAATAATCCTTTAAATACATTCTAGGTTAACATCTAGGGATTGGGCATTTAGCTAAATGCCGACCACGATGTAGTAGATTCTGAATTAACTGAGTTCTCTCAGGTAGTAGCTGCCTGTGCAGCTTATGGTAAAGACTTCAAGTCAGTAAATGAGATTTACTATGGTCTTGCAGAATCTGCATTCTAGGCTTCAGAATAGGAATTAACTAATATCCAAAGATACTTTAAAGATTACGCAGTAGACCCAAGTAAAGCTAAGTATTAGCTTTATAAGATAGTAGGAAAGTTGATAGTCCAATCTAAGAGTAATAGTGATATGGACTTAACTGAGAAGCTTAAGCAAGAAATAAACAAAGAGTTTAAGATTAATAAGGATAACTCATCTATGGGATTAAAGATTCCATTTAGTGATCCTAGTATCTATACTTAGTTTATTACTAACATCACTTCTGTAATCAATTCTAAGTCTATTAAGCGTAAACATCCAGGTTCTGGTTATGTTATGGCACCAGGATATAATGTTGTCCAATACTTTCAAATGTTTGACCCTAAAACGAAAACCTATAGAAAATATCTTTTTGAGGACGTATTAAAGAGAGCCAGAAACGATTTCAAGGGAAAACTGAGAAATGGATTAGAAGCATGGTGTGCCTAGAACGGAGTAGACCCTAATAAGTACGGAGAGCGTAAAAGAAGAATTGCTAGCTTCGATTTAGCTACTTTGATAAGAGAATCTGCTGATAAGATAGATACTTCTGCTATTCCATATATGAACATTACTTCTTAGGATACTACTGAGTACAATAGACAACTTGTTAACCTATTTCTAGATGCCAAGTAGTAGGCAGAATAGGTACGAGATAAGTCTTGGTTTATGCCCACAGATATAGTCCAAGTAATTAATCCTACAGGAGAACTAGGGTAGATTATTGATTTAAGTGATATGGAAACATATTACAATTTCAAGAATAGGACTGAACTAGAAGGAACTCAATTTAAGTTATGTGTCACTAAGCCTAATAACCTAAAACCCTCTTTGATTAGATGGCAGTATGTAGACCCAGTTGACAATACTCCTAAGTTTATGACTATATATGACCATCCGATTATTAGAGGTTCTTGGAATTTACCGAAATCTGAGAGACCTAAACAAACTGAGATTTAGGCAGTTCTTGACTTATTAGACCAAGGAAAGTTTGAATTGAACGGACAGGTTATAGACATTATTCCTGGAAGTTTGGAAAATACAGAAGCTGAGATAGTATTAGGTAATATGTATAAGGATATATTCCAAACTGGCGATGCTTCTCTTGCTGATATTATGGACCAAGGAGAAAATTTCTTCAGAAGACAAACTGAAGTTCCTAAAATACCGGCGGGATTCTATAATTTAGCTTTTGTAAAGAATAATGGTCAACATACCTTGGTGTCTTTCAGTAATCTTGTTGAAACTCTAAACATTTATGAAGACCCATTCGATTATACTTAGGAATATATAAACGATAATAACGAGATATATACTCACCAAGATGGAATAAAGATTGGTAAATATATACAATCTTCTTGGAAGTATGTAGATGGAAAAGTCTTAGATTAGAGTAATCAAGAGATTGATAAGTCTAGATATAGACTTGTTTAGGATAAGAATGGAAACGTAGAGAATATTCTTCAGAGAATAGACTATGTTAAAAGATACAAGTATACTAAGGCAGAATTAGTTAATGGAGAACATTAGCTGATTAACTATACCTTATATAAAATAGCTCCGATTTAGGATATAAGAAGAGCATTAGACAAGAAAAGTAGCGATTAGGATGTTCTTAATTCAGATGCATACCATTAGATTTCTTCAATATTAAATAATATATACTATCAAGATAAGTTTATTGATATATAGGTAAATACAGGAGTGGAATTAAATCCTGGACTACAGAGAACTATAGCAAACAGTCTAGTAGATTTTGGTAACGATACGAGATATGATGAAGAGTCTAAGAAACGAGTATTAATGACTCCAGAAGAAATTAGAAAGCTTCCTAGATTCTAGCAACACATGATAGAATTAAGAAATGCTTTGATAGGAAATAATTTCTCTGAGCAATATAAACAAATACGGGATAGATATTACGAGTATCTACAATAGTATAGAAAATAGTATTCGTCATTCTTAACCTCCTTACACTTTATTTCTTCTCGTATTCCAGCCCAGTCACTTCAGTCATTTATGCCTATGGTTTGTGTAGGTTGGACTGCTGATACTTCTAACACAGCTTATGTAAGCTATATTTAGACCTATCTGCAAGGTTCTGACTATTGACACTAGGCCGTTCTAGTGTGACAATTAACCCTTCTAAGTAATACTGCTTAGTAAATTAATATTGTAGTCGTTAAATCTTGTGAATTGACGGGGAACTCCTTAGAGCCAATTCTACTAAGTTAAGATAGTAATATCTTAATGGCGATAATTAACTATTATCGGTATAGTAAAAAAGAATTGGATTGGACAATCCGCAGCTAATGATCCCAGATAAATTTATAGTATATTAGACTAGCTAATTGATAAAGTTATCAATATACTTGTTTATAAGGATAAAAGTTCACAGACTATCTCGAAAGAGAGTAGGGCTTTTATTCAGTTTGTTAAATAACTAATTGAATAAAATTATGAAAAGAAAAATTGTTAAAAAATTAAACAAAGAACAAAAGAGCTTACTAATAGCTCTATTATTAGGAGATGGAACAATATCTAGTAATTATGTATTTAAGCTTAGCCACTCAGAAGAGCAGCGTGAGTTTCTTACATGGAAACATGATCTTGCTGTGAAACTAGGATTTAAATTAAATGGAATAAAAGAATATATTTGCACTTGTGGATATAATAAAGGTAGAAAAGTATTATATACTCAATTTTCTATTAATCCTACTATTAAGGCTCTTAGGAGGGTAGTCTATACTCCTAAAAAAACTATTACTAGAAAACTACTAAATTGGTTAAATCCATTAGGAATTGCTATTTGGTATATGGATGATGGTTGTATAAATGTAAACACATCTAAACAACGATCTTCTATTCAACATTCCATAAGAATAGCAACCTGTGTTAACCAAGATACGGCTGAAGAAATAATTAAATATTTTTTAGAAGTGTGGAATATAAAATTTAGAATTTTTCATGAAGGAGAAAGTACTTATTCTGTGGTTACTTCATCTGAAGAGGATTGTAGAAGTTTTATATCTATAGTAAAGCCGTATATATTACAAGTTCCATCTTTAAAATATAAAATAAGAAACAATTTTACTAAACAAGAATTTCTCGGATTATCGCCCGAAGCGCAAGACATTCACTTATTGTGAATGATGATATAGTCGGTTCTATTTCGAAAGAAATAGAGTAAACGGATATTGATAAAGCATACGTAATGGGACAATCATTTAGTGATGATGGTATGTACATAGGATGGAGTCCATTGTTTGATTATTCATCTGAATAGATGGTAGATGCAAGTAAAACTTTACCACTTCCTAGAGGAAATAAATTGATTGTCGTTGAGGGAGAGTAGTACTCTATAGAGAACGAACTAAATAGTATATTGGCATCATCTGGACCAGAAAGATTAAGAAAAGTTGCTAATCTAATTTATAAAATAGATAATAACAACGGTAGATATAACTATATTGCTGGAACTAATGCTGATGAAAAAAGAAGACTAATTAGACAAATCTAGAAGCATGAGGATTATAAGGTAAGTTATAGATAGAGAGAGTAGGCATATAAGAATGTAGCTAGTGCTAATATTAGAAACGTAGTTCATAATATACGTAATCGAGATTAGGCATATTCTCCTATCACAATGAGAGATTTACAAAAAGAAGCTGATAAATCACCTAAGGGTGCAAAGACTAAATAGCTAAATATGATGAATCCTCTTACCAAATATGTAATGCAGAATCAAAACTTGGTTGGTAAGAATGTTATTGGTATTGCGGCTAATGGTGAAAAGGACTGGTTCAATTTAACATATTATTATCATAATGTATTAAGAAACGGAAATCAAAAAGATAAATTCTTCTTGAAGATGAATCATTCTTATAGTAGACTATCTGGAAGAGCAACTGATTAGCTGATGAATGTAGTGGTTAAACACATTCCCGATTTATGGAATGCCTCTCCAGAACTTTCTTAGAAAATTAAAGAGGAGTTCTACTCTACTTACGATGGACAAATAGATATGGATGACAAGTATGTCGACTAGCTAATTTCTCAGATTCTTTCTGCGGCAACAGATAATGCTAAGGAATTGATTCTTGCTAAGATTAACGCTGGGACCAACTTAGCTAAATATCACTTACATCTTGTTATGATGGGCTTCAATCTTAAGGATATTGTGGCGTTTATGACTAGTCCTGTAGTAGAGCTAATTGACAAGTATAGTAGAAATGATTTATATAAAAATCAATCTAGTTCAGTAACTAATGCTATTAAGATACTAAATGGAGATATAGACCTCTCTAAACTAATTGTAAAGCCTCAAGATAATCTATCTCCAGAGGAAAGATTAGAAGCCATGGAATCTTAGTTTGAAGCTATGGAAGCTGAAGCTGAGATGATGTCTGAGATGATGGCGGAAGGTCGTACTCCAAGAAGGACTAATAATGAATATATGTGGATAATTAGTAAGCTAGGAAACATATATAAAGATTCAGAGTCTAAATCCTTGAAAGATTTTGTTCAAAAATTCATTAAGGCTAAAACTGAACCACTAACTGCAAATAGTCCTAAATATATGGAAGCATTATCACAGTATGAACTTCCTAAGACTGATAATATGAACACTAATTATGTATTTGAATACATTAATTAGATTATTAGCGATATTAAATCCCAGATAGCAGACTATAATAGATTACATCCTAATAGCAATTACTCAATGCTAGATTTTAAACTAGACTTGAATGAGTTTTAGAGAATTACTGATGAAGCCAATGAAACTTCTACTTTAGCTTCAGTATGGCTGAAATTAAATCAAGGTATTCCTCAGACTGATATGGATTTAATTAAACTTATTAAGAGAATGTATGCTACTGTTTCTACCAGAGAGCGCAGAATGGGAATAAAGAAACCTTCTGATTCTTACAAGACTAAGTTTGTTAATCTATCTGATGAAGAGGATTCTGCTACAAGTAGTTCTGGAAAGAAGGCTGAATTGCTTTAGTATTTAGAAGAGTTTCAATCTATAGCTCCAGAGATATTTGCTACGATGCAAACCAAGACAAAAACTGAAAAGGATTTAGTAAAGGTTATCAAGAATATTCAAGGAAATAATCCAGAACTATCGCTTGTAGAAATAGTATCTATCTTATAGGATGCAGTGAATACAGATTTGTACGGAAATTTTGATTTGTACAAGTTCTTAAATGATGAAAAGGTTATAGTACCTCAAAGCTCTAGAACTATATACAATACCAGACAAGGTGACTTAGTATCTTATAGGGAATTAGCTGCGACATATTACAATTTAATTAAATCGAGTTGGAATATACTAGACTTAGTTAATAGAATACCACACTATAAGATGAATCTAGATTTGCTAAACTATACATTATAGCAGAGACATTTATTTGCGAATAAATCAAAGATAGTAGACTAGTTAATTTCTTTAGGAGAATTGTCCTATAGTGCATTATCAGATAAAGATTACAAGAACATAATATCTTATGCAGACAAGATATTAATTACTTCATATTTCTTATCTAAGGATGAGCCTATAGATATATCTAAAGTGGATAATACTAAGGTATATGATTCTAATTATAATTTAGTAAGGTCTGATGAATTGTATATAAATTCTCTTAACGGCATAGATTCTCTTAAGAACTTCGTAGAAAATGATTTCTATGAATGGCTTAAAAATACTTACTCAGATAACTTTTTAGTTAAAGAGCTTGTGTAGAGTTCTAATAGAGGAAAGAGTATGCTGAGAACAGCTCTTAACCTATTTGAAATAGACTAGAGTCTTCCAAACAAGTAGACCTATAATAGATACCTAATAGGTATACAGGAGTTAGCTACTGAATCCTTCGACAAAAATCATACTGTTGCAGATATATTAATGCTTTATAACTTAGCTGTCAATGGAACTAGATTAGGAGGTAAGTATATGACTGGTATATTTAGAGACTAGGTTCGTGAGGGTAACGTTTTGTACGATTACTATAAATTCATGTCAGAGTAGGATTACAATGATGATTTTAAGTATATCATGCCAACTAAGAGAGACTTTTTAATAGCTATGGCTCCAACTGTGTATTCTACATATGCGTTGAATTATAGAACGGAACCATACGTAAAAGTTCTAAATCCAGCTCACGGTTATGATGTCTATAAAAGATACTATGATAGGTCTGATTATACTTGGAAATATGATATGAGTAAGCCAGAATCCCTACTACAATTAGACCACTTGGGTCTTACTTAGGGAGAAATAGATGAAAGAATATATAACTATTCACAGAACTCATTAGTAATGTTTCCAGAACTTCATAAGAGACTTAGAGAAAATTCTATATTCTCTGGAACCGGAGAAGCTAATATGAAAGATAGAGTATTGTAGTTAGCACAATATATAAGATAGAACAGGTTGCTTATTTACAAATTATGTTAATATGGAATGTGATGTAATTCTTGAGATAGGAGGGAAAAATAATTTCAAAATTGATAGAGAGTCTAGTGAAAAGGAGCTAGACTCTCTTCAAGATATTGTAGAATATCTAGACACCCTTCCTGAACATAAAATAAAGTAGTTGATTTACGACTTGCAGACTTCATCTACAAGAGTAAAAAACTCTCAAAAATACTTCTTGGATAAACAGCTAATAGGGAACTGTTCTTTCGAGAATTTAAAACTTCGTTACCCAGAGGAAACGGAATTAATTAAAGATATTGATAAACCCTATATAATCACTCTTGTAGACAAAGCATACTCCAACGGGGATATGTTAAAGGGAAGAGTAGTAGTGAATGGAGTAGTAAGCTATGTATTTAGAAACAAATTCGATGTATAGAACTTCGCCGAAACTGAACACAAAAAATATTTAACCGAATAGGTTATAAATGATAATGAAATTCTTGATGAATACTTATCTGAGAAGTATAAGGATAAGTTAGACATTATTAGAAATAATTACAAAAAGAATTTAGAGCGTATTACTAAAGAGGTAGATTCTACCCCTTCAGAATCTTTTACAATTAAACATCTTATTTTAGATTACCTAAATAACAGTAGTGACTATAATAAGCTTATTAAGAGCGGTGACCAGATTATAGATTCTGGTTCTGTGCTAAATGATTTCTGCCGAGAACTTAATAAGTAGTAGGTAATTAATGAAGACTCAGAGTCTGACCTGGCCCGATATTTAAGGAGATTACATTGGAAAAGAGAATAGTTTGGTAAGTCTGAGTTATACAAGGGCCTTGCCACCTATATCCCTCAATTTTCTTAGGAAGTCAGTGAATAGCAATTTATAAATCTTAACTCTGAGGAGATGGAAGAATTACTATAGAAATACTTCAAAAACGACATAATACTATCCAACTACCACGTTGAATCTGTAGGTAGATCTGTACCATAGAGCATAAGACTTACTAAATCTCAGGTTAAGAAATTATTCGATAACGTCCTATCTAGGAAGAACGAAGAAAGAAGAGCTTTAGGAGAACTAGAATTATCTAGTAGTTATGATGATAATATAGCAACATTAGAAGATGCTTAGCAATTCTTTTCTGGATATTAGAATGTGGAGATTGATGGCTAGTTATATGCTTTAGATATATCTCAAGATAAAGACTAGATAGTTTATAGCTATATGGGAAAGAAGCTTACTAACGATGATAAGATTAAATTAAGGAGAATAGGTAGAGTATTAAAGGATGAGTTTAACTTTGGGTATGATACTATGAACATTTTTACTCCAGTAAACGAAGATGGTGTTGATAATGGACAATATTAGGGTTACTATATATACAATCATCTTAATGAAAGTGGAGAGAATATCTTCATTGTTAGTAATAGCGTTATTAGTCCTAACTTATATGATCCTCCTAAATTTAAATCTCTCAAAGATGCTAAATTAGCAGTTGAAGGTTTTAACCGTTCTGCCAACGTTAGTAAATAGACCAAGATAGAATTGAAGCAGATGTTAGGAAGTTCTGACGGAAAGAGATATATTCATTTAGAGTTTCCAACAAATCCTGGATAGACTATTAGTTCTATAGCTTATCCCATAGGTCCTAAAACTAAGCTGCTTGCTTAGGAGCATAACCTTATTACTAATAAGAAGCTGTCAGAAATATAGGCATTTTATAAACAAAAGGGAATCGATATTTCCTCCCTAGACTTGCCAGAGAAAATTGGAATATTTTTATATGCAATGACAGAAAACGGCTACTCTATTAATGCCATGTAGGGAAGAACTATGGAGGATGCAGATTATGAGGCTATAAGGAAAATTATTTTTGATATTAATAATGCTCCAGTTAAGCAATATTTGATAGAAAGAAGTACTAAAAACAACGATGGCAATTATACTGCCTACATAAAATCTCTAACAGATTCTGGAATAACTATTAATTCTACTGGAGTAGATGTGTAGGGCAATCCTCCAACTCAAAGTTTAACTAGTACATTATTCAATCTTAAAGAATCATTAGAGAATACCTTATTCAAGGACACTCCTATTAAAATCAACATTACAGATAATAACCAACTATCGCAATTGTAGGACCAAAACGGTAACAGAATATTTCCAAATGGTACCGATGATGTCAAAGCCTTTATTTATGATAACTAGCTTTACATAAATTAGAGCAATGCTAGTGTTAACGACCTTTTGCATGAAACATTCCATATAGTATTAGGAGCTATTAAGGCTTAGGATATGAAGGACGGAACTAAAAATTATGAAGAAATTTTGAATTTCTATGATAAGAAAGTATCTTAGATGACTAAGAGTAGAGTCAACGACCTCTACAAAAACTTAGCATATATAGATAGAATAGAAGAAGGTGTCGTAAGATACTTAGCTAGATAGATTGAGAATGGCGATGTATTCTATTATAGCGACAGAACTAATGAAGCTATAGATTTGTTCAGACAGCAATTCCTAAACATAAGACAAAATATTAGAAAAAATATTAAACTGGATTTAGACACAGACTTAGGCTTTTAGTCTAGTGTAAATGCTTTAGTTTCGTCTTAGATAGGATAGATGTAGAAAAATCGTATCATTTCTAATCTTATAGAGAAGGGGATTGAAAAAGGATTAATATTAGAAAACTGTAAATGAAAGATTGTAAGTACACGTTAGTAGGTAAAAGACAATACAACCACTCTTACGATGAATTAATAAAAATATTGAAAAAGAGTCCATAGCTTGCTTATGATATTCTTTATTCAAAGGATTATAATCGTCAGACTAGAGTGGTTGATAAGTTGTCTGAATTAAAGGAAGCAGGGAAACGAAAATTTAAAAAAGAGTTCTCTGATAGAGTAGATGTATTGAATGGATGTGCAGAAGTTAATGCTTCTGGATACACAACACAGTCATTTATTGACTCAGGTCTGTATATAGACCAATTAGGAAAATAGATAATGCCAGTTCTGTAGGTAGAAGACTATATTGATAGAATGGCATCACTATATGAATAGAAGGGGCTGTCAAAGGATGAAATAGAGAAGCATATTTCTATATTAAGAAATAGTTGGAAGAGAATAGCAGAAGATGGTAGGGATTTACATAAAATTATTCTTAAGCAAGGTAAGGAAACTTCTTATTCTCAGACCGAAGATAATACTAAAGGTACGTCTTTTGAACATCTTAGCGATGCTATACATGATTAGGTTTACGACGATATATTTCGCTAGGTATACTTAGGCAACGGTAAAGAATCTAAGGAATTTGGTGATGATTCCTCTCCAGTTATAATGAAGAATCTAAATCTATCAGCAAAACTAATAGGAAGAGACGATACAATTACTGGACATATTGACTATATTGTAGTGAAACCTAATGGTTCAGTAGAGGTCTTTAATATCAAAAGTTCGCACGAATCTCCAGCATTTTGGGATTAGGCAAAGAAGGAAAAATATAGAAATGAATTTGCCTTATTATCTAGAATATTATAGTATAATGGAATAAATACTAATGATATTAGATTTAATATTATTCCAGTTACATTAGAATATGATGATTAGTTTCAAAATATTAAGGATATAGTAGTAAATAGAGCAGAATGCTATAGTCATAATAGAGGTGCATTTGTGATGCAAGAATCTATGAAACTAGCACAGAGATTTATAACATCTAATGCTGAAAAAATAACTATAAACGACTCTTCTATTGACAAGGTAAACCAGCAGTTAAAAGCTGTGTTTCCCAAAAAAGACATTAAAGCAGATGGAATTACTTCTACTATAGAAGAATTTATTGATAAGAATTGGACATACTGGACGTAGGGGGAATAGCCTGATACAGGATGGAACCTTACTATAGATGGAGTTGTCTATAACGTAAAGAGTTCCGAACTTAAGAGTAAGAATAAGGAAGTAGTAGATATAATTAAACAGAATCAAGACAAGCTTCTAAACGTAGATAATGGTAAACTTAGCGCTAGGGGTATAGTTAATCAGATTGGAGAATTTAGACGATTCGGATTTCCTAAATTTGATGAAGAATATTTGAACAGAATATTCAATCCTTACTTCGAACATTCTGTGGTAAAAGTTAATGGGAAAGATAAATACAATTATCTATGGGAAGTTGTTAAGAATGATACCCTAGACAATTGTAACATTATTATGTTTAAGAATACATTGACTGGATAGGTAAATATAATAACTCTATCTGGATTGAATCTAGACTAGGTGCACTCGTTTGATGGGAAGACCCACATACTAGGATTCCATTTGAATGATCTTTAGGGAACAGACAACTAGGGTAGAAAGCTAATGAGGGCCACTTATGGAAACATAGAAACTATGAGAACTATGTTTTTATTAAACGAGATAATTCCTCAACTAGGAAACGATATAAAACTTGGAGACCTTACAGTAGTTGGAGGACTTGGTGGAAAAATACAAAGTCAATAGTATCCTATTTAGTTAATTGTTTCTAATTTCGTTAAGGCTTAGGAAGTATTAAACTAGAAAGACCCAGGATTGAAGATAAGTAATAACTTTGCTACAGTAGAACATATCTCGCCTGTACAACTTTTGATAAATGAATTTTGGGATATCCTACATGAATCCCCAAATCTTGGTAAGACGGACTTCAACTCTTTAAAGGAATTGATATCTGGTTCAGATATTGACGGTTTGTAGCATATGATAAATGGGACCACAATAGACTCACTTTCATCAGCAGAAACTACAGATGTATAGATATAGAGGTTGGAAGAGTTAATAAGCAAAGTAAGTGCTATTTTAACTAACTAGCATATATCGCTATCTCCTGATACCCTTATAAAGTATGCAAATGGGGACGAAAGGCTCACAGATTAGGAGAGAAATAATTTGGTTTCTGGCTGCTGTAAATTATTAATTAACGCTTCTATAACCCTAGATAGATTGTCTGGGATCATTAGAATAGCTGAGAGTGATCTTTCGAATGTTGAAAGACTTTTTGCTAGACCACAAAATATTTCTAATACATAGGTAAGAATTATAAGTAAACTACTTCAAGATGCAATTCACGGAATTTCTAACAAGTTGGAACCTCAGATTTCTGATTTTAATTTAGCTTGTCTAGAGTATTATGAAGCTAAGGGATATGGAAAAGTTAGAAATGCCTTAATTGGAGATTAGGTTAATGTATTTAAACACCTTTTCAGAGACGATGAACAAGACCTCTTCTTTAAGAATCCTTATGATAAATCTAATGACCTAGACGATGCTGATAGAAAATTCTTAAAGAAGGCATTGTTTGAGATTAATAGAATCAGATTTAAGGGCAGTAACTTCTCCTATAAGTCGGAAAATGATCCAGCTTTATTATCATTTATTAATTCATCTCCTGGATATTTTTGGGTGCCTCTAGAAAAGGCATCTTCATCTACTAGATGGAGTAATCCAGGTAAATACTTCGACGATTTTAAAAGAAGAACAAAAACATTATGTAAGAACCCTACTCTCTTCTTTAAGGAAATGTATGAAAATATTCTAACAGACTAGGAAGAGTAGTAGATCACCAGAGATATAGAAAATATGTAGGCTTATAATAGATTCAAGGTATCTGACCCAGATAGGTCAGGGAGACCGAAACGAGGAAGAGAGAGACTATTACAAAATTATGGAAAAGATTATTTTGAAACCAACCTTCAAAATCTGGTAATAGACTATTCTTATCGTAATCTACAAGAGGAAGAAATGAACAAAATGCTAATTAGGGCTAGAGGTATTCTTCTGCAACTAAAGCTTACTGGGGTAAGAGAAGGGGATGAAAAATTTGCAAATACAATCAAACATATAGATGATTATCTGAAGACTGCAGTCTTTAACAGAAGTATCATGGAAGAGGATTCTAAGCGAATTATTTCCGTAATATAGCCCTTAAGAAAAGCGGTTTCTACGGCTTACATTGCGGCAAGTCCTGTAGCAGCTATTAGAGATACGTTCGGAGGATTCCTATCCAATGTAGTCAGAACTATGACTAAATATAGAACTGATGTAGATGCTAAGGATGTAATGTGGGCATATCAGTTTGTACTTAGACAGGGAGTACATTCGGCAATGAGCATTGATTTATTAGATAAGTTGAATAGTAAATATTTGATTTCTAATATCAATATAGAATAGCAATAGGAGGGTTATAAAACTAACAGAGGAGGTATAACCAATGCAGGCAACTGGGCATATGCTACGTTAAGAAAGCCAGACTTTCTTAATAGAATGGTACTATTTATGGGAAAATTAAAGCATGATGGCTCCTATAAAGCATATTCGATTGTAGATGGAAAGCTGGTATACAATTGGAGAATGGACGAAAGATTTAAACTTCTGGCATCTAATGATAAAAACAACATGGAAGCTTATAATAAGCAAAAATCATTGTATCTAAGTTAGATTATGAAGTTTAATGAAGAGAATCCAGATGCTAACTTACCTGTAAGTTTAGACACTAATCTTCCAGACGGATATACACAAAATCAGATTGATGAAATCAAAAACTTAGGGGATACTATATATGGTTCATATAACCGAAGCACAAAAGCTATGTATGAAAACTTAGCTATTGGTTCCTAGTTTGGAGTATTTTCTACTTGGATGAACGGTATATATGATGTATACTTAGGCAAGAGGAGGGAATCCTCTTACGAAACCTAGAAAGTTTAGAAGGAGGACGAAAACGGAAACAAGCTCTGGATAGATGATAATGGCAACATTACTACTGAAGACACGGGAGTACCTTATTTGACTGATATTCCTCTAGTAGTTCAAGGAGTTTTCAGAACTTTACAAGATACTGTTGCTGAATTATATCATGGTAGAGGATGGGAAGGAATAAAGCAAAACATTCTTAGTAGTCCTATGCAAATGAGAAATTGGAGAAGAATACTGTCGGATGCTCTAGTAGCTATGTTATTGTATTGGCTATTTGAGGAATTAATCAATCCTGCATATAAGGAGCACAAGAAGACTGGAGATGGAAAGGATGTTCTAACTAATGCTGCTATTGAACTACTATATAAAGGTAGCTCTAGTAGTTTTGAAGAGTTTAAAGGACCTTTTCCAATATTAGATTATGTAATGAATAATACTAGTCCCGCATCTGTCAAGTGGGGAGCTAAAGTCTATAATGACATTGGAGGATTCCTGTTCGGAGATACTACATTTGGAGAGTTAGTTACAAAATCTCAAGCATTACCACGTTCTCTATAGGATACATATAAAATGTATAAAAGAGATACTATAAATGGTATTGGAGAAGAATAAAAAAATAAGGGAATATAGGAAGGCATAATCGCCAACCTATATTCCCTTTATTATTTACCACGTACCGTAATCAGTTATGTTAGTGCGTTCTTTACATACATTACATTGTACAGTTTTACCTAGTCCTATTCCAGTATGAGTAAATATTATTGAACATCCACACGCTTTTATTCCCTTGTGCAGTTCATAGTGCTCCTTTTGGAATTTAGCATAAGCCTCTGCTTCTTTTTCATTTAGACTGTAAGTTACAGTAGGTTTAGGAACAGAAATTGTTCCTATACTCCATCCTTTTGCCTCATATACTGGTTTCTGAGCTTGTTTATCCTCTTCTAGTTGTCTAATTCTTTCTCTACAGATGTGAATAATTTTCTCATAGTCCATTATTCTAGCATCCTCTTTAGATTTTCCAGGCTCTTCTTTAATTCTCAAAACTCTTTTAACTATATCAGCATCCCATGGATTGAGATTATATTCTTTCCATATATTCCACGGCTGAATTACGTGAGTACTATAATCAGACTTTCCTATATGGTAATCTTGACAGCTCTTTTCCGTGGTTTTCAAAATACCTAAGTTCAATAAGTGCTCTATCTCTTTCTTGTTTAGCTTTACCAATTGAATCAAATCTTCCTCGGTTCTCATATTAATTATTGTTTACGATTTGCATAATAGTTCCGAGAGATATGGCACCAACAGTTCTCTTAACTTCTTCATCTCTGTCATTGTAGTAAATCAACACAGGCACATTTCTTATGCCTTTAGAGTTTGCCAATTCTTCCTCTTCATCTACATCATGCTTTACTATCTCTATCCCAGAGATTTGTTCAAGAGTTCTGTCTAATACCTTGCATGGTCCACACCATGATGCTCCAAATTTTTCAATTCTTGTTACCATTCTTATTAAATATGAAAATCAATTACAGAAATTTCTACATCATCTTCTACTGATTCCAGATAATCTAAAAACTCTTTTCTCCAAACATCTTCATCTTTGTCATTGGTAGTCATAGCCCACCAACCCATACTAGCAGACTCATGCCAATCTCCGTCCTCTGTTACAAAACAGAATGGAATTCTATCTTTTTCCAACATAGCATCCCAGTCTACCTCTTCTTTGGTAGCAAAGATGGCATTGAGGGGTTCTCCGTCTTCTCCTTTTTCCTTAAGAAGTAACCATGCTCCCCATCTACCTCCTTCACAATACCAATCCCACTTAGAGTCAGGATTATATGTAGACATCAAGTTCTCTTCGTCATCAATTTCATATCCCCAGTTCTTAGCTTCTTCCCAGGCATCTTCATATGAGATAAACAACCCTTTCTCTATGATTTTATTAGCTCTTTCAAGCTGTTCCTTTTCCCATTCAGTGGTAGGATTCTTATACTTATCTGCCAGCTTGATGGCATATTCATAGTTATCAGCGTGTCTGGTTTTAACCTCATCAATGGCTTCATCCTTTGTATATCTAACGTATTGTCCTACCTCCATGTTTTCATCATAGGGTTCTAACAATGTTTCAACATTACTTCCAAATACTAACCCAATAAAATGGCTCATACTATATATTTTTTAACAATTTCTGAAATCATCTTACCGTCTGCTTGAGGAAATTCTGATTTCAAATATTTAATCGCATTTCCCATTTCTTTCTTTGGAATTTGGAAACTAACCATATCTATTGAATTTTCTTCATTATAGAAATCTTCAATAAAGCCTTTTCCCTCACACCATATTTGTAATGCAGAATGTATGTCTGGCTCATTTACAGGCTCAGGAAGCAACTTTTTTAGTACTTCCAATTCATCCCTATATTCAGTTGCCAAGTCCTCTCTACCAGCCTCTATAAAGCTAGAAATACTGTCCTCTAATTTCTTACACATTTTAGAAATAAGCTGTATCTCAGCTGCTTCATCATAAGGTTTAGCATTTTTAGCAGTTTGTAGAATCTGAATTTCTGCCTTCAGATTCTTATATGCACGAAGTTCTACTTGATTTTTAGACTTCATTGCTTTAGCTATGTGTTCGTTTATGTTTATCATTTTAGTTTGTTTAACCCTTCTTCCAAAACTTCATCTAACCACGTACCTCCATTGTAGAATTGCGCAACGTATTCGTAAGTTCCATCTCCATTACTTCTAATGTTAACTAAATAGGAACTATCTTCATATTTAGTATCATTGCACCTATATAACTCACCATTAAGTATCTTATAGGTATCATCTGTATCCATTAGAGTTGTAGCATACGTATCTTCTTCATATGCTACCTCATAACCGTGTTTCTTGCAAAGGTGCTCACAGTATTCTTCTACTGTAAGCCCTTTTGTATCAACTTTAGTTAGAGTTCCTGTATGCAGTTCTATTTCACTCATTCCCAGCTAATTGTAATAATGCTAGTTTCAGGCTGTAAAGTAACTTTATATCCATTACTAGTTAGTTCTTTTATCACTTTATCTCTAAAAGGATACATAAAGTCAGTCGTTAAAGCTGTATTAAAATGTCCAGATTCAATCGCCTCAGTAATCTTATACTCTACCTTATTGAGTACTTCTAGATAATGTTTCTCTTTCAATAATTCCTTGGCCTCTTTGGTCTCAAAGGTCTTATTATTAGCAGCTTTTGCTGTTATCATTTTATTAATTATTTAATAGTTATAATTCCAAGGTATAATTGGAGATCCAATCTCCACATTCCTCACAATGCCCAAGGTCTCTATATTCTCCCTGGGATTCAATAAGGGCCGTCCATATGTCTTGAAGAACCGCAAAATCTATCTCTCTATCTAGCATAGCTTGTATAGATACTTTTATTTCCTCAGAGGTCATATCTGAGGTTTCTTTTCCATCAACGGTAAGGGATGTACAAACACATCCGTCAGTATATTCTAGTTTCATGTTACCACGTTATCGTTATGTAATGAGGGTAAATTTTTCCACCAAAGTATTCTACTCTAAACCCCCTTTGTGTAAATTCCTTTGTTAATAAAGGGCGTATTTCATCGACAGCGTACTCCCAAGTTATATGAGATATGCCTTCCTCTGCTGCCCATAATATTTCTTTTTCTATTCCTTCAACAGCATACTTGTATTTCTGCTCAAGTCTGTTAGACTTAATTTCCTCTTTATAAGATGTTAACAATTTAGCATTTCTCGCAGTTACCATGTTTTCCTCCATTAATTATTGTTCATTGTAATCTAAAGCTTTAACTAAATATTTAATTGCTTCTAGCTGTCCATATGTTAAAGATATCAGCTTATCATTTAAGCTAATATCCCAACCTTCTCCATTTGCCCACTCTGTCACTTCTATAAAGTCTGAATCCTTTGCCAAATGGTCATACTTTTTTAATTCGTCGCTTACAGCTTTTCTTTCATGAATTTCCATATCAAGTAATTATTTTAAAGTATACAGAGGTCTTCCAAGTTCTCCAACCTAGAAATTTAGTAGGAACCCAGTTAGGTTTTCCTATTAAATCTCTAAGTTCCAATGGAGTCAGATCAAATTCTATTCCTTGAACATCATCCGGAGATAGTCCTATCCAAACTTTCATTTTTTTGAAATTCTATTTTTCCTTTAACTTCCTTATATGATATTGGAATAAAATTATTATTATCAACTCCGACATCATACTGGGTCGGTAATAGCACCCTAAGTCTAGAAATATCCAAACCATCAGCTTGCGGCCCAGAGTGAACATGGCCAAACAGTTGCCATACTCCTCTATATGATCCTCCATAACACAGAAATGGATAATGGTTTAAATAAATGGAATTATCCTCAATTTCTATTTGCAACTGAGGTACTACCATATCAAAATATGACATATATCCCTGTCTAAGATTCTTTCTGTCATGATTGCCTATAATAAGATTTATATGACCGTTTAGACAAGGGATGATGCTATTCCATACACTACTTCCACCAAAGGCAAAATCTCCTAGATGGAAGACCGTATCGTCCTTAGAAACCACCTTATTCCAGTTTTCTATCAGAACTTCGTTCATTTCTTCTACATTTTGAAAAGGTCTATTACAAAACCTAATTATATTGGCGTGTCCGAAATGAGTATCTGAAGTGAAGAACGTATGGTCCGGACTATATTTAATCTTCTTTTCGCTCATTTTCTCCTAGTTTTTCAGCAGTTATATTATACCCAGTTTTCATCCAACAATAAAACTTAGATGAAACCATTTTTCTAAATTCAAAGTAAAACATCTCTTCTCTAGCTAATATAGGAAATAGGGTATGCGTTACTGCCAAGATTGAAACATTAAATTTCTTATGCAAGTTCCTGTACATATTAGACATTCCGACTTGGCGAGATAGATCGAATCCCTTGTCAACTTCATCAAACACTAATAGAGTTTTCTCATCCCAATGTTCCTTGTTTTCTTCTAACCATTTACTTAACATCGCTAGACCTCTCTGACCTGTAGACATACGTTTGGTTTGGAATCCTCCGTTCTCAAGTAAGGCTTCTGCTGAAGCACTATTATTAAGACTCGTTGGGTCATCAAATTCGGCACTAATGAAATAAAACCTAGTAAAGTCAGTACTTATTTCAACCTTATTTTTGAATCCTCTAATATCACAATATCCAAGCTTAGTTTGATAGATAGCATTTGGGTCGTCTTTGCTATTATCACACTGATAATCTCTTATAATATTAACAAGAGTTGATTTTCCACACCCGTTATCTCCAGCAATCAGAATCTCTGGATGTTTACTAAAATCGAAATTAAATTCATCACCTTGCTTGAGGGTTCGGAAATCCTCAAGCATTTTTATATTAAGGTACATATTAAGAAATCAAATCTTTAAGTTTAGAGATATACTTACTATTATCCTCAGCTACTTGCTGGTTAAACTCAATTTGGGTTTGGATAGAAGCAATCTCATTTTGTTTAACTTTAATGTCTTCAGCTATAGCTGCATTTAGAGCCATAGCCTGGTCATAAGAGGTCTTGAAAATATTCTTTACTTCTGCTAATTGTTCGGCAAATGATTTTATTTGTTTTTTGTTACCGAAAATACTTGAAATGTTCATAATATTAATTTTTACTTATTTATAAAATTGGTTTCTACTTCCCATTCGAAAAAGCTAGAGTCTAAATTCTCATAACTTTTTCCTGGACTATTTGCGTAAATGTCTATTAACTGTTCAGTCATCATATTCATTATTTCTGCACGGTCTATGTGTATCCTTATTTTGGAGGCTTTACGAGCCCATTTAGAATTTCTTGTTATATAACATACTGCCTTATACCCAAGATGTTCTCCACATATTCGGAATAAAAATGTATATCTAAGAGCTTTCTTTATTTTTCTTGGAATTCTTCTCTTAGCCGCGATATGCCAATCCATAAGCTGCTCCGTTTAAATCATATATTTGCTCTTCTAGTAGGTCCCTATCAATCTCTAATGCTGAATAATTAGATACCATGTGATAATCAACCGAATGTCTATGCCCATCAGCACTTGGGTCTCCAAGCGTAAATCCAATGTTATACTTCATAATTAACAAGTTCCATATTCTGTTTCTTTATAAAACTCAATCTTTTGCCCATATAGTTTCCATAATTCCTGGTTTATTTCAGTAAATACACTATAAGGCATCTTTTTATTCTGCCTAGCAAAATAGGCAGGATGATACACTTCTATAATTTTAGGACTATTTACAATATACTTCTTAAATGATGATGCTTGATTACCAAATAAGACATATATTATACCTCCATCTCTAGAACTTAGATTGTGAATTAATTTGGCAGTAAAGGATCTCCACATATCAAAGTGTGAGCCAACTCTACCAATTTCACAAGTGAAAGCAGTGTTAATCATTAAAATACCTTGCGTTGCCCATGATTCTAGAGTATTATCAAATTCTATCCTATTGTGTGGAATTTCGTAATTTATTACAGCTTCTTTAACTATCCGTAATGAAGGCGATAGTTTATCTTCTGGGGTGTCCTTTGAGTTGCCAAACAATATCCCAGTAGCCACACCTTGTTGTGGGTACGGGTCTTGTCCTAAAAATACAACTTTACAATCTTTAAGAGGACACGCTTGAAACGCTCTAAATATGTTTTGAGAAGCAGGACACAGGGTAGTCTTGTCCAGTTTTCCTATCCATGAAACTACCCTATATAGTTCCTGTGTATCAATTACTCCCATCCAATCTCCAAAATACTCACTAGCTTTCATTAATAAAAATTACGCTTAATAAATTCTTCTCTTAATGGAATAGCTAATTCTCTAGCCTGAGGATGGGCTGTGTTAGAGCATCTTAGAGGAAAAAATCCCTTTTCTACAATTCTATACTTCTCTCTGTCTATCTCATCAAGCTCCTCTGGAAATTTACCATGTATTCTCATATCAAGTAGGTTAGTTTCCTTATAAAAGATTAAATACTCTCCCCACCAATCTTTTACAAACCCAGTCATTATTGCCTCTGCTTTTATACCTAAAGGAAGAAATATTCTTGCCTGTTGAGCAGTCCACCCTCTCTTTAACCATTTGAAGTAGATTTCTTCTATGACTCTCATGTCTTCCCCAAGCTCTAACTCTTCTTCTTCTTTAAGCCAACATGGATAAACTACAGTAATTGAACTACCAAACTTATCTCTAAGATAATTACAATAACGAGTGCTTTCTTGAGCCATTGATGTTACTCTGTGTCTGAAGAACTCTCTCATCACTCCAGCATCTGCTATAAAGCGTACAGTAATTCTCTTTTCATGTTCTTTGCTGGGATTACAGATATATTCCAAATCATCTAACCAACCATTCTCTACAAGTACTCTATAATTAGTAGTGACAAATCCATTCCATGTTCCCTTTTCTGCTTCTCCAGTACTATTAGCTACAGAATAAGGATTACTACAATACTTAAAATATTGTTGTCTAGAAGACATTGTTAGAAATAGATATACAGTACCATGTTCTAACATAGCTCCGTGCCCGGACTTCACCATTCTCTCGACAAATTTTGCAGCAGAATCTGGGGTAATTTTATCTTCTGACTTGTAACAAGTCCTTCCAGCTATTTCAATCTGTCTATATACAGTATTAATAAGCTCTTGTCTGACCATTTTAGGTCCTATTTCCATGTCATCTGGAATGGCTATGCTTCTAGGTTTCTGCTCTAAGATTTCAAAGTATGGTTTAATTAGCTTCATTGTAATCCTTTGTTAGTTCATCATTAGTGTATTCATCTGCTTCGTAATTGCTCATTGCCTGGTCATACCATGTCCAATTATCAACACCTGCCATTTCTAGACAACGCAACTTCCATCTATCCCTTAATAACTCTGCTAACTCGTCTTTTCTAATTAACTTCATTTCCATAGTCCTAGTTCTATACCTAATGCTTTATCCATGAAGCAATACGTTGTTCCGTCCTTTAATGTCCTGGTATTCGGCTTTATGTGTAATGCTAAAGGACAATCTTTATTAATTCCTGTAATATCTCCAGTTCTCCAAGGTTCTTTCTCAGATTTTTCTGCGTCGATGCCTATTATGAATAAGGCTTCATCCTTATACTTTGCACATTCCTTGCAAGCATGATCAGAATAACCTACAGTTTTTCCATGTAGACTCTTTACCTCTTTTGCAGCTTCTTCAGAAAGAAGGGAATTCATTATGATTCCCTCCTCTGCTATATTCCCACAAACTGGGCATAGGTAGTTTACTAAAGAGACCTCTAGTTCTTTCGACATCTCTTACAAGCTTTATATCCTTGTTTACGAGCATCTGATAAAGATATTTTCTTAACTTCGGGGTTACGAGCCTTCAAAGAAGGACAATCCTTGCTAGTATGATAAACACTGCCAGTCTTTGTTACATATACACCAGTATCTTCATAGTCAATACAACCACCGGTCGGATTTCCATTTTCGTCGCAATAAGCTCCACTATTAGCTAGAATTAACTTTCCGTTATCAGCCTCTATTACTTCGTCACCATTTTCTAAATACATATCCTCTACCTTTCTTAATGTTAAACTTTTTATTGAATGATAATCATGTCTTATATTTTGTTCTGCTTCATATTCATCTTCAGCAGTAGTCCAAACATTTTGATCATCCCCGTAAGTATGTTCTATATGATATATAAATCTTTTCATTTTATTCCTCCGAAATAAGCTCTACTAGAGTGAGATTTCTAAAGGTCTCATTTAGAGACTTTCTAGCTTCCTCCTCACTTGGAGCTTCTATAGTAACTGTTTCTGCACATCTTTTCTTAAATTCTATATAATACGTATAGGTTTTCATCTTGAATATTTTATTAAGTTTTTACATAGAAAAATAATATTACACACAACTGTACACAGACAAGTACAAGCTATTATAACTAAACATCCCATGAAAGTATAAATCAAAAATCCATGAGATTATTTTCAACAATGGTCATCGTTTATAATATAATAGGGTAGGATTATTATCATGTATATCAATCTGGTCTAGTTGATATAATGCCAACTTCTGAGAAAATTGTTGTCTATCAAATCCATTAGATATAAGATGATAACCGCTAACAGTGGGAATTATATGCTTAATCCTATCTCCCTCTGATCCTCTGCATTCATTAATTAGAGATATTATCCTATTCTTATATTCATCGTCTTTAGAATCTATATCAACAATCCACAACTTCTTATAATTAGAACTTCTACTGGCACCAGTAGCCCTGTCATATACAGCTATGCCCTGCCTAGTATTTCCATTCTTAATAAGGTCTGCAAATTGTTTAATAGACTCACAGGCTATATCAAGAGTATTTCGAGGATTAATCCAAAAATAAGCTCTAGCATTATTACTATTACACAAGTCCTTTATGTATGGCTCTTGTCTCAGAAATTCCTCCTTTGTAAAAAAGTAGAAGCTTCTAATAGTTCTAGCACCAGACGTATAGGATGGGAGTTCTACCCCATCCTTCTTTCTTTGAATTATTTGAACGAAATAAAAATCATCTTTATCTACTAATCCATCAAATAGATTAGCTAAATATTCAAAATTGTCTACCATAAAATAAGTCGTTAAATATATTAGCACCTCCAAAGTAGTCAGGAACACATCTAGTTATAATAAGCTGTCTGAATGAATCTCCATGCTTCTTTTTAAGGTAATCTTCAAGTGAGCATTTAGCTATCAACTCATTGCTTTTATTTTTAACTATAATCTCTTTATCATAGAGTGTCTCACTATACAAGACTACATTATAATTGATCCTGTAATTCATTTTCTATATGTTTTTTAGCCTCACGCCTTGCTTTTTTCTTATCTACCACATCCATCATTATTTCTCCGTATTTTTTGAAATAGATTTCACCTCCCCATCCTTTCCATCCTTGAGAACCATAAGCTCTTCTTTTTCTTCTACGTTCTACCTTTCCCTCTTTATCAAGGTATGGAGTAGGGATTCTATTCTTCGGATTGTGTGCGGTAGGATGATGCTCCTTGTAAGTTCTACTCATGCTATAAGTTTTTCAATATATTCTCTATCCTCTCCTTTAAAGATTGGAATCTCATTATCAATAAACCAATAACTTCTTAAAGTTTGATTCATAGTCTGATGATATTTCTTTATACAGCAGCTTCCTCTTTTAAACTTAGTAGGATAATCATTCCAGTTAATTCCTTTCTCCTGAAATAGTAACTCTTGAATTTGATTAGAGTTTAGACCTTCCAACTGTTTGTGAGAGAAATGTGCCTGCCCAGCTGAAGAAATGCTGTTCCTCGTAGCATCCTGCTGTCTCCATAGGATACAATTAGTTACTTCCTCTTTTGGAATGTTAAAGCATCTGGCATCAAACATTGCTCCAGTCTTAAGAGAACGCTTATATGAGCTAGTTAACTCATCATCGTCTAACTTTCCATTATAAGAAAGCTCTACGATTTGCTCTTGAAATCTTCTGTTAAAAATAAGAGTTGCCATAGATGCTGCCACACTACATATCTTCTGAACATTATAATCAAACCAGGCGTCAGTAGTAAGTTTCTGATAGTCGATAAGTACTAAAGTAATTTCATCAGACTGTGTGTATCCCAAAACACATCCCTGAATATTCTCACATAAGTACTTCATTGTTTCTTGCATAGCATTACACATAGCCTCGTCAAAGGGTTTATTAAAACCTCTTGTGAATGTGTGAAATGCCTTTCCATCCAGTCTTATAATAACTGGTGTGCGTCTAGCTAAAAATGTTTTAGAACGATTCTCATAATAAGATTTCATTCTATCTCCTAATTCATCTTTCATAATGTTTTTCGCATTTTTCTATTTTAACACCTCCGAAGTATACGTTTCCACTAACTCTATAGCTAAAGTCCTTCTCATCTTTTATGAAATAAAGCCAATAGTCTATGTCCCATCCATTAGTATCAAACCCGTCATAAGTACAGAATTTCCATCCAAGGCTTTCCATTACCTTTACTACAGTAGACAGTGCTATATCTCCACCTATAAACGATTCTGGTTCACCTTCCATAATTAGTGATAAATTCTCGGAAATACTTCTTATACCCTGAGTAATAATTTCTCCCCTATTAACTAGTTCGGCATTATGCCACATAAGTTCATCCTTATCATTGTAAATCTCTCTAGTAGGACTTCCATTATTATCTACTGGATCTAACTCATCAATAACCTCATAGATTTGTTCAGAATCATAGCAATCAACCTCTCCGTATCTAACTTTCTCAACCGCCTCCTCTATAGTATTAGCCTCTACATCATAGAAGTACCTGTTCCAAGAGCGGGACAATATGTCCTCATATAGCTTAAATTTTGTCATAACTCACTGATTAAAATTTCAGAATCTAAATCTTTTCCACTATAGTCAACAATCTTAAGTTTCCAGTTGCCAAGGAATCTAGCTTTACATACTTCCTTAGCTATGGCTATTACATCTTCCGGAGAGTAGAAAGCGTTAGTATTATCACCAACTTTATACCCACTCCACCGTGAACTATCTTCTTCAATTTCCCCAGAAGTAACAGGTCTTACTAATTCTATTCTATAGAATCCAGCAGCCAGAGGATTTTTCTCTTCAGCCTCATATGTTTCCTTACACATAGTGTAAGTATTTGGACTGTCCTCTGGACTGAAACTTACTCCCTCAATGGTAATATTACCATAATAATGGACTGCATTCCAACTTACTCCACGATAAGTAGTTACATCCAGTGTAACAGTTCTTGGAGAATTATTTCTAATCCAAGAACCCCTAGTGATGAATCCAGGAATAGAAATATCTAATCCTGCATTATCTTTAAATACTTCTGGGTAGTCTTTTCTGTCCCAACAATGTTCAATAGCTTCTTTTATATCCATATCACCTAGGAACTACGTCCAAATCAGTTATATAAAACGAATTATCATCTATATCCTTTTGCACAAAGTAGCCTCTAACCTCTACAGTCTCTCCGCTTAAGGTGTGTATCATAACCTCTCTGTCTTGGTCAAATTGCTCCAATATTTTAATTAATTGTCCTACTAACATTCCCATATAGGATAATATTCATTATAGTGTAAACAAAACCTATATAATCTATTAGCTGCTTCAACTGGAGTATGACCATCCCATTCATCTGCTTTCCATCTTTCAGGAATATTAAACAGATTCCAATCCTCTATTCTGTAATGATTACTTACTTGACCAGTAGGAAGATAAGCCATAACTATGAACCATCCTCCTCCAAAGCATAGCTCTCCATCTGCGTGTCTATAAGATTTATGAACCTCATATTTACCTTCTAAACTGTTAAAGAATGCTGCATTATACAGCATTCTATAATGGTAAAGTTCATCGAAGCTATGAAATCCATCAGAGATTTCACCCTCTGGAAGAAATAAATTCTTTAACCTTTGTAGAAGTTTCATATTAGAACTTTCCTTCGTTAGGTTGTAGACATATAAGTCCTTGTTCTCTCCACATTTTTACACACTTAGAACTATCATCAAGGACAAATTGTACGTTATACTTTCCCTTGATGTTTTCCTCGTAGATTCTTCTCTTACAGTCTGGACCTGGACTATAATCTCCTACTGGTCTAAAGAACATAGCATCAGACGGAATATCATTCTTCTTTAACCATTCCTTTGTAGCATCTACAACCTCAGCAGTTCCTTCTCTACCAGTAACTATGAAAACTAAGCAATGCTCTCCCATTTGTCTTACTAGACGACAAATCTCTTCTACTGGAGTGTCCTCTAGCATACCATTAGCACTATTCTCCCCATAAAATGGTCTTCCAGAAGTATTCAAACAGAGAGTAGCATCCATATCTACTAATATCACAGGTCTTCCTCCATCAACGTGCTCAGCCTTATTCTTAAGCATTTCTTTAATATCAGAATTAATGATAAAGTTCCTATAGCGTCTCCAGGTTTCTTTAATGACCTTCTCCCCAATAGGATTAGGACGAGCCGCATCTCTACGAATACATTCCTCGACCGGAGTCCAAAAGTCTTTGTATTCTATATTTACATGAATACCAGTATCTTTCTCTATATTCTCACACAAAGTACGAATCCATGCATCCTCTTTAAGATTTAGGTTCATATTATCAACTACTACATCATAACCCTTAATAAGGGCAAATGTAATCATATTAGCCTTAGCCTCTGTTACTAACTTCTCTCTACTTGGAACCCAATAGTCTCCTAACATGTTACGAACATCATCGTTGTTGAATCTAACTCTATGCTCTGGGTCTTCATGACACCATTGTTTAGCCCAAGTTGATTTACCGCTTCCCTGAATACCTCTACAAATAATAAGTTTTCTTTCTTTCATTTTAATCAGTATATTTTGATAAACGTTCTTTTAATCTTTCTAGCTTTCTTTCTTTTTCCAGTTCAACTTTTTCCTTTCCAAAGTAATAAGAAAGTTGTTCACACATAATCATAACGTCAGCAATTTCAGTTATAATATCATCATTACCAACCCTACCTCTTCTAAACTTACAGATAGCATTAGTAAGTTCACTACACTCTTCTACCACCATAGCAGCCTGAGCTGGAAATCCATAAACCTCCATTGCCTTTCTGCATAAGTTTTCTGAATCAATCATTACAAATTTCTTTCATTTTATCGTGAAACAGTTTAACAGCATCTTCATTAGTATAGCTTTTTTGAGCTAACAATTTACATACATAAGCTCCCTGACCAATACTTCGCCTAATCTCTATAACATCATCAAAATGTATCTCTCTAACTGTAGGAAGAGAGTTTAGAGATTCAGTTAATTTACGAGATTCTAAAATATGATACATATTATTTCTCATTAGTTGGCTTGAGCCACAAGTTAGTCTTTTTGAAGATATAATCTCTAAGTCTTGGAAGGTAATCAAGATACGTTAAGGTTCTAATGGTATCGCATCTAAAACACTTAATCAGTTCCTCTCTAATCCTCTCCTCTGATACTACTGACATCTTAGCATCATAGTCATAAAATACCATAGCTTGCCAAGTTGTTTGCTCTATTGTGAATCTCTTAGTAACCGCAAACCTAATGGCTCTAAGTATTCTAAGAGGGTCATCATCAAACGTAGTTACAGGGTCAAGAGGAGTTCTTATCAAAGCATTTGTTATATCATGCTTACCATGAAAGTAATCAATAATTTCACCAGTGTCGGGGTCTTTAGCCATAGCATTAATAGTGAAGTCCCTACGTGACAAATCATCATACAAGTTACCTGGTTCTACTATGGGAGTTCTAGTACCTGGAATATATCCTACTTCTTTACGTGCCATTACGAAATCTGCTACGCCTTGGTACTTATATCCTTCTGGGAATTTAGCACGTATAGTGTAACATTCTGGAGTAATTAAGAAGATTTCAAACTTCTCACTTCTCAAGAAACCTTCTAATTTCCTAAACATATCCTCTGCTGTGTATAAAGGAGTAATAGTTCCATCAGGACTACCACACCCAGCGTCTAGTAGATACCCTCTAGGTACAGCTACATAGTCAACATCCTTATTAGTAAGACCTAACAGCTCATCACGTACCTTACCACCAACTTCATAGAATTTAAAATCTTCCATCATTCTCCCTTTCCATAAATCTCTCCATCATACTCTTCCCATTCCTCATCGTCACCTTCAAACTCCTCAATAGTATAGTGATAATAGTCTCCTTCACTAGTTTGCTCCCATAATTTATCCCAATCCTCATCTTCCATATCATCTGGGTCATATCCAAATTCCTCAGCAATATCATTCTCGCATTCATAGAATTGGAAGTTTTCATAAGCTAACTGGTCAGCTATTTCATCCAACTCATAATCATTTTCTGCCATAGCACGGAATGTATCGTCCATTCCACACCAACTAGTACTAACGTGAATTAAAAACCTTTTCATAATTTCTTAATTGTTACTTCATCATAAGTTATACTTTCTACAACCCCATCTAAATAGTGATATACCACATCCATTAGAGTATCTTCTGGTACGTCCTCCAAGCTAGTGTATTCCTTATCTCTACCATCATTAGCATCTATCAGCAGTGAGCTGTCAGAAATATCAAATGTAAATTCTAACTTAAATTTCATGATATATTACAGCAGATTTTACTAAAACCAGAAAGAGAAAGAGAGCACTGCATTACTATTGTACCTATCATTTCACAATAGGATTTTGTAGTATTAAGCTCTTCAATATACTCTTGTAGGCTTATAATTTCTTGGATATATTCAGAGTTTTGCGAAGCGTACTTCTCATAGATTTGAAGCCTACTTGTACAACTCTTTAAGTCTTCCTCTATGCTTCTGACTACCTGGTCTATCATTTCAGTGGTAAGATTAGTATAGACATCACTGTTTCCAGCCCAAGCAATATTTATTTCATCACATATTGCCCCGTATACACAATGAGACCTACTGAAACTTACGATTTCTATTGGCTTATCTCCCTCCTTAGGAACTCCATAAATGTTTAAATAACTACTCATATTCTCTTAACTTAGTAATTAAATTATGAACTTCGTTTTTCAGTCTCTTATTCTCCTCAACTAGAGATTCATTCTGTTCTCTTAGTTTCCGATTCTCTACTTCTACTTTCCATTGTGACCACTCAAACGCTACAACCGGAACTCTATATCCTTCATGTTGTATTACTAGTTCTAGTTGGTTAATCTTTTTATTTAACTTTCCATTTTCACACACAAGATTTAGTCTCTTCTTCCATTTCTTAGAAAGAGGTTTTTCTAGTTCCTTAATATACTCTTCAAGTACATTGATGCGATTCCGCAACTCATCCATTATTTTCTTCCTACCCTTATCGTACTCTTGGAATTGTTGTATCGCGTATCTTAAACGTATTACTTCTATGTCTTTATTCATAAGTTAATTTTTAAGATGCCCTAACTGCACTCCTAGGAAATTACTCCGTGGTCTGTCTCCCATAGGATCAGGGGCTCAGGTTTGGCATCACTACTATAGCCCCTTATTCGTTAATGAATCCAATAATTAGGCAAAGGTCCATCAGCTTCAATGTAATCCTTATACCCTTTTACCTCAGACTCTGGATACGTAGTATTCTTAGTTATATTATAAAATACTCCATCTAAACAATCCACAACATCACCATTCTCCATTATGACTTTATCTGCCACACTGAAATTAGTATGACATTTGGACATTCTAGCTACGTCAGCTCCAAGATGTACTCTAGTACAGAATGGTTTTCCCCCATCAGCTAAACATTTAACTAGGACATTAGCCATATCTTCTGCTATAGATTCTGGACATTCCAAATTTATCTCATCATACGGAGTAACACATAAGAGAACAATATCAATTAAATTATTATTCATAATCCAATTAAATAGCTTTATCATTGCTAGCTTAAAAGCCATTGCTCCTCTATTCTGAATCCTATAATTAATAGATTGCTTTTCAGAATCTGATTTTCTTCTGAAATACCTAGTTACCTGCTGGACAGTATCGCAGCCTGGAGCATCGCGCTTCATTTCTCTATAATATTCCCAATATCCATCTTCTTTAAACTTCTCTTGCATTTTGAACATCCACTTTGCATCAAATATGTGTGCCCTATGCTTAGTTATAGGATTCATTAGGATATATCCATTTCGCATTACTGCTTTTCTACAATAGTCCTGGTATTCTGCAATTCCAGAAAAACCTTTCATAAAGTTATCATAAATGTTCTTCGCATCCTTCTTGTCAAACCCACTATTGACGTGTAAAGTATTATCATCACCTCCATAGAAAATAGCAAATTCAACAGCTTTTGCATTTTGTCTGTGTCCCTTATACTTGGTTTTAACTTCTTCAACAGTTAATTTTCCAAGAAGATCGGGCCAGCACATTTTTGCTACTTCACTATGCATATCTCCTCCAGACTCAAGAATATTAATCATCTTCTGGTCATTAGATACGGAGGCAGTAATAGCACTTTCCTGTCCAGTATAATCACAAGAAACCCATAGATTACCCTTCTCTGAGGTAAAGCACGCTCTAGTTTTCTTATCTCTAGGAAGATTCAACACATTCACTTTGTAAGGACCTCCTCCAGATGATATTCTACTTGTATCAGTTCCTATTACGTGCAAGTCTGCATGAACTCTTCCAGTTTTAGGATTTATCGCCTTCAGCCAGTTTTCTCCATAGGTAGAAACCACCTTTGCAGCTTCCTGATACCTCAAATAAATAGGAATAATAGGAAACTTATCCTTTTGAGGCTTAAGCATTTTAGCCTCCACGGACTTCTTTTTCTTCTTGGTCTTTTTATCAAAAGTATCAACTTCGATGCCTAAGACTTCAAACAGTTTGATTACTTGTTTAGAACTACTCCAATTTATAACACATTGTGGCTTATCATTAAAACCAGAAAATAGGTCTCCTTGCAAATCTATCTTGGTAAATAGACTTGATACCTTCTTCTTATAAGCTTTCAATTTTAAGCTCTGATAAGGCACTTCTAGGTCATCTTTTGGAGAGCGTATATACTTATCCTTTAATAATCTTCTTTCCTCCTCTACTATATCATCAGGCTTATCATAATCCATTTCTGGATAACGAATATCCCAATCTCCATTCTTAACTCTTTTAGAATCCCATTCTACTACCCAATCATTCAACTCTTGCTCAGATGTCTTAAGTTTAAGTAAATCTTTGGCCATCTTGTTTTTCCATTTAGCAACATCAAGATGAACTCCACAATGCTTAACATAAGCTAAGGATTTAGCAAACTCGCACTCAAACTCTACAGCCAAAACCAGATCTTGAAGCTTAAGTTCCTCCATCTGCTTATCTAGAATGTCCTCCAGATACATGACATCTCCAGCAGCATAAACAATCACATCCTCAGTAAGACCATCATTTATGATTTTACCTCGGACTGTTTTATCAATGTCTATATTAAGATACCTCTTAGCCATAGCCTTCAAAGAATAACTAAGCTCGTAATAAGGAAGTTTTCCTGCCTCTTGTATAAACTCATATCCTGGAAGTTCTACTCCAAGTTCATTATACAGTTCGTTAGTTATAATCTTCGGATATCCTAAATAGATTAGTTGTTCAGCCAACATTATGTCATATATCTTCTTAGGATATATACCTTGAACATACATAAAGCACAAGTCAAACATTAGATTTACTCCAATAACTAGTACTCCAGATTCTAGATAGTCCTTTAGAGATCTTTTTTCACATTCTGTTAGAGTAGTCCAATCGAATACAACTTGGTTATTTTTATTTCCAAGTTGAACAGTTAATAAATCTTTAGTATGAGCATCGAGACCCATAGTCTCAGTATCAAACTGAACCCTTTTCAAAGGCAACAGAAAATCCATTGCCTTCTCAAAGGGAATATGTTGATACTTCTCGGGGCGAAAGAGAGTTTTATTTCTACTTACTAGATAAATCATCGTGACTATAGATTGTTATATTGTTAAGGACAATATCCTCATTATCTATATTCAGTTTTTCGATAACTTTATCTTTAACCAACTCTTGCATTATGTCCTCTGAGAGGTCTCCAACTACTTCAATATCTACCATTGTCCCTAGTTCAACTCCTACTTCTACCTTAACATTTCTTGCTAATGGTTCGTTATAGGGTGCTCTAGGATCGTCAGCTGCTCCTACTGGATAATTATCGAAAGTCCTCATAAGGGTCGTATGACATAGGATCAACCAATTCCCAATCATCTGCATTCATGTCTTCCCCATCAAAGGGATAATATGTACAACTTTGGTCTGAAAAGTCATACATTATGAACTGGTCATGATAAGTAACCCCAGCTTCATACTCTCCCATAAGAACCTTCATTTGGGTAGGTATAGATTTCATCTTCAAGACATCCTGTGCAGGAATTTCTGCAGGAATCTGCATAAATACTACAAGGCTACTTTGAAAGACTCCTCTTCTTACTACTTCTCCTCTACGCAATGCTGGTAAAATTTCCTCGAATTTCATTATAATAAATTTTTAAGTTGATTAGAAAATCTACGTCTTAGTTTAGCTAATGCTCCTTCTTTCATCTGTCGGATTCTTTCTCCTCCAACGCCATACATATCGGCTATAATTTTCGGATTTACTGGAGCCATTCCAATACCGAACAGCATACAGATTAAGTCATGCTCTCTAATAGTCAATTTTGAGAGCAAATTCTCGATTTCCTTAGCTACATAAATCTTATTCACCTGTTCGTCTAAAGGGTCTTCCCCATCAGGTATAACATCACAGACTTGACTATTTTCCTCATCTCCTCCTATAAAATCATCCACAGATACTAGCTTGTTAGAAAATTGAGCAAGATAATCAATCTGCTCCCTAGGAATATCAGTCATTTCCGATATTTCTTCCGAACTAGGATTTCTATCGTGAGATTGTAGGAATTTATTAGTTGCATCGAGTATACTAATTACTAGTAATTGCTGAGACATTGGCAAGCGGATTTCCCTAGCCTGCCAATATATAGAGTTATAAATACTTTGTCTAATCCACCATACAGCATATGATAAGAATGTGACACCTCTTTCTGGGTCAAACTTATCAATAGCTTTCATTAAACCTTCATTTCCACTAGAGATTAAATCCATCAAAGGAATACCTCTGTTTTGAAATTGCTTAGCAATAGTTACAACGAATCTTAAATTAGATTTTATAACCTGCTCTCTAGCAACATCATCTCCCTTTTGGGCTTCACAAATAAGACGAGTTACCTCATCACTATCCAATATTTTATATTTGGATATATCTTTGAGGTAACTAGTCAATAATGAATCCGAGCGGTCGGTGAAAATGATTTTCTTACTCACCTTCTTTCACAACCTTGGCCTCTGAAATTTCATCTTTCGGAGCATTAAGTCCTATACGAATTGATAGTACAGATACATATGCTTCCATTGCTTTTAGTTGGGCAATTAACAAATCACGATTCAGATTATCTACTTCTTTGCTCTTATCGCTCAAAATAAATTCTCTAAGTTTGTTAGCACGTTCATTGACTTCATTAAATTCTCCCAACATTCTCTGAAATACAGCTTGTTCCATTTGATTAATTTTTGATATTACAAATGAATCTAGACCCGTAGGTTTTAAGGAAATTAGTTTCTTCCTTTACTATCTCATAAATTTCAATTATTATTAATGATAATATTGATCCTCCAAGAATGTATAGGGGGATGTTATTAAATATCCAGATATAATGGTTCATAAGAAATGTCATAAGCATCATCAAGAATGGACACGTTAGCAATTTTAGTTACCCCAATGTCTGTTAACTGATGATTTCCTTCATGAATATGACCACAAAAAGCATATTTTGGTTTCTTATCTAGGATAGCAGAAGCCAAAACTTCATTTCCAGCATCAACAGGAGTTGAGTGCCACATATTAGGAGGTACTAAACCACAATTATTCAACTTAGGAGCATCATGACTAATCAGTATGTCACAATTTCCTGGAATATTTTGGTACAACTCTTTTAGCTTTTCGTCAGAATACATAAATGCCCAGTTACCAAATATATGGCAAGCTGGAGTTCCATATATTCTGTATACCTTTCCATCATTACTTAGATAATCAAAGTGAGAATTATCTAGGTATACTGCCTTCCCTTCAGTAGGAAATGTAATTATAGAATTTACCCACATAAATTCTCTATTCTCAAACACAAAGTCGTGATTTCCAGCTACAAATACGACTTTTTCACAGGGAAGAGATTTTATCCAATCAGCAAATTCTGTCTTTAACCACTTCTCACACTGTGGTTTGTTCCTTTGCATCCTTAATGGAACAATATCTCCACAGATTAATACCATCTCGCATGGTTGAATATCATCAATCAGAAATCCATGCAAGTCACTTAAAATACATATTTTCATAATTTGTGCGCTAAACCATAAACATTCTTAGTCCATCCATTCATATGTCCTTTATTGTTTCCAATCAGACATCCTCTGTTAGGGTCTACTGAATATACTTTGTGAGTAAAACATGAACCTCTAACCTTACAAAAAACTACATCTCCAACATTACATTCTTGCCAAGTTATAGGAGTAACAAGATGTTTCTCATTACTCTTATACAGAGGTAGCATTGAATTTCCTGGTTCGCTTGTAACAAAAGACTCACCATTCTTCAACCTCTGTATTTTCTTCAGCGTGTTTGGGTTCATATTCTTTTAATCCTTTTTTAGTCATATTAGAAATAATAGTTATATATTTCTTTTCACCATCCTCTTCATAACTCCAAACATGGTTGTCGATAGCTTGGTCTATAGTCTTGTTATAATAGGAATAATCTAAGATAGCTTCCCAAGTAGCCATGCTCTTTGTAATACTATTCTTTTCTTCTTTAACTGCCCAGTTAAATATCCATAACAAATGCCAAGTTCTGAAAAACGTTATACAAATCATAGGGTCCCACTCGTGCCTAGGACTATCCCACTTATCTTTCCATCCAAGTGCGTGAAATCCTATATCAATTACTGGATTGTAGTAGTCTCTTCGAGCTGGAAGCCCAAACGTCCAAAACTTCTTTCTAAAGAGAAAGTGAGCCTTTGGACGTTTGAAATATTCTCGAACTTCCCACCAGTGATACCAGGGATTCTTATACTCATTCCACCCTGGAGAGATAAATGGAATTTTACTATGAAAGAAATAGGAAACCCGATATCTCAGGCTTCCATATTTTCTGCCAAATAAATATTCCTTAAAGTACATCTAATTCTGGATATCTTTCTATTATTCTACTAGTAAATTCTTCAAATATCTCATCTTCTGCATAGTCTGACAGCTCCTCTGAGTCTTTTATCAAACCTAACTTCTCAAGATAATAATTCATGTTATCTCCAAAGACACATTGCAGATCGAATAAGCTCATTTCCTCTCCATCAGCATCCTTCTTAGTATCTTCGACCACTAAATCAATAACCTGATCAATATCAAGAGATAACTTCTTTGTTACTACTGTTTCATAAGTTACTGTTATATTATGCATAATTTAATTTTCATCCTCAATATTAGACTCTCCCTTATCTAACTCCTTTCCTTCTTTATCCAGGAATTTAAAGCATTTCAATTTGAAAGCCTCTGATTTCATATTCTCTATTTTGATAACAATACCCTCATGAGGTACTTTATTATCGCAAGACGGAGAAGTACGTTCCATATAGAACTGAGTATCATTTGCTAACTTCTCCATAAAGTTTTCGTTCCAATGTTCAGACTCATTAAGTTCTGGATATAGAGCTTTTGCAGTTCCATAATACCATTCTTCCACTGGGGTAAGCCCAACCTTGGCACACCATTGTTGAACTTCACGAGCAGAAAACTCGTGAACAACTCCATCAACATTAGTTATAGTTACTCGATAGATACGAACCTTAAAGTGTTTCTCTGGAGTATATGCTTCTCCTTCTTTAGGAGGCATACATCCATAATCATAGTTCTTTTGGATATAACCACCATTCGGTAAGAATCCTACTATCTCATAATATGCTGTCATGCCTTTAGACAAACAAGGCTTTACTATTTTATCAGCCTCTGCCCAAACATCACATCCGTAGAATCCTGGAGTAACATTTTTGTTATAGAACTGATTCTTAATTACAGTTCTAGAGGCATAGAGATAGTCATACTTATTAAACTCTTCTCCTGTCAACCATTTAGCAATCTTCTGTTTCCAATCTAGATCTTGCTTACACAAAACATATGCGGAAATACCAGAAGTACCATGTATTTTCTCGGTAATACTAATTAAGTCATTAGGATGAATTACATTAGGACATTTCTTAATAAGAGTTGTGTCGTAGTGGAATCTAAACTGTTCATCAATAACCTTGCTGATTCCTTTGACTTTCTTCGTTTGGTTGTTACGTGGAGTTCCTCCTTGCCCTTGTTGTCTCTTGGGAATGTACTTTTTGTTAATCCAAAATTCTTTGCCTTCATGTTCTACAATATCAAATTCAATACCCGCTTCAACTTCAATCTCCTTATTAGTTACAGACATTATATAGTTCTGAAACTGGACTACTGGAAGAATAAAACCTTCAGACAGCTCATTCTTTAATCTGATAGCTTTTACTCTACCATTATCCTCAAACATACCAGTTTGTTCTGGGTCATTGTTTAATTCTTTATGACGATAAAGATTACAATATCTCAGAAAATCTGGATTTATACAACAAGCTGTTGGAAAATATACATATAGTCCTGGCTGAGAATCAATCCCAGTAATGATATTGAAACCATCAATGGTACAACACTTAAGTCTAGCAACTTCTGGATTACTATGCGCTCTGAAATTTTTAATGTCTACAATCTTCGCCAAATAATTTACATTGGCTCTTTTACTCTTAGATAACTTCATTTATTCTCTATTTAAAATGGTTCTTCTGTAGTTTCTATAAATTCACACATAAAGTTAGCATATACCTGAGCCTGTGTTTCGTTAAACTCATTATTAAAGTAAAATTGAAACACATGGAATAATTCGTGATAGAAGGTATTTCTTATCTGTTCGTCACTAAGAGAAACCGTTCCATCATGTTCAGAATTAATAGTTCTAGCTAACTTAATGGTATTAGTAGCATCACAGAAATAACCATAGTTATTGTTTGGAAGAGAATCTTCTATGACTACAGTTATTTCTTGATTAGCTACTTTAAATTTATCTGGAAGCTTTCCTCCCTTATTCAATTTCGTCATAGTAAGCTGAATATAGCTTATTTAAATAATTTACAAACTCCTCTTTGCTCTCAAATAAGTTATCTACGTCTGGAAGCTTTACCTTGTTGGCTATTCCATCATTATCATAGTACACAATGTCTATACCACTCACACTATGACACATCGTATCGCACATTCCAGCAAAGATTAGAATGTCATTTTCTGATAAGTAGTTACTCAACCAGGGAAAATCTTTATTATCGTCTACATGATGTCCATAATACCCACAATTCCAACTTTTTCCCTCTGAGAACTTACCAGAGTATTTGCTAACATAGGATAATACTAGTAAGAGAAGTTCATCTTCTTCAAAAGAACTCTTGTCAAATTCAATAGTATCTCTCATATAATCCCCATCGTTTGCATCGCACTCCACATATACTATATACAATTCCCTATTATTCGGAATAATGGAGTATTTAGCTTTCTTCAAAATATCAAACTTTTTGTATTTCATCGCGTATCAAGTACAATAAAATTATCACACATTTTTATAACATTCACTCTTATTCCTCCTTTTAAAGCTCGTGTATCACACACTTCATACTTTTCTTCTAGGAGAGAGGCGTCTTCTTTAGTAATCTTTACCCAATAGACACCATTTTTCTGTTTAGAACCATTCCATATCAGATGCTTTACTAGCCAGATATATCGCTTCTCTACATCATTCATTGTTAATAATAGATTTATAGATTTTCTCAGACTCCTTTAGGAACAACTCTGATATGTTTTCATCAGTAGTAAGTTCCTCCATAAAGATTCTTCCGAATTTTATATTGATAATACTCATAGAAGCCATAGCTTCTCCATAAACCCAATCCTTGAAACATACATTACTAGCTTCTATTCCAGTATATGTAAGTTTCCTGAGCATACATATAGAGCATATTTTCTTACACTCTTTTCCTATCTCTACTAATTCAGTTAATTCATCAGGACTAGCCTCTCCTATATCTCCAATCTTACTTAAATAGGCTGAAAATTTGGATTCTGACTCTCTGTCCTTGTAATACACAACAGAGTATACCCCACTAAATCGTGGGGCAGATTCTATGTCTAGAACAGCTATTTCAGAATCAGTAATAAATACATCGTCTATGTAATTAAAATAGACATTTCCTAGAAGGGTAGAATCTTCAAACTCAGTTGGGCATAACATTGCATATGCCTTTGTCCAGGTTTCCTCTTCTATATCCTGAACCTTGTGAGACGTATTAATCATTCCTATTTCGTATAAACTACACTCATCTGGAACTTGTAATTCCATATCGGCATAGTTACCTCCATAGTAATACTGTCTGTAGTTAATCTTTTTCATTTTTACTCATAGTCACGAATACACTTCAGAACAGGCTGCAATGGTGTTCCTTCATCAGATAGATAGAAATACTTAACAGTAGCCATCTTTCCAATAAGCTCTTTAAGCCTTTCTCTATACTGCTGCTTAAGCTCTCTAGAACCCATCGGCTTAGCCTTAAATTCTATACCATCTTCAGTTATTAACGTAAAACACATATCCTCTTCTCGAAGACCTTCTGATAAGCCAGTAATTTCAAACTCTGCATCTTTATAGAATTTAAATTTAAGCATATCATTAGTACGTTTCCCGAAGCCATACTCCTTATCAGGATTTCTACATACTACTCCTTCCCAACCTTCTGATACATACTGGTCGTGGAGTTTCATTATATTCTCATATCCAGAAACCTTCTCCTGTGGAACTAATTGCATTTGAAGTTCTCCTTCTTCCCATTCTCTATTTGGGTCAAATCCAAGATTAAGTTCCTTTTGCAACTGCTTAAGAATCTCTAATCTATCTGAGAACTTCATTCCAGGAATCATGATGTCGTAAACATAATATTCAAGCCAGTCGCAGTCAACTGCGTTCTTCTCAAGACGAGCTGCTCCACTGATTTGTTGGAGGCTTTTACCATGTTTATACAACTCTCCATCAAGTATGTAAGCGGGATGAGATTCGAAGAACTTAAGCAATTTCTCATTTCTTCTGATATGACCTGTTGAATAGTCATAATTTCCCCCTCCCCTAGAAGCAGATAAAATCTCACCATCCTTGTAGTAGAAGGAACACCTAACTCCATCAATTTTTCGGCTAGCATACCAATACTTGACCTTATTGATTGAGGATTCTTTAACCTTATCTGCAGATTTTGCAAGCATATGCTTTGCAAATCCATTCTGGTCCGTCTTGATGTCTCCATAAAACTCCTCCAATTGTGTTTCACTATAGGTTTCCGGATCATTTTCCATTTCCTTGTAACCTTTATCTAAATATTTCTTAAGCTCAGACTTAAACTGCAACTCAAGTTGCTCTCTATGTGTTCTACCAGCCTTACCCTTAGTAATAACGATTTCTGGCTGCTCTGTCATCTTTCCATGTAGCTGTCCAGTAACTCTATTTATTACAAATCCAGCTTTTTCTTCATCCCACTCTTCAGTAGTAGATAGGTATACAACTCTAAATTTACCAGTAGAGGCTTTGCTTAACAAATATTTAATCATTCTTCACAAAATTTGATTGGATAGTATTTATTCAGGTCAGAAATTATATCTCTAAAGTCTACATCCTCATTTATAGAATATTCTTCATCTACCTCACTAATTAAATCTTTACAAATATCAATGACAGTTTCTTTAGATATCCAGTATGATCTACCTTCATAATTATGCCCTAGAAATAAAGTATCATAGCAATAGTCCATGACTAGACATTCATTATCTGAGATAAAGTCATCCCAATTACTTATAAATTGTCCAAACAATGTGTCAACTACACTCCATTGAACTTCTTTAATAATCGAATCTTCAAGATCCTCTGGGCATTCTGGAATGTTATTCATAATTAAACCTAACTCCCAATCAGAGTACGATTCCAAAGCTCTCTTAGTGTCCTCATAGCCAGGAAACAATCTCTCCATTATGTCTTCTCTTGTTTCTGTCATTTCTGATAGTCTTTAACAATATTCCATAAATCATCTATGGTATCTGTAGGAATTACATTCCCATTCTCATCATATGCCTGATTTGGGTCCTCTCCGAATCCGGGCTTCTCAAACAACCACCAATTAATCCAGTCTACTCCTTCATCAGAGAAAAGTTCTGGAAGTACAACATTAAGGAAATTCCAACCTAGTTCTGAAATAGGCAATTCAAACAAATCAATACCAAAGTCACTCCACCTATCCAGTTCTTTACTATAATTCAGAGCATTCTCAATCAGTTTAATAAATCCTTCTTTAGTCATAACAATTACCTTTTTATAATTTTCTTTTTAATATCTTCTTTCCAACCGCAATCACACTCCTCTGCTGCTGCAGTAAATGCTTTCTCTAAATCTCCGCTATCCATATATTCAGAGACCAACATGTCAGTATCAATATCATACCTTTCGATAATTTTCTCTGTGATTACTTTCAAAGCCATTCCTTCTAGCTCTTCATATAGAATGTTCTCCAGATTATCTGATAGTTCTTCCCACTCATCATTCATTTCGGAGATAGCTTTTCTACTATCCTCTTTCGACATCCTATCTTCTAGTTCTAGAATACGTTCTCTTAATTCTTCTTTTGTCATGGAACTTTCAATACATTTTTAATAACAATCTCCTTCTTCATCTTACCAAACTGCTTCTCTATTTCATCTGGAATATTCACTTTTATGTCCATCAACGATGTTAGGTATTTAACTTTATCCCTAACATCATCAATCAGAGCACCATTAGTTTTTATTCTCATTCCAATGTCTTCGATCCTTCTAGATAAGCATATAATTAGCAAGATATTACATAACCCTATTACTGCCAAAGCGTATACCATCATACTCCAGTATGTCCAAATCCACCTTCTCCTCTCTCAGTAGAGGGTAATTCTTCTACAGCCTCCCATTCTATAGTTTCATGCTTAGCAATAATCATTTGGGCTATCCTCTCTCCGTCCTTTATTCGCACAGGATGATTAGAAGTATTAACTAGTACTATCCCTACCTCCCCTCTATAATCAGCGTCAATAGTTCCTGGAGAATTTAAAACTGTAAGCCCATGCTTCAAAGCAAGTCCGCTTCTAGGACGGATTTGTGCCTCATAACCCTTAGGTAGAGCTATAAATAACCCAGTAGGGATTAAACATCTACCTCCAGGTTTAATCTCAATAGTGGAGGCCGCTGGGATTGTAGCAACCTTCTTATCAGTTGGATTTCCTTCTTTGTCTAGGACAAATGGAGCATCTGGAGCCTCTATGAGGCCTATAGCTACAACATCAGCATCAAAGAAGAATTTCTTTGGCTTTCCGTCTACTAAAGTAATTCTACTAAAATCCCCACAGATGTCCATACCTGCCGAGAGGGAAGTTTCATACTTAGGAAGTTGATGTCTGGATTCATTAATTATTGATACTTTCATGGAGCAAAATAAATTCTTTTAAGTAAAACTTAGCATCTATAATACACTTGGGAACTAGTCCTTCTAACTCTAAATCGTTTCTTATAGCGTCCCTCACAATGGTAGCCGATATTCCTTCTTCTACCTGTTCTCTAGCCATAAGAGTCATAGATATGTAATCCTTTAGCATAAACTTTGGAAACCATGTAGTAATGATTTCATACCCATCACTATAGTAGATATTAAAAGAGGATTCTTTTATAATACTAACTATATTAGCATATAAATAGAATCCCCAATCCTGAGAGTTGTCTGACTCATCAGTTAAATCCTTAAGAGGATGTATCACACATTTATTAAGCAGACCTTCCTCTTCTAGCGCTGTCTCTAATAATCTCATTCTAATATTTATCGGAATGGGATTTCTAGCATTTATTTTATCAGCACTTCCAACCAGCAAAAGAACCTTATCATTCTCTAAACAGGCTTTTCTAATTAAAGCTAGATGCCCATTATGAATGGGCTGAAATCTAGCTAAAATAACTCCGTATTTCATTTGGAATCTTTTTGTTTATTAGTTATCTCTGTAGTTTTAATTATCTCTCTAAAGTCTAATAACTTCCAGTTCTGTCTCTTATATTTCTTATGGTCTTGTGCGAAATCCTTTAAATCAGATTTGTTACAAAACAAAGCAAAAGCATAATCAACTATAATTTCAGAAATCTTTTCGTAGTTCTGCTCCTTATTTGTAGTCAAGTTGAGAACTACATCATCAATTTCTAAATCTGGACAGTTGTATTTAGCTGGAATATAGTTTTTGTCGTTATAATAAACGCAAACAATATTTGTAAATTTTCTAATCATATTAAGCTAGTTAATTCTCTTAATTTAATAGGAGTAAATTCAAAGTTAAACCAATCTCCGTCTATGGTCTGAAACATATGAGAATCCCAATCTATTGTTGTAATCTTTGGGACTGTTTTTACAGGATTACAATTAATGATTACAGGAAGTCCCACCTTAAATGCTCCAGTGATACCATCATAGACCTTTCCGGCACCAGATTTGTGCCAAACCTTTATTCTACCATGTTTAGAGTGGAGAAGATCTTCCTCCTCACTAGTGAAATCCTTGAAGATGTTCTCCTCCAAACCCTTTATCAGAAGACACTTTTTACTAAGAATATCAGATACATCACTCTTTTCTACCATATACAGTATAATTATTTAATGTTTTAAGTATCTCATCTATAGTACAAGTATTAGCCTCACTATAAAAAGCCATTACTGGTTCTGAATCATTATTGATGAGCACTGCAAAAGGAGTATGTCTAGCACTAAAGCCTCTTTTAATTTTAAAAGCTTTCTTTCTCTCCTTAAATAAACCTTCATGATAAGATTCTAATTCAATTAATGGATAATTAGGAAGAATGCTTTTCAGTTTGTCAACCAATATTTGACTGCCGTCGTCATACACTACTTTAAGAATCATTTCCAAAAACGCGATGTGATATCTTTAGCTATGGGTTTTCCATAACTATTATCTATTTGAAGCATTACTTGGTTAGTAGTTCTACTGCTGAGGGGACCTTTTTCTTCAATATATGGTCCAAGCTTTATATAATCAAAATTATTTAGATTAATACTCTTAGGTAGACTTTCCCTACCACTATACCAAGCAACCTTTAAATCTGGATAAAAATCCTTAAGGTAACTAGCTAATACATTAACTAGTGTTGGGTCTGAATCTCCTCCCATCATAGAAACACATGAAATACCAGGGGACTTTTCTATTAGTTCATCAATGTGAACTATAAAGTCATCTGAGTATCCTTTTGGATATTCTATTAGGGGATTACCAATATCCTCCGCCAAATATGAAGAATGACATCCTGGACAATGACATGGACAATTAGATATATTTATTGCTAAGGTAATCTCGTCTGGAATCTCCTGAAAAACTACCTTGGTGTCTACATACTTTAACATATCTCTTCTATTTTTCTATTATCAGTGTCTAATAAGAAACACCTTCTTACGTCCAGACAAGCCCATTTATCAGTGATAATAGGCTCTGACTCTAGTTGAGTATGTCCAAAGATTTGATAGCAGGTATCTTCTCTGTCTCCTTCAGAGACATCACTCCATACCATACTTCCAGTATCTTGGTTTCCACCTCTTAGAAATGATACCTTCCATAAGAATGGAATTAACTCTCTAGTAGTTAAGGTAGTAAATCTTTCAATATCATATTCTGGAAAATATGTTCTTAACCAATCTCTGGTAATGCCAGCATGGGTGAATAAATAATTTCCCTCTCTAAAATAGAGTCTAAATAGCCCTATATTTGTACTAAATAAGTTTTTGATTTCAAACTCGTTTTCATAATCATATCTGGATGCACTTCCAAAATCGAAACAGTAAGCACAATCGTGATTTCCCAACAATAGTACAACCTTGTCAGGATTATCGTTTTTGAACTTAATTATTTCCTCAAACTCTTTAATGGCATTAAGTCTAGAGATGCATTCCCAAGGGTATGGATCTAGGTAGTCTCCCAAGAAGACTACCTTATCCACACTGTTTATCATTTCTTTGGCTTTGTGCCAAAACTTCCTCCCATGAACATCTGGGACAATTAAAATTTTACTCATTTATACACTTTTTGAATAAGTTCTCTTTTCAGCCTCTATTCTTCTATCCTTACCAAATGCAGTAATAGGTCTTAGATAGCCAATAATTCTAGTATACTGGGTAATATGCTCACTTCCACACTTTGGACATACTTTGATTGGGGCTTTTACAATATGTTTACAATCCTCACACTTACTGTTCGGAATATTAAACGTAAAGTAGTTAGTTCCTTGTTCAATAGCAAAATCTATGAGCTTCAAATACTGCTTCTTAGATAAATGTTCCTCTAGGTTTATGTGAGCTGCGCTACCTCCATCAGTATATTGATAAGTCTGTCTCCCATGAAGTATAAACTTATCTAATACAGAGGTATCATCATGGGCATTATAAAAATAGCTATTGTACAAATTCCTATCTTCTGGAACCCAATATCCATCTTCTTTATCCCATCTATAATTTTTACCACCAAGTCCCTCTGCTGGAACAACTTCAGAATTAAATAGGAAAGGTCTTTTCTTATCGTGGATGGAATGAATCTTATTCTGCTCCTTAATAGTTCCGAGGATTAGCTGCAAGAACTCGAAATACTCTGGATTATTAGATACTTTCAGTCCCAGGAACTCAGCAGCTTCATTCAAACCATTTAAACCAATAGTACTGTATAGGTCTTTAATATTGATATATCCACCATTAGAAGAAGCAAACATCTTCTTTTCTTCCCATTCATAGAGCATAGTCTTATAAGTAATGTGATACTTATAAACTCTTTCTAGAATATTCACTAAGTATTTCTTGAGCAGTGGAATATTGTCTTTGCAATGAAGAAGATTCTTATCTCCCTCTTCACTCCACCAGGTGGTTTCTTCCTTAGCCCAATCCTGAACAATTCTGTTAATGTTTAAAGTAATTACATTACAAGAACCAGTTTTCACTCCAGTCATACCAGAGGTAGGACTAAATGTATTCTCCGCCAATTCATTACGAAGTCTACAACACGAAGCTAGACTATCTGCACTATCAGAAATATAAGTAAAGAAACTATGACCTTGTGCATACATTTCTGCACACAAATCTTTGTATTCCTTATCTATAATATCTTTTCCATCATGCACCATAGCGAAAGTTTCAACTGGAAAGGTTAGTACCTGTTTCAGACGCAGCTTGTTGAACCAAGACATAAATAGTCTTTGCAACGTATCAATCGCACTCCACTCCGGTTTCGTTCCGTCTGGATAATAAAATTCTCCAAACAAGGACTCGAAGTATGTCTTATCATAATACGACACGTTAGTAAAGGGTGACTGATAACTTCTATTTCCCGCGGGCTGATTGATTCCCCAAACAAACTGCTTGAATGCTTTGAGAATACTATCTTTAATAGTACGCTTAATAAGTGAATGCTCGGAGGTACATATACAGTCAAGCTTTTCATACCACTTTTCTCCATATTCAGCTATGATGTAATAATTAAGAGCAATGAAGTAACTTCCTACAGCAACTGCTCCTTTACACTGAGAAGACAGTAGAAACACTAGATTAGTAACCTGCCCACTAAACGACTGCAAATCATTAGGAGGACCCGGAGTAACTCCGTCGATATTGCCTACTCCTTCCAACATAAGTGGATATAATGAAACTGCCATACAATACTGTTTAAGTACGGATGTAGAAGCTTCATCATGAGTATAGATAATATGACTATCTAAGTCTCTAGAATATTGAGAGGCTAGTTCTGGATAAAGAAGCTTCAACTTCTTTTTCATACGATAGCGTTGAATTTCTCTATTCTCACGCTTTCTATCCTCACTTTCTAATGTGGCAACATTCTTAGATACAACATTAGCATTTCCATCCGTCTCAGATGAAGTAGCTGCATTTTCAGAACTATTTATATAGTTGTCTTGATAACTAATCTTAGCTATGATTTCTCTAAGCCTAGATTGCTCACTTCTGTATTGAGAATAGGCTGAGGCTACATCATCATAGCCATAGTCTCTTAAGGTCTCAATTACAACATCTTGAATTTCTTCAATAGTAATTCCATCCCATAAATGCATATCTGATACCATAGCATTAATAACGTCTCTGTTCTCATCTGGACAGCAGGCGTTAAATGCCTTAGATATTGCTTCTACTATTTTATTACTATCAAACTCCTGTAAACTTCCGTCTCTTTTTACTACCTGCATAAGTTAAAATAAATGATTATATAATACCCACTTGGAATCTCTATTTAAAGCCCGTTTTGCCTTATCATTATGGTTAAACAAGAATTCAGATACATCATCATATTTGTTTAAATCTCCCTTAAATGGAATACCCAATGACATCTCAATAAATTCTACCATATTTAACATTCTAGTAGTTATCATATACCCATTACGTCCTTAATTAACAATGTCTTCTCAAATTTATTAACCAAATCTCTCTTATCTTGGGTAATCAGGTCAGTAAATGCGTTATACACAGTAAATCCGTCTACAATATTGTCTGTTGTATAATACTTAGATTTTTCATCATAAAATAAATCTTTATAAACATCAATCGGAGCAGATTCAGCCAATTTTACAGAACCAAATCCCATGTTGATTTTAGAATTGATGCAATTATCAACCCAGTGGCCTAGGTCGGCATATATATCATCTTTCTTATATTCCATCTCTGATAGCTTCTTAAGCATCAAGTTAGTTTCGTCTGTCATTGACATAGCATTTCTCAAAAAGCTATAGTTAATAGCAGATTCAGGCTCTAGCTCAGAAACATTTAACATTTCTGGATTAAATACACACAGATTCAGACAAGCCATATTTAAAGCTCCTACATAGAACTTAACTAATGGTTTACGAGTATCTAGAGCATAAATCATACTGATTACTCTCTTATGATTATCCCAGGCATATTCGTCTGGTAAAACTCCTTGAATCCAAACTCTATTGTATATTACATCATCAAAATTAATCTCCCCGTCTTTAGTAAGTGATATTTGGTCGGCAGGCTTAGCATTAATGATAAAGTTATCAGTCATCTTAGATACCCTGTCTATAAACGGAGTCACATAAGCCTCTGTAGTAAAATACTCCTTATCCTTAATTCTAGTTGCCTTTCCCTGCATCAATTGTTCAATCGTCAATTCCATTTATTTTCTCTTTTAATATACTATTAAGTATCTCTCCAGTGTCTGCCAAATCTACCCTATCTGGCATCATCTCAAACGGTAGGTCATCTACATCAAAATCCAGCATAATTTGCTTCATATTGGACGTTTTGTCTCCCCAATACTCACTTGGAGAACTTGTAGCTTTAGATATTGGATCTTCTAATGTATTAATCAATCTCTTAATGTCTCTAGTCATAGTTACATGGCATACAAACTTTGGAGTTGTTATTAAAAACATTCCAAAATGATCAATAATGAACTTATTAATATCTATATAGCCAAACTCCTCTGCCAAATCTTTTAATTTTTTACTAAACTTGGTATATTGATAGTTCTTTATTTTAAAATAGTAACCTATATTTTGGAGCAGTGCTTTCTTTAGGCAAGTCTTGTATCCTCTCATAGTCCTGCCCACAACAGAATCTCCTACTTTGCATTCGTGCAATATAAAGGTTATTTTTCCATCTTTGAAGTACCATCCAAATCCATCTGTCCAATAAAACTTTAGTAGTATACATTCCCCATTAGAGGATGTGCTTATACCTAGTTTTACTGCATCTTCTAACATAGGTTCATTACTGACTACCCCATTCTCGTCCAAAGCATTATACAGGATTTCTTCACCTGTGTACCGTTTCCATTTATCCATTTAATCGTTAATTAGTTGTTACACTTTCATAATTAAATTACGTTTTATATCTGTTAAATTTAGATTTATCTCAAAATAAAAAAGGAAGACCACCCTAGGGTAATCTTCCTTTTAAAACTTATATCTTTAAGAAATTAGGCTTCGATACCGAAAGCAATCCAAGTACCGTTCTTAGTGTTCTTAGAAGGAGTGTACTGTGCAGTTGCCACTACAGCTTGCCCCTCAACAACATCCTTAGTCTTTACCAACTCAGCATTTCCTTTGTACTTACCGCTCTTATACAACTCTTTAATTGCATTCTTAGCGTCAGCCTTGTTAGTATCAACCTGACAAACTACTGTCTGAGTTTCCTTGTCAATCCACTTGTAGAATGTTTTAAACTTACGTTTTCCATCACCCTTAACATCGTCAATCTTATACGGACGCTCACGAGTGTCGGCAACAGACGATTCAACAGTAATCAAATAACCAGCACCAGGGCAATTCTTACCTTTCTTTGCAAGATATTCAAGCATGAACTCTTTTACATCACGCTCTGTGATACCCTTAGTCTGCTTAGCTTTCCAATTTTTGTAAGCCTGTGTTGCATCTCCGTTTACATGGAACAATGTGCTTTCTACTTGTGCGATTGCTGCTTCTTTGCTTTCTGCTACTACTTCTACTTTCTTAAAATTCAAAATCGTTGTACTCATAATAAATAAAAATTTTAAACATAAATCATTAACATATAATCTAGAACTATTTTTCTGTATCTAATCAGTATCGTTTCCCTTACTGATGTAATCAATTATACTTCGTAATTTAGGGAAACCCTAATCTTTAAATGTTAATTTAATCTTAAAGGGTGTTAAAAATTTAACATTAAAATGGTACATAATTGTCTAGCAAAATTTTGAGTTGTCTGGGCATATCCTTGGGCTTTATCCCGAAGTCAAGGAAAGTATTACACCCATACATTAAATCCTCGCAAATGGCTCCTAGGGACTTCAGGAAGGTATTTTTTTCCACCTCCCCAAAGTCATTACCTATTTTTAGGAGAACATCATAACAAGTTACTTTTTGACCTTTTTTCCTTAACTCATTAGTTATATAACAAGTGAGAGCAATACAAGCTAGTTTATCTCCCATATTGCTATTTAGGTAATTTAAGGTAAAGTATTTGTTATAAATTGCTGACAATTTCTCAAAGCTGATATTTTGAAGGTCGTTCATCCAGAGAATAGTCTCTATAACCTATCTGATATGCTACATACTTCAATAGAGTTTTAAACTCATGAAATCCCTCACGTAATTCTCCATAAGTAACTGGTCTAACCTTACTATAAAAGTTTGGAATAGTAGAAACTACCAAGTAATTAGCTTGGATTTTAGGATTCTTTAGGTGATAGAACTTCTCAGCACATAGCTTCAGAAGATATAAATACATTGCAAACTCTCTACTGTAATGAAACTTCTTGATATTATTGTCGATTTCACTGACAATCTTACCAATAGTTTTTATATCATTCACTACAATAGTGTTAGTCTCCATATCTATGGTATAATTATCTAATTTGGACTTTAAGTGCAAAATGAACTTCTTGCCGTTGGGACAAGTAGCTTCCACGTCCAATAAAATAGCTTGCTCATTTTCAGAAATAGGTGTTTTAGTTATCCCTTCAGGATGTAAAAGTTTCTGTACTTGCTTATTGCTATTTAATGCAGTCACACAAGATTTTACAATTTCTAGTGACTTATTATCAAGGTATATGATTTCCTTATCCTGAGCCAAATCAAATTCTTTAAGCTGTCTATTCTTCCAATAATTGGTAGACGCTTCAATAACAGACTTAGCTAGGTCTTTGGTAAGTTTTCCTTTGTAATATTCAACTTTATCTGAAGCAGCCTTCACATCATCAAATTTTACATCTCCTTTAAGGAAAACTGGATAAAGCTCATTAGCCATCGCTCCCAACTTAGCAGTCGGTTTACCAATGTCTTCTGAAAGCTCAAAACTATCTGGCTGTAACACGAGTTCGTGTACGGCACTACCAAGCTCAAGTGCAGAAGAGAAGGTATTTTTAAATCCAGTGAAAAATTTATCTGGATTTCCATCTTGCCTAGGATTAATTAATCCCAAACGAGAATTACTTACATATCCACTATATTGCTCGGAAAAATACACCTTATCACTTATCTTCTCCAACCTTAGCGTGTCTAGCAAAGGTCTAAGCTTGATGTCTTTTAATTCCATCCTAAAGTCTCTAATTCTAATTCATATGCAAATCTAATTTCGTCAATATCTAAACTATAAATGCGAAACAATGGGTTTCCATTCTGATTATGAGGTCTGTCAATTAACAGAGCTGGAAGACCAGAATTGATAGCCATTTGTACATTACTAATACTATCATCAATTAATACGTCGCATTTGCCCTTTATCAAGTCAGCCTTATTTCCATGCTGATAATACATTTGATAAATAGGTCTTATGGGCAAATTGTATTTAGCTAGACAATTCCTAGTATAAACCTTACTATTTATTCTCTTTGTGGCATAAATATATGGTTCAAAATTTGGTTTCTCTAGCAAGGGTAAATTTTCCCAAAACTCCTTATTATAGCGAAGACTTACTACGTTCCGTGTAATTACGTGTTCAACTAAATCAGATTCTCTTGGAAATAGAGCCTTATAAGCTCCCCAAAAGTCAAAGATAGTATCATCCAAGTCTAGTGCTATTCTCAATGGATTACATGAATTCATTTATCTCAGATACTTCTCCTAAATATATTCCATGTTTGTCGGCAAGTTCCTCACAGAAGTCATCATAATCCAGAAGATCATCTAAATCGTCGTACTTATTTATATACATACTCTTTATCTTTTCTTCACAATCCTCGTAGCTTCTAGCTACTACCTTACCAATTCTACAGACTTCATCTGTATGCCATGGAAATAAATATGTGTTCATAACTCGATTACTTCAATAACATTTAATCGCTTCTTAATTAAAAGTTCAAGGTCTTCTCTATCCACGTAGACAAAGTGACTCTTTTTCAAATCAGATAATGTAGAGTCAAATTCTAGAGAAAATGCTTCCTCAGTTCTCCAATTCTTCTTAGCTGTCCTCAAATAGAGGGCATACTCGTCATCAAAGTCATTAACTATACAGTTCTTAATCGTAGGAATTGGACCTTTAACTATTAACTTTTTCATTTCTTAAGCAATTCATAAAAATATTCTATAGGTATTACAGCTACTTGACCCACGCTAGGTGCTCCGTTCTTTCCTGCCTTCTTCCAACATATACAGAACGGTTTAGATTTATCACTACAAGCATCCCTAATGTCAAAATAGTTTGGCATATTTTGAGTGAATTTAGCTTGGATATTAACTGGGAGTTCGCTATTCATGTCTACAATGTCTATCTTATCAGCATCAGCCAATTTATTCTGACTTCTACTGGATACACACCCTTCATATCCTATGTCTCTCAATTTGTGAATTATTTCTAACTCATACTGAGAACCTTTCTGCTTACTTTTCTTAGCTTGCTTGCTTCTTCTTACTGCTGGGTCAGCCCATTCAAAAGTAATTCCGTCTTTTGACTTTGCTCCAGAACCAGGTTTATTAGCCCTAGCTTTAATAGAGTTTATCTCTAGACCTGTCACTTCTGATGCTTCCTCTATGGTTTCAAAAGTTTTCTTTTCGCCACTTTTAAATGTGGCTGTAACACTTGTATTAGCCTACTTTTTCATTCTTCTTAAATTTCTTTATGTAGTTAGTAATAAATTCTTGTGTACCTTTTCTTCCGTACATATGATAGTAATCACTTATATCCTTAGCTCCTGTACTTCTTGGAATCATTGATACAATTAGTTCTGGATGTTGCTTCCTAATCTTATTAGTAAAACGTACTCCAGTCAAATCATTATCATATAGCAACACAACATATTTGAATCTCTGCTTTAATTCTTCTAATATTTTGTCAGAAACAAACTGAGTCTCAGAGTTGGGAGCTATAGCAGGTATTCCTAAAGAATAAAGAGTCATTACATCTTTCATAGATTTTGTAATTATTACTAGTTTACCACTCTTAACTAATTGTTTATAGCCTTGAATGGTTTTAGTAGGAACATTGCCTATGAATCTAAACTCCTTTCGTTTTGGCATATAAATACGCCATTGCTCAATGTTTTCTTTCTTTCCAAAATAGTAACCATAGATAGGGCTATGTTGGGCAGATTGTGCATATATATTTCCGTTAAGAAATACAGTATTACAACTATAGACCTTGAATTTATACAGAATATCTTTAGTAATACCAAAACTTCCCCACCACTTCAACTCAGATTCTGAGAAATCCTTGGCTTCTATTTGAATAAAGGTTTGTTTTTCCTCTTCAAACTTCGGCTGGATTTTAACTGCAACTTTCTTTACAGAAGAGTCCTTAGTATATCCAAAGTCTTTAGCTATAATCTTTAAAGCAGTGTGGTAGTTACAATTATACTTTTCCATAACTACTCCTTCAAATGTCAGACACTTTCCAGAAGCAAAGTCTTTAAAATACAAGTTTCCAGATTTTCCTCTAAAGAAACTGCAGGTGACGTGACTGTCACTACGCAAAGGAGACTTAAACAATCCTTTCTTAACTGGGATGCCCAGATAATAAGTCATGTAAGTCTCCTCATTGTTCTTAGATAGAAGAAATTCCTTAGTAATTTTTGGTTCAAAAGTATAATTAAACATAGTCACTAAGGAATTTATGAATTACTCTACTAACAAATCATTACAGCAAGTTGTCAAGATCGAAGTCATTTCCTGGTGCAGCATCTACACCGGCAACATCTGCAATCGGGTCTTCTGACTTCATTTCAGTAGGCTTAGCTTTCAGATACTTCTGACGTTCTCCCTCCTCATAGTCAGAGAAGAACAGCTTGTCACCAATATAGTTATCAGAGATGAACGACTCACCTTGTTTGTTAATACCTACGATACGAGGTATATCAGCAACTACTTTACCATCACGGTTTCTACCAATCAACTTCAACTTAGTCTCTGTACCTTTAACTTTTTCAGTTATAGTAATCAGAGCCTTAGCTACATCATCGAAGCTCTTAAATTTAGAGCTAGCTGCTTGCATCTTTTCAAATCCTGCAGGATTGAGAACCTGTGCAGTCTGCTTAACTACAGCCATCAAAGTCTCGAAGTTGGAAGGCATGATAACCTTTCCACCATTCTTACTATCAAACTCACGTCTCTCATCATCGCCAGCTTTAGGGAAGAATTGGGTTACAGAGAAGTAACCCTCTTCGTTCTCAAAGTTGATTGCTAGAACTTTATAATGAGCCGTTGGATCCTTTTTACCATCAAATTCTTTGATTTCACATCCCATGAATTTTACATCATGGATGTTCCAAGGAGTTAAAGGACGACGTGTGTTTCTTACTGCTGAGTCTGCTGATATACCAAAATTAAATGCCATAATTAATTCAAATTAAAATCAAATTTTTCTAAGTCTTTGTCATCTTCGTCTATGTTTATATTATCTAATGATTCTATATCGAGTTCATTCTCAATATCAATTATCTCATCAGGTACAGAGTTTTCTTCCTGTATCTTATCTCCTACTAGATAATAAATTCCTTTATCCTCTGTAGGCTCTAGTTTAAAGGTAGTACCATAAGCTGAGAGCTTTTCATTAGCTGCACCTCTATAACTTACAGTATTACTCTTCGTTAACTTGTTTCCACTTTTAGTTCCGAAAGCGGCATCAGTTCCAATAATAGGAACTGCTTTCTTATCCTTCTTCTTATACTTGATGTCTACTCGACAATCTGCACAAACCTGTAATAGGTCTACAGCTCCCTGAGTTAATATTAACTTGTTGGAATCAAGCGTAATAATAGGATCTGGATTAGCATCTGCCTTGGCTGCAGAAGCCTTAGTAGATGTCTTGGTAGCACTTTTCGTTGCCTTAGTGTCAACAGAAATTTCTTCTTTCCCAATATAGGTGATTTCACCAGTTTGTTCATTCACCTCGTAGTGAAACAGTATGTCTAACTTCATTACTCTCCTTCATTATAAGCATCAATAACATGGATAATCTCATTCAAATCATTATCAATCTCTAGGTCTTCAAACATACCAAAGGATGTCTTAGCCACACAAGTACCATCATTATTAGTGATTAACTTGTACTCCATTCTACCAGAATCTCCCTCACTTACCTTAGTGAAGAAAATATAAGTAAACAGACCTTCCAGTGTTACCTTTTCAGACAACAACTTTCCAACAGTTTTAATGACAAACTTAGGATTTACATTGTCTCCAACATTCTCCGAGTGTGTCAAGAAAATCATCTTACAATCCTCTCTCATCTTTTCTGAATATCTCAGAATTTCCATAGCGTGTTGAGCTAGCTCACTAAATTTGGTATAACCAACTTCTGTTGCTCTATCAACGAACTCATAAGAGAGAACATATTGGAAGTCATCGATAATTACCTGTTTAATTTGAGGCATCATCTTGTCAATAATTTGAAGAATTTTCAGAATTTGATCCCATTTGGAACTAACGTAATAGTTACCACTTACGTTCTTTCCCTCTATTTTAATAGGGATATACTTCTTTTTCCATGCTCTAAAGGGGAGCGGTTTACCCGTAGTACTTATAATAAAAGTCTCTTCGGGATTAAGATTTCTTAAACTTGTACTCTTTCCAGTACCTGATTCACCTACGATAGCAATTGTTTCAGCAGCCATTATTCTAATGCAAAATTAAAGTTTTCATTTGAATCATCTAATTCTGTAATATCATCTAGCTCCTGTTCTACTATAGAACTATTATCTTCTAGTATATAATTTGGGTTTGTATACCTTTCATAATCATAAATTTCATCGGGCTTTGGAAGCTCGTGGAACATATTAATCCAACCAAAGAAGTTTACTCCAACCTCAACATCACAATCACCATATCGGTTCTTAAGTACCATTATACTTCTAAAATAAGAATTTAGATACTCAATATTATAATGTTTATAAGTTTTCAATCCATCCCTGTGCGGATTATACAATGCAATCATGATATTACAATCCTGCACAGTATTACCAGAGTCTTTAGCATCATGAATAGTAAACGCACTCTTTCCCTGCTTAAACCTTTCAATATTTCCTTGCTCTCTATTAGCTTGCTGTATTACTACAGGACTAACACCACACTTATCTCTAAAGAAGAGAAGATAGCTAGAAAGTAAGTCTATGTCAGGTTTAGTACCAACTAGACCAATATGGTCTACTACGATATTATAGATAAGATTAGGATTATTAGGCTTATATAGGAGTCTCGTCTCACTTTCAGAAAAAGTTCCCATTTCTTCTAACCTAGTTTTCAAGATAGCATACACCTTTTTTGGAGATACTTTCTTGTCATAGATTTCCAGCTTTTTACTAATCTTATCTACCCAGGGCATACATTGCTTAACTAGGTCATAATGTTCCTCTGACAAAATATATTCCTTTTCTCTTGAAAGAATCTTCTTAAAAGATAATTGTATTCCATACGTTTCGAAGATATATATGGATAATAGCTTGATATATAAGGCTACTTCTCCCATCTCTAGACTAAAATACAATACCTTAAAATCGTCATCATCAAGATGTTCCATTAGTGGTCTATAAACATAAGCATAAAGGGCAAATGAAGTTTTACCTGCACCAGAGTTAGATAGAATCAGTGTATAGGTTTCCCTAGTAACTCCATCAATAATACTCTCTAGTTTAGGAAGTTTCATAGATATACCATGATTTAACCCCAATCTACCTCTATCAATTTCATAAAGAAGTTTCTCAGAAATCATAGCAATCTCATAGAATCATAATTAACTCCCCCTTTATCTTTTAGTGCTTCAAGTTCTTCCCACTTATGGTCTATCACAAAGTTAGCAATAGTGGTACATAGAATATTGTGCTCTCCAGCCCACTTTACTAGCTCTATAATTTGATTATGAATTTCTGGCTTCCATCTGATAGTCCTACCATAAAACCTATAGAAGTCTTCGATAGTGTCAAATTTCTTGGATATGCTTTTAAGCCCCACTTGTGAGTTATTAACTATCCCAAATTGGGGATAGGTATCCCACAATTCTTTACCCAATTCAAATGAATACCTATAGAAGTCTTTAGTAATATTTTTATTAAGGGGTATATCTAATAGCATATTCATAAGGTCTTTCTTGCTATTGATATTCCTCTTGTCTGGGATTTCATAGGTTTTATGAATGATTCCAGAATCACGAAGTCCAGATAATAGCTTTGAAGTAGCACCACGAGCACGTGCTCTAGAAGAGAAGTACTCGTAAACAATTTCTGGTCCATCACCATTTTTGGCAATAAGAATAATTTCTAGCAACAACAACTCGCTTGGATTTATATTATATTTCTCACAAAACAGAAGCTGTTGTTTCAATTCAAGATTTCTCACGTGTACAAATTAATAGATTTTCTACTAATCTATACACTAAGTCTAGTTTACCTGTTAAGGTGTTAAAACTTAGTTACGTGATAAACTTTAGTCCTCAACCTTCTCGTTGGCGGTTTCAAGAAGTACTGCGTAGTCCTTCTTTAATTCCTTCAACTCAGATGTCAGTTTACTAACTTTAGTTTCTAGCGACTTACATTTCTTAGTAAGTGCAGATTTCATCTCATTATACTCTTTCTTAGTGTAATAAGTTTCCATAATTAAAAACGATAAGTAAAATTTTGTATTTTCTTCTTATAAGGCTCATAGGGTTCTCCCCTTAGAACTTTCATAAGATTCTCTTCATCAATAGTTATATAATTCACTCCTTCGTGTGATTTCTTGTACCATTCACACTCTACAGTGTTTTCAATAACGATTGTGAACATTTCAGCATACTTAGTAGGTTCTTCCTTACGTATTACCCTACCAGTTCTCTGCTTACTCTTTATAGGACTGGAATCTAAACCAAGAACAATACCAACAGATAAACCTTTACAGTCTAAACCCTCATTAGCTAGCTGGACGCTATTAAGCACTCCAGAACTAAGTGTGGAAAATTCTTCTATGGTTATTCTGTTTTTCTTTTTACTCTCTCTTCCAGTATAAACATATCCTATACCTATGCTTTCAGCCATTTTCACATTAGCTGAAAAGGTAATGATTTTCTTATCAGACCTATACTTGATTATCTCCTTGGCTATTTCTAGCTTCTTAGCATGATTGTATATGAACTTTTTCCTACTCTGCAAAGCTCTCATGAACGCCGTAGCATGAAAAGTAATTTCCTTGAAAACTTCTTTCCTATCCAGCTTGCTGTTTCGGTTACATAGTTCGTCCCTATACTTAGCCCTATTGACAAATCCGTTTGGACCTAACATACTCATAACTAAGTCAAAATCAAAGTTAAAATATTCAAAATGTTGAACAAACTCCTTGTTATATTTTCTATACAAGTCTATATCGTCCACCGTTATTATAACTTGATATTCTGAAAAGTTTGATACCCAACCATTGGCTTTGGCTACTTCTATAGAGATATTATCAATCTCTGGACAGTATTTTTCTATGATACTGTGCTTTCCATCAAGTCTCTCTATAGTAGCAGTTAAGCCAAGAATAAGTTTATATTTTACCTTAGTAAATACAGAAGAGAAAGTATCAGCAGGGCACCTGTGAATTTCATCCAGAATCAGGAGGTCACAATCATACCCATTCTTTGCCATGGAATTGATAATTCCAACTTCGACATTCAATCCATATCCCAAACTGTCTAGGATTCCAGACCATTGTTCTTGTAAAGTAGAATTTGGAACGACTACTAATACCTTGATAGAAGGATACTTAGAAATAAGTTTTCCTATAATAATAGTAGCAACCCTAGTCTTTCCATATCCAGTACAGGCAACTATTGTACCTCTTCCTTTGGACTTAATCCACTTTTTGACGGACTCCTCCTGCCGCTCATCACGAGTGACAGGAGTAAAAAGGTCCTTCATTAGTCTATATTTCTAGTGATGTCCCAACCTTTAAGTTCGGCAACTTTCTTGATTTCTTCCATTTTGTCCTTCCACTGTTTGGCTTGACTTTCACATTGATTCTGGAAGCGATAAAGAACCTTGCTCGACAACAGTCTCAACTGATCACTAGTTAAGTTTGCATATTTATCTCGTTTCAGTCTGCACATCGATCTAAACTCAGCATAACTTAATCCAGTATCACAGATTTTAAGAGCAATAGAAGGATTCAAACGAAGTTCCTTACTTACCACCAAAAGTCTATTGACAGCTTTACCTGTTACAGGGTCTTTACGATACAAGTCCTTTTGCATTTCTTGTTGTGTAAACCAAAGTCCCATCTTGACAATGAAATTCAACGTCAAATGAGAGTTATCAAACAATCCCAAAGAATCCAGACAAGCATCCATAACTAGACTTACAGGTACTTCTCTAAATTCTACAGGGATACCATTAAGAATATTTCCAATAGGATAAACTTTAATAGCCTCATTGGTCAAAATCTCTTTATTATTCTTGATGGTAATTCTCAGGTCTTCTAAACAGCGAGTGTTTGTGTATTGTTTCTCAGCTCTAAGCCATCTAATAAGAAGCTCTGCTCGACATCTCTGTATTTGGTCGGACACTATATCGAGTAATGTTAAACGACCCGGATTCTTGGTATCCGAGTTGTACAACATTTGTTCACAGTGGTTATAGAAGCGCTTCAGCTGGTCATAATCAGCATCCACTAACTTTATTTCCTCCTGGACTCCATTTACTTTAGGTCCTTTCCATACATAGCTATTAACATCGTTTGCTTTATCATTCAAAGCCTCTCTCAGCTTATCTCCTAATACAGTCATAAATTATTCTTTAAAAATACTTCATAGTTCATCTAATTTTAACGTTAATCTAATAATATTTGTCCACATTCTAGAGACGGTTTTTCATGAATAAATTTCAGGAAAATTATGTTTGTCTCCTTATATGGAACGAAATCTGTACCATCGTACCATTTATCGATGCCTTCTTCTACATATCTCAGAGATACATATCCAACATCACCTAATTTCATAGAACACTGGTTCCAATTCGGAAATCGAACACACATTATGTCTTTATAATCTAGATTATCATATTCTAGACGTTCAAAGACATAATTTGCATAACCCATTCCGTCCTCACATTCAGCTACAAACTTAACATGGTAAGTTACTTCTTTGGTTTCCACACCTCAAAGGTATTAATATCCTCGAACTTCCTGCAACCATAGGAGGCAAAATCCCCTTGTAGCTTGTCCATATTTGGCAAACAAGGATAGTTCTTACACCTAGTACAACTACGTTCAGGATGTTTATAGTGAAAACCATCTTTGTCCTTAAACATTATTTCAGTAATAGGCATAATAATATTAATACACATGAGCCAGCAGCTCCGTATTTAATTACGTTCTGCTTCTTCTTTAAAGACTTATTAAGACCTTCAATTGATCTATTTTTATCTTCAATTATGTTTCCATAATACAGTAACTGGACTCTGCGAACAGAATCCGTTTTCTCCCAACTTTTGTTTATAAGTTCTAAATTAGTTATTTGGCTCTTCAATAAAGGAACAGTTTCGGACAACTTCTGATGTTCAGCAAATATCAAATTAGTTGTCTTTAACTGTTCGCTGGTTATTGTAACGGTCGATGTATTCTGAGAAAAAGCACAAATTGATGCTATCAGAACTAGACATAATAGTAGACACTTTCTCATCATACTCCTTGTCTATATATTTAATTTTCTCAACAATGGAATCATTAACTATATAAATGCTATCTCTAATGATAGAATCCCTTACAATCTCTTGCACATTAGGAGTGCTAGGATTACTATCTCTCTTAGGGATAGACAAATATATAATTATTAATCCCATTATGACAATTAAAATATAGCAAAACTTAGTCTTGTTCATTTATCTCAATACCTGCAGCCTTAGCCTCCTCTACGAGCTTAACGCATCCAACTACATCCACACCTTCCTTCATCGCCAGTTTCACAACAAGTTTCTCATTGTCAGAGAGACCTTCCACTTTAGCTTTTAGAGCTTGCTTTTTGTCAAAACGAGCTTTCATCTGATTGTAACCCTTGATAATTCTCTCTGGATTTTCTTTAAGGAAATTAACCTCTTGTTTCAAGAAAGCCTTCACCAAGGTCTTACTAGCTACTCCTCTATCTCTAGTATAGATAGTAGGACATTTAGGGTCATGCAAAGCTTTATTGTAGGCATTAGCTTTACCTCTCTCCTTGTCAAACGTATCAGTCGGGTGACATACACTGATACCAACAGATACGACTCTGCAAACTTCTGCGTAATCTAGATCATCTACACAGACAAATTCGTCCATTTCGTTTACCCAACCTACTGCAAGTTTGCAACCATCCTCACTCTCTTCTGGAGATTGGCTCAAAGCACACGCTACAATTTTGTGTTCCTCACCCTTAAAGTCTACAAACGAGTCAATCAAATACTCAGCTACATCCTGTTTCATTTTCTACAATTTTAAAACCGTTATTAATTAAATATTCTTCTGGAGCAAACTGTAATTCGAAAAATCTATGCAATGAATAGTTTTTTCTCTTTACAGAGATTAAATTTTTCTTTTTAAGTGTAATAGGCTTATCAGAAGCATAATACTTTTCTTCCATGAGGGCTGCTCCCCATCCCCACATTTGATAAACCGAACTACAGTAGATAAACTTGTCGTGCGTATGCACAATCTGTCTATCTTTCTCGTAAGTCTTCCGTAAGGTCGTCATAAAATACTTGAATAGTTCTAAAGATAAACTTATTCTTTGCTGAATTATAACATTCGTTCCAGCTACGATTTTTGTAGTGGTCTAGAATTTCAGAAGCTCTTACATTATAATATATATTTCTGCAAAAGCTTTCGTCCTCATCACATTCAGCAGAATTTATTGTATAATTTCCTATGCCAATAGCGTAATGATAGTGACTTCCAGAAATTTCACTAAATCTATCTTCTAACTCATAATCTTCGTATATTATTACTCTAAACTTGAACTTGTCCTTACTAAGAAGTTTTGCCAGGCAATATGCTACATAGCAGCACCCTCCAGCATTAATATCGTACTCTTCATCTAGAAACCTACAAAGTTTATTCAGCCTCTCCGCTAGAATTTCTTGTACTTCCGTAGATTTGGAGTTCAATCTCCTCCTTTGCTTTTTTAAACTCATCCAAGTACTTACCTAAAGTTACAACTTCATCTTTTCCGAATTTTCTTCTAACTGCATAGTGGATACATCTCTCCACTGCAGACTCTAGCAGGAATCCATATCCTACTACCTTGAACTCTTTTCTCGGATTTTTACCACCAATGTCGCATAACAACTCCAAGTCGAAACGGGGAGATGAATCGTTAATCGGGGTTAACCTGTAAAATGGACCTTCAATTATCATCTCTTTTTAAATTACTATCCGCATACATCTATCACTGTTAAATTATTATTACTAGGCTTATATCCGTAATCACAATATGAATTAGTTATCATAACACGATCAAAATTGTTACACAGCTTTACCAAGCCTTCGATATTTACAGCATGACAAACTATAATCTCGAATTCAGAGTCTGGATATCTCTCTTTAAGAACTTTAAGCTCCCCAAGGAATGTTCCTCCAGCATCACACAAATCATCAATAAAAGTAAAGGTCGGATAATAACAATTAACCTCTCTTCCAATGGAAAACTCCTTAATCTTACCAGTTTCCAAATCTCTCACTTTGTTAAACACAATATGTCCCCAATTATTAGAGAGAATTTTGTACCTTTGGTAAGCTCCAGCATCTGGGAATACAATATTAGTTTGGATGGCAAGATTATGTTTAAATTCAAGCGCTTCGCATCTATCCCCTAGAAGTTGTTCTGTTCTATCAGAGTGAGGTTCCAAAACCGTAACATAACGATAATTCATGGTGTTTAAAATACTGCAAACTATTTTCAGAGAAAATGGGCGGTTAAAGTCCATTACTCTATCCATACGCATAGACATTAGATAGGTAACAAACAAATCCCACACAATCTCTTGTCTATCAAGAATGTCTCCGACTTGAGTTAGAATAAATAATTCTTCAGCAGAAGTAATTCTACATATAACCTTTACTGAATCCTTCCTATCAAATTCGTCGGGAAAACTTATCTGAGGTTCTCCGTCAGGAAATCTAGTGAGATTATACTTAATCTCACTCTTGTCCAAGTTAATTAAGTTTAATAATTTCATCTTCAATATATTTTAGAACTTCATTACAAACTCTTATCAATATTATTCCGGATTTCTTGCAAAGTAAAGCCTTTCTTCAGGATTCCGTTCTCAAAGACTGTTTGCAATAAACCAGTATTTTCCTCCTCTTTAGTACACTGGTCAGTAGCATAAATACCATTTTCACCTTTATGTACTGAAATCAGACCTTTCAAAGAGTTCTTAGTTCCATCATCAGTCTTAGGATGTTTGAATATTTCTTTCAATTCTCCATTAATTACACAAGCAGTAGCTTTAATTGCAAAACCTAAGCTATCTCTACTTGCGTATTGATATGAAAATGAGCCAACACCTAGAACAAGATTGCAAGCCGCCATACGAGCATTCTCAAGTCGCATATAGATTTGCCTCTGACGTTCAAGAGTAATAGAATCACCATACAACAAACCTATTTTCGTACTAGGATAGCGATAATCCTTAGAAGTAGTATTCCATCCAAAAATCTTACCAAGCATATAATAAGCACCATAGTATTGACCTTCTGAAACTTCTACATACTCAGCATCATCGTTAAATGGGGCATAACAACAATAATACTTACCCTCTTTCATCCTAGTATGGAAGTGAGGATTAGTTCTTAAACCACAAATAATATCAACAGGGTCTCCGCTATCTGGACGAATAACTACACGTCCGTCCCGAGCCATAATATCCTTCTTTAATTTGGGAAGAAAGTTTTCAATAACATTCCAGAAGTCCCAAGTATCAGAAACTATAGAAACGAACCCAGATGGATACAATTCATTAATTAATCGCTTAAAGGTTTGAAGTTCATCCTCTTCTCCACCAGCACACATTACAGAATGTTCTGTAGCTGGAACAGTGGCAGCAATTAATTCATTGTCAGAATTTGCACCATAATATTCTTCTAGAGCAGCAATAGCTGGAATGGTCTCACTTCCAACAAACGAAGTCATATGTGCCATACCAGAAATAATAGCAGCTTCTAAACCAGCCATTCCTCTCATAGAGAAGTCATGACACAAGAAATCCAGATTTACATCTTCTGGAAATCCGGTATGTACTGCGTGTCTTTTAAGTTCCTTCTTATAGAGTCTTGCTCTAGTAGCAGAGGTGCAAGGCATCCACAGAGTACAACTAATCAAAGTCTCTAAATAATTAGTTAACCAGAAGAACTCTGACTTTGTATTAGTAATAGTCATCATAGGAACCCTAATAGGGCATACTGAACCTTCTGGCAACGCTTTAATGCGAATGGGAAGATAACCCAAATCATATAAAGCTTCAATATGTCTATATCCTACGGACTCAATTCCCACGAAGTTGTGAACTCTTCGATAAAACATTTCTACAGCTTTCTCTTTAGGCAACTCAAAGAAATTCTTGTTAAATTCATCAATCAGATACTTTTTAATTAAATACTGGATTCCGAATACTACAGAACCTTCAGTAGCTTCTGGAAAGTATTTGTTGCTTCTGGGAGTCCAATTACTGTAAACTTGTTCAGTACCTTCTGGGTACATTCTGTGGTGGCCCAATTTATAGCCATCTGTTGCATTAATTATTTCCATTCTAAAAATTATTTTAATAACTAATTGTTAATAAACTTTTCATGCCTTTACCACTAGCTAAATTCTTAAAACACTGAGTGATAAATTCCTTCGTTTCTGGGTGGATAGCCCTAGGAGAACTTATATACTTAATCCACCAGTTATATTCTCCTTGAAAACTATTACCATTATATACTTTGCCGGCAGCTAGATAATCGCATACTAATTCCAGAGCATACTCTTTAGGCATCTTCACTGGAACGCCTCCAATGTCTAGCTTAGTTACCCAGTACTCGTAATGATGTGGATTTCTTCCTCTGTGATGTAAATAAGACCTAGAATATCCTAGAATTTCTTTTTCCTTGTTTAAGGGAGATGTGTCATCATCGTAAAATTTTACAGAACGAGAGAACTCATACCATCCGAATTTAGATAAGTCGTGCAAGATACCCTGTTTGTATAGACCTAACTGAAAACAGTAATAAGCTACCCAAAACTTATGTCTAAGTATTCGCCTAAGATGTTTCAGTGTTATACACATACATTTAAGAATTTCCATATTTTCTTCACTATTCTAGTTAGAAAATTATTTCCTCTTAGATTGAACTTATGTGTATATCCAGACAACTTATCTGGATTCCACACAGCGTGAACTATATAGAATAAATATCCTACTGTGTATAGCATAATGTTCAGCACTGGGATAAATCCTAGAATTAGTATTACTAAAACTAGCCACACTGGAACTTTAAGGTCATAGTCTTCTTCTATAAGTGCCATACTTTTGCTATACCCATTGTAATAAACGGTTACATGGGTATCTTTCAAGATAAACACCGTGATGATTACCATCACAGTGCATATTACCAGGTACATCATTTGTTATTAGCTACGTCTTTAAATAAGGTGGGAACCTGACCATAAGTAGGAAGTTTTCCATCCCACTTCTTAATCATATCCTGCTGAACTATGAGAACTGACAAAGATGCTGAAATCTTTCTATTATATTCAGCTTCTGCATCACCCTTAATCTTAAGAGCTTCTGCCTCTCCTTGTGCAGCTGCTACTTTCTTTTTAGCTTCTGCCTCAATAGTCTTAACTTCATTCTCTGCCTTCAAAGCCTGTTGAATTGCAGCATTCTTAGCATCAATAGAATTGACTAGCGTCTGTGGATATTGAAGACCAGAAGTCATTTGTTCAAGCTGAAAATTCTCAGCCAAGAGTTCCTTTGACAGTCTATCTTCTATAGACTTCTCAAACTCCTCACGTTTACTTACTAGTTCATCAGTAGTATAGTTATTCAGCTGAATACGAAAAGCATTCTTTACGTAGTTATACAAAGTAGTGTTAATTACCTCTACAATATCTTCCTTTCTATACTTCTTAAATACTTCTGGTGATTCCCCGTCAACAATCTTCAAAGAAATTGTAGGGTCTACAGTAAATGATGATCCATCTTTAGCATTAATACTGAAAGGAGGATAGTCCACAGTCTGTACGAATGTGGGATATTCATATACAGCCGTAGTAACAGGATTATACCACACCGCGCCAGTAACAAGAGACACATCGTCTACTCCCTTACCATCTCCGTATAGATTCACCTTAATGCCTTCGTAACCAGCATCAATTCTCTCATAGCCACAACTAGACAAACCAAACACCAAAGTTAACACACACAAAAGCTTAATAATTGTCTTCATTTTCCTTATTTAAATAATGTTTCTTAATATATTTGAATATCCTATAAACTAAACTTGGGATTGCCACTAGTAATAGTAACAACCCCAAGATATTTGCAGCATACAATGATTCGGATAATAACCATAAGCTGACGTTGTAAATTACAACGATTAATAGAACGGCAACAAATGCCTTAATTAAGTTTTTCTCGACCATAGAATAATATATTCTCTATTGCCACTTTTATTATACCATAGTAGTACATTATCCTCTGTAATATCTACATACGGGTCATAATAAATATACGCGGCAAACATTATGCACACAATTATAAATGCAACCATGATTTATCGAGTTTTAATAGACCCAGGTCTGGTAGTTGCAGCCTGAAAGTCTTTTCCTTGTTTATCCCACCATGCTTGCTTTGCTTTTAACCAAGCTACTTTTTTCTTATACTTCATTGTTCGGAAATTATTACGATACGATTAAATTCATTATCTCCAAATTCAGTGGTAATTCCGCATCCCTTAACAACCAATTTATCCTCTGGAGCACCATAGCTAATCAGAGCCTTCTTCATAGATTCTGCCCTAGCTACAGCAAGGTTATTATTAAACTCTTCTGGACCTTCTTCCGAAGCATATCCCTCAATCACATAAGTTTTTCCACTATTAGAAATATAGGAAGCTAGTTCTGAGACAGCCACATTGGAAGTTTTAGAAATCTCTGAAGAATTTTGAAGGAATTGAATTTTTGGAGTCAAAAGCTCTACTTTAGTAATTTCGATTGTGTCCGTCTTAACAATTTCTATTGGTTTACGAGCCATAAGTTCCTCATTCTTGGCTCTCAACTCATTAATAGAAGCGTTTAGGCTTTCAACCTCGGCATCACTATACAACTTCATAATTGGAAAGTCCCCCTTGCTAGACTTAAAGCGATAGGTAGCACCAATATAGACGTTAAACTCATGATTCAGAGGAGAAGTCTTGGGAAGTAACATATACTCAGGAGTAACATTCAATGCCCATCTATTAGAGATATTAAAGTTACATCTAACGGCTCCACGGGCGGATACATTATTATAGACATCTCCACAAGTATGATACCAACCAGCACCAACAATTAATATAGGTTCAAACAGACGTCTATCTCCGTTATATCCACATATCAAGTTAGTAAGATTAGTAGTAACGTTAGCTGTCAAATTATGTGAATCAAAGAATGTCTTATTTCCTTGATTCATTCCAGCCGTCATGTCTAACTCCAAGCCAAAGATAGGAGTAATTTCCTTACCAATAGCAATGTTTACTAGTACATCATTCGGTTCTGCCCAACTTCTATGGTTATCCCAGATAGTAGTTCCAACATTACCAGAAATATACCAGTTATCCTTCATACTTCCAGTCTCAACAACTTGTGCGCTAGCAAATGCACACATTAAACACAAACAAATAATACTAAAAATTCTCTTCATAATTAAATTAATTAAATTAATCCCACCAAGTTCTCATACGTTCAAACTTAAGTTTATTGTACAAGTACCAGGCTTTTTCTCTTCTTAAATGGTCTTGAAGAATAGGTTTACTCAAATCAAGATCAGCAGCTTTAGACCAGAATCGTTTCCAGTTCTTAATGTTTATGTGCCTATCTACGAATCCTTCAGACCCAGGTCTGAAATCACAATGATAGGCAGAATCTATCTCTAGAACAATATCTAAAAGTCCTAGTGCGAGTTTTAGATTCTTTTCAACAACTTCGTTACCTTCAGCAATTCTAGATACTTTGAAGTATTCATACATTCTAATTAAAGCTTGTTTCTCTAGGGAGAGAACAAAACCATAATCAAACGGATAGAACTTCATAGCCTCTTTAATGAGTCTCTTGTTTTTGTTCTTTCTTAGTTTCATATTCTTGACTTGCTTCAACTGCTAATTTATCTGCTAAATTGTTCATTTCGGAAAAGAAATCGGAATTTGAAGTGTGTCCCTTAACCCAACAAAATTTTATGTCAGAGCAAAACTGGCTTGCTTTAGCAAAAACTTTGTCATACAAGTTCCACAATTCTACATTCTTTTTTCTTTTCCATCCTTTCGTAGCACATCCTATGACATACTGAGAATCTGAATAGATAGTAAGAGATTCTATCTTACGACTTACTGCATTGAGAGCATATATTACAGCTAACAACTCACATTTGTTGTTAGTAGTATTTGGAATCATCTTACTAAATTCATAGGATTTTTTCCCATCAATTACGAATACAACTCCTACCCCTCCTGTATTTCTAGACGAACTAAAAGCCCCATCGGTAAAGACCTCTAAATTACTCATTCTGAGTATTGGTCCTGAGATTAGTTCCTAGTAGTATTGCTATCTTTAGCAGGTCGTCTTGATTATCACAAAATATATTATCTAAAATATAGTTTGCGTAATCACTTATTCTAACTCTCTTTCCTACAGCTCCATACTTCTCATTAAGCCACTTAATTTGTGGAATAAAGTCTTCCAAATTATCTCCAAGATGCCTCAAGGCTTTTCTAATAGAGACTGGAAACCACATTTTTTCTTTTATCCAATCTAAGTGACAATAACCAAAAGCAAAAGCTCTACTCAAATCCTTCTGAATGAATTCATCTAGCTCGAAATTTCTCTCATGCCTTCCTAATTCCTCAAAATCATCTTTTAAATCTAAACAGAACACTTCATTGAACTCAATCATCACTCCAAGATTCTATAACACCAACCAACTCTAGCATACCATATCTACACATAGCCTTAAATGGCCCAGTAGATATAGAAACAAATGTTGATTTGCTGTTTCTGTAATTTCTTATTACTTGAGTAAGTAATTCTCTAGCTAGTGTTCTCAGGTCAGAAATAGATGGAACTCTATACTCTCCAGGACTTATATACATCCTCCAGGGAGACTTTCCTACACATTTCCCATCATCGTCATATATTCTATGACTCTTGTCCCAACTCATATATTCTAGAACCTTGTCAAAGTCAAAGTTCTCCATGATGTAGTTATACTGAACATCAAGAGGTGGGGCATCACTGAAATTTCTTGTCTTCTTTACTTTCATTTTTATAACATTCAACGAGACGTTGCAGGTTGGGAAGTTTGTCAGGTCTTACACTGACAATTAAACCTCCTTTCCGCAGATTGTAACTCAATTTGATTCCGCAATGATTAAGAATTTCAATAAACTCTTTCAATGCGTTACCTTTCAATACATTTCTATAGACTAGCTTCTGACCATCTTGATAACCTTCACGGTAGTATTCATTCGCAACATCGGAAATAAGCCATCGTCTAATGGGTGAAACCTTTTCTAGGAGTTCACTAACTCTAGTTGCGATGAAATCCATACTTACTGAATACTATCGTTAGATACTATAGAATCGACAGCAGTTGTGTCTGCAACATTCTCAACGACTACAACAGAGTCTTCTGCAACTACAGTTGCCGGCTGAGTCTTGTGTGTGCAAGCTGACATAGCAGCAACTAACACAAAAAGCAATAATAACTTCTTCATTTTCAATAATTTTAATTAGTTAAACATTTTATCTATCAAAAAAAAGAGTGGTTCCAGTATCTGTGCTTCTCAGATACTTTCCCCACTCCTATCACTCCGAAGAGCTTGTACCGTTATTAGGTCGGCCAACCTCCCTCTTCATCTTGTTGAGAATTTGGGATAATAGTCACCAAGTTTAAAGATTACTTGTAACTGAAGCAAATGCTGAAACCCTTAACAGGGCTTCGTAACTCCTCCAACAACTTGGTTGGTGAGCTATAGTAGGAAGCTAACACGCAGACAAAGATGAAATCAAAGCCAAAGACCTGGTCACACTAGCGAAGACTAAGACAAAGACTCTCAATAAGAGAGTAATTTCAAGATTTTTGTGAGACCAGCGAATGTGTAAGTCAGAAATCCTTAGATTTCCAAATAAAGATTCATATATTATTCCTAACGTATATATAAATTGTTAGCTTCCTACAGAAAATTCCTCTAATTACTTAGAGGAGGGATCGCCTTGTTTCCTAATTTCTTCGAAAATTCCTAGAAGATTCGTTGGCAAGGTAATCTTTAGTTGAGAGATTCTCTCCTGTTCAGACGTTCTCCAGTTATTAAACTGACTTCTAAATTCTTGCATTTTAGAATTATATCTCTCATAGTCAGCCTTAAATTCTGCTACTCTATCTTGATATTCCCTTTCTCTAGTCATATCAAGTTTATTTACAGTCTCTTTAAGTTCTGCCTTCATAGCGTTCAGTTCTTTTTCATAAGAACGATACGTATCTTGAAGAGACATAAACATCGCATCAACATCCTCTACCTTAATAGTCGGGTCTTGGTAATAGAGAATTAAGTCTCTACCAGTTCCTTCCTTGTAGATTGGGCAGTTTTCAGCGGCATGAACATCTTTTCTAGCTTTGCTAAAAGCTCCTTTTGGGTGAATATATTTCCCATAAGTAGAAGCAAACGCTTCAAGTCTTAGGTACTTGTTTCTCTTATTAGCATCCCATGAATCCATTACCTCTTTTTCATCCGCCTTAATAGGTGAATCTGGATATTGAGGTTGTTCTGGAATCTCAACATTGTTTTCTCTAGCCCATTTTTCGATAGAGTAAGCAGTAGTATAGGAAATCAATTCTTCCTTTTTCTTAATAGCCTCCCGCACCCAAGCACAGAAGCTATTCATTTCCGCTGACTTTTCTAAGTCGTCCTTAATAAAGTCTAGGGAAGTTTGACCTACTGTCATTAGTTGCTTCTCTCCACCTCCTATGGAGGCTACAGACACTTGATAGAACTTCACACTATTCAGACGCTCAGTAGCAGCCTGAATCATTTCCTGCGCAACATTAGCATAATAGTTAGCAGATGTAGAAGTCAACCCTTCGTTTCCAAAAAATACACTTTCTTTCATTTTGTTAACTTATCAATTACATTTACTATAGATTCTTCTCCAGCTATGAAACCAGCTCTATGAGCGTTCATAATAAGTTTCTTCAAACTTTCTAGCTCCTCTTTTGACTTAAGAGTATTGCTAGTATAAATCTCTACTAGTTCTTTTATGTATCTTTCCATATTAAAACATTCTATAGTATCCGAAGTGGGACTCGAACCCATACGCCCACAATGGGCATCAGAGCTTAAATCTGACGTGTCTACCAATTCCACCATTCGGACATATGGTAGCTATTCTCACGAACCGCTACCGAGAGATAACCCTAAAGTATCATTTTTCTAATCTTCTTACTAGATTAGTCTCCGAATTGTTAAATTCAAAGTTAAAAACTGTTAACTTACTTAAATTGCAGACAAGTGTTAATAAACTTATCAACATCAGTTCCACAATCAATATAGTTTGGAGTAACTTTTTCAAAGTATCTTAGATTAGCTTCTGTACCAATTAACCCAAGCTCTTCAAAATCGTAACCCTCTCCATGAACATCAAAGGGCAAGCCAGGTCTAAATACCAACCAGGCTGTCCCTTCAAACTCACAACAAATACAAACTGTTAATCCACTTTCTCTCAGTTTGTCTAAGATTTGCGGACTAACAGTCTTTAATACTACACACTTACCCGAGTTCGGCGAGTCTCCGTTTGATTTCATCTTCGGACAAGCTTTCTAACTTCTCAGATTGTTTCTTAGCTAACAGTTCCGTTAAACGAGCTTTCTCAGCAGCCTTATTCTTAGCTGTCTCTTTATCAAACTTCTCTTGCAATTTATCTGTTATAATCTCCTTCACAATATTGAACTTCATTTCAAGTTCAGTATCTCTAGGAGTATCATTAGTTATGAAAGATTTTCTTGGACTTTTAGCTAGTTCCTCATCGTAAGAAACAGCTAATTTATCCAATACTGGCAGGCTCAAGTCCCACAAATCTTCTACACTCAGATTACCTTTACTAGTTGCGAAACGCAACTTCATTTTTGACGCTTGCTTAAACATAATTAGAAAATGATTTTAAATGATTTATTATCAACTTTTACAACAACATCATTGTGTGATGTGCTAGAAAATCCCAATCCACTTAGCTGGTCATCACTGTACTCAGCTTTTGCTCTAGAACCAAGAGCTTCAAACACTCTTCTATGCTCCTTTTCAAGGTCAGCTCTCAGATATTCATTAAAGAAGCCTCTAACAGGATCTGGATTCTTGCATCCGTCTATCATAAAGAATAGATGCTTGTTCCCTATAGCGTTGCCTTCCCAATGATTAGGAGAGAACATAATACAAGAAACCTTCTGGAATTTCATTGTATCAATTCCCCACTCGTTAGTAGATTTGAACGATGTAGAACCCTCTTTAATAGTAGGAGTCATGGAAATGTTTCTTTGTCCATCAACACGGATACGAGCAACTTCGACATATTCTCTGTTCGGAACTACTTTTCCATATTGGAATTTGTGAAGTTCTCCATTAATCTCGATTTCCATTTCGAAACCAAAATCAATACTTTCTCTCTTATTGAAGTTATGCACTCTTACCACATAATCCCCTGGTCTTAGTCTGCTAGGGTCTGTCCATATGATGTTCTCAACAGCATCTCTAGTTTTTCCAGAACCTGCATTCATGTCAACATCAAGAGTTCCTCCAGTATAACCAGTTTTGCTTCCATAATAGATTTCTCTTCCACCAGGTTCGGTTACATGAAGGTCAAGGTCATCATAGTTAAACCAGTGAAGAGAGCATCTCATGAAACCGTCTACATTTCCACCAGCAGCCTTTACCTTCTCCTTGAAGGAATCGGCTACAGAACCATTATAAACCCAAGCAAAGTTGTTATTCCACTTAAACAACTGTCCAGCATCCGGATTTTCAGGAGCGGTCAGAGTAACAAAGTTAGGAATGTGTCTGTTCTCTACCAAGATAGAAACCTCCTTGGCTCCTGGAAGTATATTCTTGACAAAGGCATCAGCAGAAACCTCTTGGGCTTTGGTAAACTCTTTTGGATTTACTGTAGAAGTCTCAGAGAGCATATCAAACATTCCTCCTTTCATCTTTGCTCTAGTGTCTCTATTTACGAATAGAACATCATTCACAGAAATATCTTCTACGTGAGCGTGACGACGGGGAAGTGCATCAGTAAGACCTAGCTCTTCTACTTTCTTCTGAGCAGATTCAATTTGCTTCTTAGTAATGATAGCAGTAGGTCTCTTATAGTTGGCAGGAGCCATGATGTTCTCGTATGCTTTTACTGCTCTCTCCAAATCTACACCATTACTTAGGTCAATAAGTAAAGTTCCCATAGCCGTGTTTCTAATCTTAGCTATAGGAGACTTAAAGTTTAACCAGCAGTAGTTAGTTCTTACTTCTGGACTCAGAGTGTGAGCAGCAACCAATGTTCTTCTAAATTCCTCCAAACTCTTCAAGAACTCTGCACCTCTATAGAGATTGTTTCCTTCTATAAGCTCAATAACAGTTTCAACTGCCTCTAGCTTAAGCTCGCTGATGGAGCGTTCAAATACCCCGGCTCTTGCTCTAACATCTCCTCTGTAACCAGCAGCAGAGTCAAAACCATGAACTCGTTTGTTGAACTTGAAGTTATTCGGAATAGTTACATACAGATGCGTCCAAGTCCTAGTTGTTCCATCAGGAAGTAGTTGAACATTATGGTCACAACCATGAAATTCGTTCACATCTTGAATAAAGACGTCTCCTATTCCAGCTGCCTTAACTAATTTAGCTAAAGCCTGTGCTGTTTTCTCATATCCAGGAGTATGCACATCATCCCAGAATGTTTTAATCTTATACGTTTGAGGGTCAATCGCTACAACTTTACCATAATGCCGGATAAAAGATTTACAGGCATTGCAGTTATGGCCTTGTCTAATAGTTTCATCTTCAAACGACAGAAGATAGCCCATCCAAAGGAGGTCTTTATCAACATTAGCAACAAACAGGTTTTCTGCAATCATATTATTGAAAGCAGCTTCTACATCTTTCTTAAAATTCTTAAATTCCATTTTAAATCTATTAAGTGTTCAACTTTTTGTTCATTTCTTCCTCTAAATTCCTAAGAGTTTTTATACTCTCTTCGTAGAACTTATCCTTACCTAATTCACAGACTTTGTAATTAGATAATATTTGCTGGAATCGCAAATACGGACTACATTCTATGATTTGAGCCAGTCTAGTTAAAATCTTAAAGTTGGCCTGTTTTCTATCTTTAATGTTTATCATACTTTTGGAGAATTTTGGCTCTTAAAGTTTTGACTTTATTTACGTATTCAGGGTCTTCTGCATATCCTATGCTCTCCAAGAATTGCCAATAATCCTCCTTCTTTGGATTATATCTGGAATAAATCATATCTTTATATGCAAATATACAACTTATCCAACTGTCAAATTCAAAATATTCGTGTTTTTTTGAATTATAAAGTCCGAATAAATTATTCTTTTCTAAACATAATTTAGATTTAAAATTTCCAGTTTCTAGAACAGCTTGTGCTGTAACAGTGGCTGGAATAGGACAATCAAAATGTTGAAGAGTTTTAAATAAAACTTCTTCGTTAATTTCTTCTAATAAGTAATATGGATTCTCTGGAAGTAACATTACTTCAGATTGTTCTTTATGAACTAAATGATGTAATGAATAACCTGTCACAAATCCAAATACAATACTAATCATTAAAATAATTAAAATTTTTCCTTTCATATCCCAATAGAATTAATAAATTTTGAATCGTTGCAAAGTTGGTGGACAACTTTATCAAGTTCTGGAACGTAGACGATGTAGTAATAATCAAAGAACTGGTTATTATCTTCGAATCCTATAATTATCCCTTTATGTCCACTATCTATCACACAGTCCTTAAATAAACATTTTGCAATGTCTTGGCGAATGTCATCTTGACACGCTTGAAGCGCAGACAATCCATAGTAAGAAGTATTAGTACCTCTTATCTCGTTCCCTAGTAGGTCTTTATCGTAGGAGGTCTTGATAATCATAATCCCTAACCACTGCCTTTATATCAGAAATAACTCTATTATATAAGGCTATCATGGTATTCATTTTACCAGAAACTTCCTTGCAGAGATTGTGATAGTAGTTCTTGTCAGACTCTGCATTTTTTAGTCTTTCAATATTAACTACTATCATAAGCTCAGAATCAGGACTTTCGCGGTATTTTGCCTTCTTAGCCTCTTCCTCAGTATCGTATTGACCTACAATGAATGGAATGTTGTTCTTGTACTTAACTAGGTAATACTCCTTCATTTTCAATTTCAAAATAACTCTTTAGTAATTCTATATTTCCTTCCTTAAGATGTCTTATAATAGCTTTTCTCTCCTTTTCATAGAGAATAATCTTGCTTTCTAAGATACTTATCTTATGGTTGAAATTATTTTCGTATTCTTCCAGAGCTTCAGTAATGACTTTAATCGCAGTACAATCCTTCATCACACTCTTCGTTATAATAATCCTCGCTTCCACTTATAATTCAGACAAATAAATGTTTTGAGGATATTCGTTAAATACTAGTAGAGTTACTGGACAAATCCAAACTCTATCGTTATAGTTCTTACTCTTACACAAGTAAGTAGCTCCATTCTCATCTTCTTCAATCTTAGATAGAACAATCTTAGCTACAGAAGGGTCAACCATCTGCAACCTAACAAATCTATCATCAAGAGAATCAAGAAGATCGTCAGCCCCGCCAACCATAGCTAGCTCTCCTGGGTCTCCGTCGAAATCTGACCACCAATAAAACCAGACTCCTCCCACTTTTACAAATTCAAATGTTTTTCTCATTCTGTGCTAGATTTAGAAACATATCAAACTTATATTTACTTATAAAATCATTAGTCAAAATAAAACTCCCGTTTTCTTCATGACCTAACACTGATCCATAAAAATAACTACAGTTATTCTTCTTATCGTATATCTTACGAGCTTCTTCTTCTGAATCAGCCTCAATGATATTAGAAGGCCTGCTAAAATAAATCTCTGGGCTTTCCATTAACCCACCACATCTGGTACATACTAAATACTTCATACTTTTAAATAATTTATTAACAAAAATACCCCAACAACTTTCGCTGCTGGGGTACATAGTAACGGGATTCGAACCCGTATGAAAATCTTGTATCCTGATTACGCAATCAGACTATAAGCCTCTTGCAGTAATTTAATAGTTGGAGTCTTATGATTATCTACAACAATTATCTTGTAAATGTTCAAAAACTCATTGTAAGTCAATGAAGTACAAGTTAAGAAAATCTGGACATCCTCATTTATAGAACCATTACTTAGTCCTAGGTCTACTTTTACCATGCTAGGCAATGTTCCAATCTGAGAAATATCCCAAGTTGATTTAGCTCTTCTTAATACTTCTCTCTGCTTTGCAGTAAGATTTTTCTCCTTCAATCTGGATTCAATAATATTTCCATCAAATTCTAAGGAATTTGCATCTGGATTTGTATTATTTAAAGCCAGTTGAATCTTTTGTACAGCAGAATCTTTCGGTTTTGGTGCAGAAGTAACAGACTCTTTAAGTCCTTTCATTATTTGCAATGATGGAATAAAATCCTTGATTTGGTTAGCGTTCCAAACTAGAAATTTTCCAGGACTATCTTTAGTAGTCACTATATACTTAGTTCCTCCATTATAAGGAACAAGAACGTGCAAATCTGCATCACTATTTTTACTCCAATGGTCTGATACTCGTATTTTTACATTACCTATAACAAAATAACGAGAAACAGTGGTTTCAGCTTCGATAATCTCGGAAGCTGTCGCTAATAAATACTTTTCTAATCTAGTCATAAATTTAATCTAATTGATAATAGATCCCCCACTCGGATTCGAACCGAGGTCACAAGATTACAAATCTAGTGTTCTGGCCAACTAAACTACAGGGGAATATAGCGGAGATTTCCACTATTTACTAATTCTAACCTCTTATTTACAATGTTAGTTGGGAAGGGCAGAGTTGAACTGCCGTCTAGAAATTATCAGTTTCTTGTTCTAACCGTTAAACTACATCCCAATCGGTTGAGCTATAGCCCTGTCATGTGGACCTAACGGGAGTTTTATTTGTATTTCCATACATAACCTCCGCAGGATTTTGCTTTTCCTACACAACAATCAATTATATGATTACTAGCAGAGTGTCTACTCTTTGATTTTCCTACTTCAACTAGCCAATCTGCGGCTTTCAGAGAACCAGGAAATTCCTAAATTTTGTTTCCAGCTTTATCATACTGAACAACAATTCTACATTCACGTGCCTATTTATTAGCTCTTCCATCTATTCCGTGAGCTTTTAACACTAAGTACACAGTTTCCACTGAACAACCAATCTTTTCTGATACCTCTTTACATAAATACCCTAAGTTATATAATTCAATAATTTCCTTGTAGTCATACAATATCTTCCCATCACCGCCTTTAGTGGCATTATATCCATCTTTATAAGACTACAGTTTGTTTATCCAATATATTTCTCTATCTGATAGGGAGTTATCATCTGCTTCCTCTAGGCACTCAACTATGAAATTCTCAACCCCGTACTTATTCATGGCATCGTACAATGGTCTCTTTTCACATCTTTCCTTCTAACTATCTTGACAATGTTCTCTAAAACGCGCTTGTGGGTTTTGCGTAGTCTTTCCTACATAGCGCTTATTGTTAATCAAGTTTGTAATACAATAAATATATCCCATAATTTTCTTTTTTTTTATTAAACATTTAGTTTTAATCCAGAGTTCACCACGTGGAGGTAGTTTAATACGAACTCCTGGACCTAACGGGAGTCGAACCCGTGTCCAAACAACCCTTATTACAAGGATAACGTGCGTCTCATTTTTATTACATCAGCTAGTGAGTTCTAGCATTTAGATAGTTTTACTAGATTTACTCTAAACTACACTATCGAGTTTTAGAAACTAGTTTACAAACCACCAAACTGGGCTGACCGAAGTCAACTCTCCACCACCTACTTTTTAACGCTAAAATAGGAAAACGAGTGTTTGTGGTGAGTCAACCACGCAGGCACACATCCCTTCTGTTTAAAGACAACGGAGATTCAGTCTTACTAACTCTTAGAGTGTTCTGATTAAAGATATACCACGGATTACCGTCCGCACGCCATTAGCGATATACCTAACCTCTTCTGTTTCTAGGTCTCTCCAGTAACCCGACTTGATTAATAGTGTCTATTAATAAGCCAGCAGCTTAGGCTGCCATTCTTACAGGTGCAATTTCTGCAGTTATTTGTTTTCGTCGTTTAGAGAGATTGCGCTCTACACGTCCTTATAATTTGTAATCGCCTGTCAAATCCAAGTAGGCCCATATAAATAAAATAATTACTAGGTTCGTGTCTTTTTCACTGATTCCGTCACATTGAGGCTACCAACGTGTGTCCCTGGGCATTACTGTTTTCTTCAGCCAACTATGTAATTATTCTATTAGAGTTTACACTGTTTAAGTATTTCTTTAGTTATTATTCCATCACTAGCAAGAGAATTTAATTTCTCTAAATCAAATTCACTAGGTTGGAACTTGAATTGAATCCAAGTTGGCTCGCTTGGTCTATAATCTAACCAAGATTCGCAGTCATCAGTTCCAAGAACTTCTCGTACCATAGCTAAAATGCGTTCGCCAGCAGCTTTAGTTTTTACGAATCCAGATAAATCGTAACCAACACCCCTAGAACTCCAATATTCTCCTTCTTCTGGTCTAACATCTTTAGGCTCCCAATGCCAAGGAGGAATACCTTTTCTAGGATGGTCTATTCTTATAGCTTCTTCCTTTACCCATTCAGAGTTTGGGTCAGACGGATTCTCTGGATAAGCTCCATACAAACACTTCATAGTAGGATTATCGCTCCTTACCTCAAAATGTATACCACAGTGCCTACAAGTACCAGAAGTTAAACCTCCTCCAGATACACAACTACCTTTAATGGCATCACAACCACAGTTGGGACAACCCCATTTTAGGTATTCGTCATAAAGTATTGATAACATTATTTATTGAGTTTAAATTCCACTTCTTTTAGAACAACATACATTTTACCATCCTCTTTCTGTTCAACACAATTATTAGCTTGTAAAAAACTAATTATAAACTCCATAGGAATATGGTAACTATCAGTAACGAGCATACCACCATCAATATGATAGCGTTCTTTTCTTTCTAATCTAGTGGGATTACCGTTTATAGTAATCTCACCAGAACATTCATTGTCCTTATCTGGTTTTATCCCTTTTATATAAATAGAACATCCAGAATCAGCTAGATAAACTTGTTGTATTACACTCATAACTTAGGAACATCAGAACGATTATCATGATAACCTTCGTCTCCAACAAGTTGAGCCAGACAACCATGCATATAAGGAACAAGCTCAGGTTTCTCCTTATAACACCTGTATAGCATCCAACTCATGCTCATAGAGTTTCCACTATGACCATTATCAAAGTACGGAAGTTTGTCTTTGATAGCCTCAATCAGCTCAAATAAGCTAGGATATTTCTCATAGAAGGCTTTACATTCCTCCAGACTCATTTCTTTGAAAAACTCAGAGAATGATAGGGCTTGCTTTATACAAGCCATTTCATAATCAAATAGGTCATTTTCTTCAAATGTACCATCACCAGCTTCAATGAATAAACGATTGAAACGTTCAATTCTCTCCTGAAATTCTTTCGGAAGAGATTCCTTTGTAAGATTCTTGAAATCCATAATCTAATTTTAATTGTTAAAAATAACTTAGTAGCGGGAGTCGGATTCGAACCGACGACCTTCAGGTTATGAGCCTGACTAGCTACCTCTGCTATCATCCCGCGATATTACAAATGCTTTTTAATTAGTTTACAATGATTATACTCTCCTCCCCATCTAATAGGAAACTCTTTTTCCTTAGCCTCTTTATACTTTTCTGCCTGTTTCTTGTCTAAGAAGATTTGGCAATCAGTTTCATAATTTTGAGGAGCATTAGCTGGGTGATAATTTACTACAACTACATATACTTTCATAATTTTTTAAATAAAGTTTGTGGACACGCAGGGACTCGAACCCTATCTTCCGGTGTGCAAAACCAGCGCTCTAGCCATTTGAGCTAACGGCCCATTTTTGGGATTTTCTTTTTAATTGGTGACATACCCATAAATTTCCACTGTTAAGATTCCACAACTTAACAACACCAGATAAGTTTTTTTGTTTGAATCATGTTCTAGTAGCATAAGTCCGCAACCATGCTACTCTCTCAGTTCATCGACTATCGTGTCAGAAAAGGTCTTTATGATTTCGCAGGGACTGGCTTCAACTAATTTTGTGAACAAAATCTAAACCCCGAATGGATTTTACCTTGCCAGGTCAGGATTTTAATAGCTGGGGCACATGGACTCGAACCATGATTCTTTGATTAACAGTCAAAAGTTCTGACCTTTGAACTATACCCCAATAGTTAATTTTCTCCATAGGTGTAGATAAGTACCCCTTTGGTACTTACCTTTTAGTAGTATCTTTACTCTAGACCTCTGTAGGGAGGTGGAATAGTTCCAGAAACTAACCATGTATAGCTCTTAGAACTCTGTTCAAAATACCACTTAGCAGCTTTCTTCACAACATTAATTACTTTCTTCATAACATCAAAGTTTAAAATTGTTAATAATTAATCTAATTCAGAGCCACAAAAGGAGTTTTGTTGCGAAGACAAGATTCGAACTTGTGACCTTTTGGTTATGAGCCAAACGAGATAGACCAGACTTCTCCACTTCGCGATATTATTGGCAATTCTTTTACATCTATCTACCATAAAGATGTCATATTCTTAAATTTAAAATTAGAATCCGTGGAGGGACTCGAACCCTCATTGAAGATTTCTCTTTTCAGTTTTGCAGACTGATGGCTAAACCAGTTCACCCACACGGACATCAGAGCAGTGTAACAGAATCGAACTGTCACCCTCTGGTTGGAAGCCAGATATACTAACCATTATACGAACACTGCATAAGGAGAGTTATACGATACTCTCCTAAACGCTATCTTAAGATAGTAATTCCTGTGCCTCAATCTCGTCGATTATCTTAGTAACCGCAATCTTGAACGGATTTCCCTTAGTTTTGTCAAACAGATGTACATCACGTACCTCGTCAACCTTGTCAGGAACATTCACCTTTCTTTTCCCTCTCTCTATGGTCTTCCAAGTGATGACTTCGCACCGTTTCACGTCATAAACGCTATCGTTGCGGTCTACATAGACCCTGAAGAAGTTCTTCTTATGCTTCACAATCTCAACTCTTTTAAAGTTTTTGATGTTAGCATGAAATTTCAAATCGCATTTTCCATTAGGTAAGAAAATCAATTCTGCCATAATGATACTCCGCATAGTCGGAGATTCAAAGTTAAACTATGTTAATTCCAGTCTTTCGTCTGGCACTCCACCTCGTTTTAACCAATAGCTACTGTTCTTCACTACTTGAGCTAAGCTCTAAACTGGGATAAAGGTATTATTCTATATACATAAATGGTTTTCCAAATTCTTGCCTGAAAGACTCAAGCCAGCCTTCCATTTCCTCATCACTATCAAAATAGATAGACTCATCATGTCTCTCAGAGAACTCTAGAATAATATGCGGCTTCTGGTATACTATTCCATCCTTGTAGAAGGACGTTCTCTTACTAATTGATTCGAGCATCCCTTTCTCAGAGTAAGTCCCAAAGCATGGGTCTAGAAGATACCAATAATCAATATGCCTTTTCCAGAATAAAAATTTGGTATCCGCTATTCTATGCTTCCATTCTGGATGTTTTCTAGTTTTAAAAACTAGTATCCTCTTTATTAAATTTCCATTAATATATTTATCCATAATTAATCCCAATATTCTGGACAATCATCTGTCGTTAATAATCCTTTCTCGCATAGACCTCCATCATAGAATATACATGATGAGCATGAAAGATTGTCCCTGGACTCATATTCCTGAATACCTTCCTGGATATCTTTCTTAGCCTTATATCTATCTTTTCTATTCTCTTTCTTATATTCGTACTGCATCATCTTACTTCTGTAGGGAGAAGTGCAATTCTTAAGCATTTTGGCATACTTGGAATCATTAAGAAAATCCGTAATTGATTCACAAATTCTCAGTGCTCTATTTCTGAAAATAGGAACATTATACTGAACACTGGCTTTAATTCCGTTTACCGGGATATAGAACTTCCCGCAAGAGTTATAAACTTTTTTAGCTCTAGAAATCCACTTTCTTTTAGAAAGCTCTCTTCTTAATTTTCTGTCCATAGGCAAATAAATTAGTGTAGAATCTGGAGTGGGATTCGAACCCACGAAACACGGTTTTGCAGACCGTTCCCTTAGACCACTCAGGCATCCAGACATAAAGGGGAGACTAGCTCCCCAGTTTTTAAAGTACCAAAGAATCGTATCTTCCTGTACGATACAGAGATGGTTTACTGTTAGGATCTTTAATCCACCAGTAGTTAATTTCGCCACCGTCCTTAGTAACAATAACATTCAACTTCTTGTCAATAGCGATAATCTCGTCATTGTAGAAGTCGTCTCCCACCTTAAGATTGCTGAACTTGGTAGAAGAGTAGATAAAGTTATACGACAGGTTGTGGAAGTTATGGCGACGATACTCATAGTATTCGTTGAGAGCTTTTCTTTCCTCCATAGTACAGTTATCCTCATCGTTAACAATAGGCTTAGGTATAGGATTATTAAATCTCTCAACAGCCTTGGAGAAGTTCTCAATAGAGAACTTATTCTTGTCTTGCTCAATTTCTCCAGTGTAAGCATAACCTCTGATACAAGAATACTCATACTCATTAGTTACTACATTGAAGAAACTCTTAGCCTTTCTCAAACCTTCAATTCCATGAATGTTAACTTCATTAACTATAGTTTTGAGAATATCAATAGTTGATATGGTCAAAGAATCAATGAAGTCAAGCAAATCTTGACGTGCTTCTGGAACTTCCAAGGCATCGTCTAGATATTCGTTTACAACCTTCAAATCAAGATTTTCAAACTTCTTGACGTAGCGGATTCTAGACGGACGTCCTACCATATTCTCGTTGATAGACATTGCATTAGTAGTCAACAAGAATACCTTACGATACTTAGAGTTATAAACTCCATCCATAATTTGGAGGATTGTAGAATCCGATTCGCTGAAGTTCTTTTCAAACTCGTCTAGGAAGAGAACACAGTCTCCCTCAATGCCAGAGAGAAACTCAATCATAGATTGATTATGGTCTCCCATATCCTTTACGATAATAACAGGAAGGTTCAACTTATTAGCTAATTCTTTAGCTGTGACAGTCTTTCCAGTACCTTTTGTACCAGTAAGCATGATTCCTAAGTTTCCTTCCGTGTTACTATAAGTTTTGATTACATGGTCTATGAAATCTTCCTGCAGTCCATACATCTTGTACGGAAATACGAACTTGTCTGCATACTTATCCAGGTGATAACCTGTCATTGTCAGACTAATACTGTAAATACCAACCGGAAGAGATTCCGAAACCTTGTAACCTGAGCCTACTTGGGTGTATGTAGACCCAGAACACATCCAAACTTTGTTCATTTCTTTATTTTTAATTGTTATTTAATATGAATGTTTCAGAACATTCAGTTAATTAAAGTTCTCCACTGTCTTTGATAAGTTCTTTAGCCTTATCCATTCCAGCTTCGTAAGCCTCCACAACATACTGTATAGCAGTTTTTGAATCAATTTGACCCATGGAATTGCCATTGTCTACCATTTCCTGAATAATTTCACTTAACTCTTTCATATTACTTAATAAATAAAAGTTGTAGGGTAGGAGGGACTCGAACCCTCACACATTTCTGTACTAGATCCTAAGTCTAGCGCGTCTACCAATTCCGCCACAACCCCATTGTTATTCTTTCCTCTTTATCTTCACTTTAGTTGGTTTTAACATTCCTAAATTATTTCCAGATGGAGTCAAGAAATCAATCTTATTATAATGCCTCTTGTGCATCTTATCCATTACTACCCATTTACCTTCAAGCTTAGGGTTATTAGAGATTACTATAATAGTATCTCCATAATCATAATGCTTTAATAAGTTGTGTGATAGCGCCACCCATCTTAACTTACCAGCATTTAGTTTCTTAACACTAATTCTATTCCCACTAGCTGTAATCCATGATAAACCATGTTTTGGTCCTGCATGATAATACGTTGCTGTAGCATTATGCTGACCATATAATGATAGTGGGATAAACATTAGAATTAATAATAAATGTTTCATAAGCGATAGTTTTGATATGTGGACCTAGAGGGCTTTGAACCCCCCCCCGACCTCCTGATTATGAGTCTTTCTTTCTTATTCCTTGAATAACTCTGCGAGTTAATCCAAAATGCTGAGCAACTTTCTCCCAATTCTTAAGTATTTCGTACTGCTCATTTACTTCTTCTAGAGAAGGATAATGTTTATCAGCATCTCTGCATTCCTTAGAACAGTATATCTTACCCTTAGATTTAGGAAATCTTTTGCCGCATACTGGGCATACAGACCCAGTCATATTTTCAAAAGACGTCTTATCTTTAGCTTCAGTATTAACTAAATCTTCAACTTCGTCCATTCCCAAGTGAGGGTTATGTACTTCTCTATGACAATTAGCGCATAGAAGTTGACATTTATCTGCTTCCTCTTTAAGCCTTTCTAGACTTGTATTAGATAAATGTCTCATATCTAACTGAAACTCTTTCTCATCTGGATTGATATGGTGAAATTCTAGAACAGCTATGTTTCTATCATAGCCGCATAGTTCACATTTACCACCACGAGATTTTACTAGCTCTAATTTGCGCTTTAAACCTCTTAACTTCTGTGTATTATAATCATTGTAATTCATATACAAATATATATGAAAATAATCATAATACCAAATGTTTTGGTGCAAAACTAAAAATTCAATCCAGAAGTTGTAGGGACGGTGGGGCTTGAACCCACGTGCGACCGACTACCCTTTCTACAAGGTATAAGCTTGAGGGGATACGTCCCTATCTGACTCATAATTAGCTGCTCTAACCGACTGAGCTACAGGCCCTAAATAGGTTTCTTATTCTCTTTCTAATAAATCCTCTTCATAAACGTATTCTACCAATAATTCATCATTTCCAAATACCATTATTTGTAGTACTACAAGTTTACGTGTAGAGTTTTTAGCTAACCTAGGAGAATCAGAGAGTACACACTCAGACATTGGAGACCTAGCATGAAATCTAACAAAATTACTTCTAGGATGAGATTTCTGAATTATTCCGGTACTAGGTGCATTAAGAGATACCTTACTTGTAATATCTCCAATATTAAAAGAAGTTACGTTAAGCATAAGCACTTATTGATTGACACTTAAATATTACAGTTTTACCAATGATATTGTCAGGCTTTATATTGAACCTAACGAACTCTTGGATTAGTTTCTCCATGTCCTCCTCAGAATATGTTTCTCCAATAACTCTCATATTATCTAGAGAAGTTTGGAAGTTCTTCAGTAGCTCTGTAAGTAAACAGCTATTAATTATTACTTTCATTTTACTATGATTTGCTCTTCAGGTTTTAACTTAGCTGGAGCATCAGAATGTAATTTACCACATCTTACACACCAACAAACTCCAAATGAATTTTCTCTCACTTTACATCTGCCTTTCTCACAGATTTTAACTACTTTTCTATAATTCTTCTTATCCATAATTATATAATTTAGAAATACAGCCTTACTACCCTTATGTTCCTAGTTATTCTTTAGCTAGCTTTAGATTATTACTAGGTAATACCTCAACGGATTTATTCAGCTGACTTTACCGCCTCTTGGTATGCAAGGCTAGGTCCCCCTAGCGAAGCTGTATTTAGTTGGGCTACCAGGACTCGAACCTGGACTCTCAGAACCAAAATCTGATGTGACTACCATTACACCATAGCCCAGTTTAACTTAACTATTCTCTCGAACCGTTAAGCCCATATTTACCATGAAAAACACACAATGCGTGGGACGAGGCAGGATCGAACTGTCGCTAACGTCCTGGATTTTCAGTCCAGCGCTCTACCTACTGAGCTATCGCCCCATATAATTAGATACTCAAATCTAATATATTTTTGTTCCACCAGTTAGTTAAATCTTGTAAAGAAAACTTAAACTCTTCTTCAAATCTCTCTACTGGAACTGTCTCATCTCCTATTTCTATCGCCCATCTCCAGCAAGCTTCTGTTTCAGCTACGTCAATAGGCTCTTCCATTAACCAAGTATCATCCATAAGTAAGTCAAGAAATGACTTGTGGAGAGACTTAAATATTTCAATTCTTTCTTCCATAGTATGTTTTATTAAGCGGAGGCAGCTGGATTCGAACCTAGGAATAATAGTTTTGGAGACTATCCTCTTAAACCACTTGAGTACGGACGTATTTGCGGAAGGACAGGGATTCGAACCCTGGGGACGTGTTACCGCCCTACGGTTTTCAGGACCGTTGCAATAAACCTGACTCTGCCACCCTTCCAAAAGCTAGTCTTATGACTAGCCAAAAATCATACCAAGAAGCAATATTACACAGAGTATAGCTAGAATACACCAGCCTATAGCCTGGATTGCTCCTCAGCCAAATATACAAATCATTGAAGATATAAAGAATACAGCTCCTCCTACTACACTTGTCCAACCTCCAGCATCTTCATCGTTTTTGGATAGTTTACCTCTACCAGTTAGTAGCATAAATACTGATATTCCTAATAGTATGGTGCCTACTACAATTCCGGCTATCTCCTTATAGAGGAGTTTCCACACTACGATAGTTATTGCTGTTTGTCCTAGGTTGGATTCTGCTATTCTTATGGCTGAATCTTCAACTGCTTTTAAGGTTTCATTGACTGCTACGCCAATTTCCTTACCAAGATTTGCATACTCAGAAACTTCCTTGATTTCACCCTTTATAGCTTTCTCTGTTGTTATCTTCTCAATTTGAGTTCTAGTTTCACCAGGCAACTTATCATAGTCTTCTTGTGATATAGTTATCTGAGAAAAAGCTGCTACGCTCATCCAGAGCATAGCAAGCATAAGTACAAGGAACTTTTTCATTAGTCAAGCCATTCAAATTCTTTACCTTCAAAATGTCTTGCAAAACAAGCATCAAACACTAGCTTTCCAAACTGAGTTGACACATATTTTGCAATCTCTTCAGATTTACACGCAAGCATCCCGACATCGGAACCGGCAAAGCCGACGCCATCGCTAGAAATGAAAAAGCCGAGACCCGCACCGCCGCCACCATACGCGTAGCCGCCCACCAACGCGAATTTCTCGCCCTGATAACGGAAGTGTCCAATGACCTCTGCATCTTTCGGCACTGATTTCATTCTAAAGAACCGAACCCAAGGATACCATACAGTTCCAGTCAGCAGATTGAACTTGTGCTTTTCGTTCAGCGCATCCAGAATTGTTTGCAACTTAGCTAGAGAATTTACGGATTCATTATAGCTAACCGCATCTCTAACGACATATCCAAGATAGTCTCTAGCGTCCTCATAGGTCTTTATTTGTCCCATAATATTCTCTGGAACAATTTCAACATTGCCTGTTTTGGCATTGTAGATAGGCTTGTAGCCATCTGGACATTCAATTTCAATAGTTCTTTTCATTTGTTATAATATTTAATAAAACATGGTTTGGGTGTTATAGCGGATTCGAACCGCTGACCTCTACAGCCACAATGTAGCGTTCTGACCAACTGAACTAATAACACCATCAAATTATTCGAATAGCGGCAACAACTTATTTCCTAGTATCTTCACCGCTTTCTGTACATCAGCTACGGTTCTAAAATAAACAACACCTGGATATTTTACGTTTTGATGCATAACGACGTACACTCCTTTTATATCAGTTTCCGTCTTTCCAGATAGAGAAGAACCCCTTCCAAGGAAATAACCGCTGTTACTCTCTGTTTTATTCCAACCATTGTTTAAGTAATTAGCTACTATTTGTAGACAAATTAGAGACTTAGTTTGCTCTGATATCCCTAAAGGTAAAAATAGCACATCCCAATCCTTTTCAGATTCTAATATTTCTCCAAGAGAAGGGACTAGGACTTCTTCACTAAATGCGGTAAGAGCCAACTTTTTCAAGTCTTCATTGTCACTCTCATACCATTTACGTGCCTGTTCTAAAGTTATTTCAAGGCAAGCTTTTGTTTTATTCATTTTATTCATTTTATTTATTAGTTTTTAATGGACACCAATCTGGAATTAATACCCTTTCGTAAGGTCTTAACATTCCTTCAATTAGTTTATTCTCAGACTCCTTACAGAGCGCTTTCTCGTCGTCATCATTGAACCAGTCATTAGGATCTGGGTCAGGAACAATTAAGCAGTGCGGACATTCTCTACACTGCTTAATTTCTTTTTGAAATACTACACTAGTACCAGATTTCTGGTAAGTATCCTTCTCCGTACTCATAATTTGTCATTTTGTAATTTCTTTAAATTCGTTTATAACTGTTTTTATAAATGGTTTAATACCAAATAATAGTATTACAATAACAAATATAGTATTTATTACTGGTAATGCCATTATTGCGAGTCTTCTAACTGTAACAAATCGTTCATTTACTGCCATATAAAGGCCAACTATGTACGTGCTTATTATGTATATAAATGCTGAATATACAAATATCATCATAATATATTGAAATTAGTGTGGGATTGGGAGGACTCGAACCTCCAGTCTCAAAAGAGAGCAGATTTACAGTCTGCGCGGCTACCAATTACCGGTTACAATCCCAATTACGGACTCATTTTGTTAAGACAGAGATTCCGAAAGCCAACTGCTGCGTTTCATTCGCAAAGAGACTGATAGTAGTCTATCCAATAGTCTGCTTCCATATCTTCAAAAATCTCTTTAAGCTCTTCGTCAGATAATCCTTCGTACTTATCTTCCATATAAATAACGTAAAAAATAAATAACTAAAATCTTCTTTAATTTTATTAAGAAAGGACTGTTCATTATAGTATTCCCACAATAGATTATACTCATTATCATCTAAGTTAGAACAATATAGAATATAATTATTTAATTCTTTCATAATTTTCTCCTATTAAATAGATTAAAGTAACTTGCTGAATAAATATCACATAATGCCTTATACTTTTTAGGAACTGGGTAGTTAAAGTCATCAAAAGCAGATTCTTTAATAAATCCGTCTTTGAGAGCCATACTAGCAGTAGTAAAAGCAATGTTACATTTGTTCTTTTGTGCCCATGACATAATATCAGCCATTTTGGAATTAAAGTACTCTTTGTCGTTTTCAAGTAGTAAATAGATTTCTACTCTACAAATAGCAGGATTATTAAATCCTTGTTTTCCCTGTCTTAATTCTATCTTAGACACGAAATTTAAGTCTAACAAATCAGCTATTCTTTCCTTTGCGATAATTCTTGAAATTCTTATCATCTTCGTGAAAATAAGTAAACCCTATAGTAGCTATTATAGCTATTTCTAGAGTAATAAATACTAAAAATCCTATTAACATATTCATTAAATTTGTGGGAGTGGAAGGATTCGAACCTTCTAAGCCATAGGCACTTGATTTACAGTCAAGCCCAACTCTCCAACGTTGGCGCACTCCCATACAATTAACAGATTTGTTCTAATTAACATAACTACTACAATTCTTCCTCTTGGCACCCCAAGTCCTCTAGTAGCTAATAGCCGCACTAGTGCGTGGTAACAATTTTAAGGGAACTCACCTCTGTTAATTGGAGTAATCAGGGATTCATCTACGTAGGCACCCAATAGACATTATCTATTCTACTAGTGAATGGTGATTACTTCGTCTGGATAGTGTTATTCATCTCTGAATTTCCACTTATATTTATAAGCTGATCTAGTTTTACCCTTACAACAGTCAGTTATTTTAGAATAACCAGTATTATTTTTAGCAAAACCATGATCACATAACCAATTCATTGCTTCTGTAACACTATAAAACGTTTGAACATAATTATTAGCTAAATCATATTGTATTACTGCCTAAGAATTAGTTCTTTTTAGTTTTACTCCGTTTGCTCTTAATACCTTATATACAGTATCTCTGCAACATCCCATTTTATCAGAAATCTGTTGACTGTCATAGCCTAAATTAGCTAACTCTATTATCTCTTTGTAATCATACAGTATTTTTCCATCTCCTCCAGATGTAGCATTATAACCATTATTTCCAAATGTCTCCAGCTCTTTTATCCAATAGATTTCTCTTTCAGATAGAAGATTCTCATCTTTAACTTGTTCTAATTCCTCTATTATAAAGTTTTCAATACCATACTTATTCATAGCATCGTATAAAGGACGCTTCTCACATCTTTCTCTCTAGGAATCAACACAATGTTCTCGGAAGCGTTCCTTTAAAGATGAGGTAGTTTTACCTACATAACGCTTTCCATTAATTAGATTTGTAATACAATAAATATAACTCATGTTCTTTTAATTTTTTGTAGATTATTAGCATTACCCAAAGCACACCACGTGGAGGTTATCTACTTGTGCTTCTCTGGATAGTGTGGCTCGAACACACGACCTCTGCATCCCAAATGCAGCGTTCTACCTACTGAACTATATCCAGGTGTAAGTATGTGTTTCACAACAAATACTCACTACGTAAGAAAAAGAAAAAGAAAATTCAATCTTTAGCAAAATTTTAAGTGTTTATAATAGTTCTCCCTAAGAGAGTCGAACTCTTGTCTTCTGATTAAAAGTCAGAAGCTCTACCGTTGAGCTAAGGGAGAATAACTGTCTTCCCTCCCAGATTCGAACCGGGATTGGAGGCTTAGAAGGCCACTGTTCTATCCATTGAACTAAGGGAAGTAATAGTCTACTATTATACACAGCAGACTATCAAGATTGTAGTTAATAATTGTTAAATCTTCTCTTCGGAAATAAGAGCATTACCGCACGTTATTCTGTCAGCATCTTCTTCTTTAGACGGAACAAATACGATAACATCCCAACCTTCTTCAAGTAAAGGCTGTTCGAATTGACGATAAACATTATAATCAGAGTAGCCAGTTACTTCAAAACCATTCTCAACTGCAGATGCAGTTTCATGAATAGGAGTTATTTTCACAATAAACTTCTCTTTATCGAAAAGCCTAGATAACTCCTTTGCATCCAGAATAGTCTGCGCAGTAACTGGGAAGTTCAACGTATACTTTCTACCTTTCGGCGTAGGTAAACGACTAGCCATTTCTGAAATAGTAGCTAATGAATGACTTTTGTTGTCAAATAGCTCTCTTCTCTGTTCATCATCAGTAGAATTTATTGAGAATTGAAGACCTGCCTCACCTCCATAGAAGTCATTCTTGATTCCACACCAAGTTTGTATGAAGTTCTCTAGTTTTCTATTAGCTCTAGGAAGCATAGTAGAAACTACTGGATGGACAGTCTTAGCTATCAATCCACAACTCTTTACCACTTCTTTTAGAACAATCCCAAATGCTAGTACATTATCGTTCCAGGTTGGCTCTCCCATTCTTGCGAAATGCACATTGAATCTGTCAGTATTCCTAACAGTCTCATTCTTGATAATGTTTCTTATTTGCCATTCCATCTCTTCAATAGAAACGTTTCCATAGAATCCAAATTTCGGAACATCACAGAACTTGCATTTCATCGGACAACCTTTCTGGGTAGAAATGGTTGCAACCCACTTTTTACTAAGGTCAACTTCAGTATTAGCTACCTCATTAATCTCCTTAGTTAATCCTAGGAAATTAGCTTTGATATTGTTCTCCTTTCCATAGTCTCCTACGGTTAGAAATTCAAGTTTATGTTCTGCATCAACATAAATCTTTCCTGTGTGAGTAAGTATTGTCTTCATTGTTCTTCAATTGCCTTCCAAATGATAATTAATATTATGAATACTACTATATAGGTCATGGTACAATCCTCCAATCCAATCTATTCATCACTATTCTGAATTTGTTAGCTTCTGACCAGCTACGGAAAGACCTAACGATCTTCCCGTAACTGTCCAATAGATAATATTTCATACTTAACTAGCTCTCCATTGATATGAATTGTACAAAGGATTATATTACCTACAATAATCATAGTTTCCACCATAATTATCTCACCGTTTATTTCGGTGATTCTTCTCGTTATTGCCATAAACTAAATACTTTTTTTGTTAATGGATAGTTTCCCCTCCACTTTGTTGCATACTTAAATACACGAGAATCGCCTGTACGACGCCAAGTAGATCGAAATAGCGGGAATAAAATCGCCATAACGACAAGTCCAAATACTAGAACAATGAAAGTTAAACCTTTCAGTATATGTTCTAATAACCAAACGGGCAATGTGATGCCCCATCTAACAATTGCTAATAAATCTTCCATATTAGTTCTCAATTATCAGAGTGCTATGGGTTCTCAATTCCTCTTCCGAAATCGGAATTAATTCTCCAAATACTCTTATGTATTTTTGTTCTTTGATTACTAATGATGTGGTAATTTCAGTGATTACCTCGATGTTAGCATTGTGCCATCTCTTTAAATACTGAGAATGTATTCTTCTAGACAATTCGTAGTTGTCTGAAGATGCTATTCTCGCAGCTTTGAATCTTTTTCTCATTTTCTTTTTCTTTTAATCCTGACTACCTATTTCTAGGTAGTTTCGTCTTAATTTTCAAAGACTCATCAGAGGATTTTATCTCCAGCAATGCTTTTCAAGCATCTTTTGAAAGATAGGAATATCAGAAACAGATGCAAAAAGTAACATACAAGACCTTACTTTAATTACATCGTTTCCAAATATCTCGTAAACAGTTTTCTCGTTATTATAGACCGCTTCTGTGATTTCAACTAACCTATCTCTCAATATAGGATGGTTGATATATTCAATAGCTTCATCACGTCCACTTATTCCATAATAACGAGACTTTTCACTCGTGCCAAGCCCCCTCATTTGAGGAAAGATAAACCAAATCCAATGTGTTTTCTTCTTCCCTGCTTTGACTTCTTCCAAGGCAGTTTGATAAGTATTCCACTTATCTTGTGCTTCAATGAATCTGTCAAGTCCAAGATACATTTTGCGAGCAAGTTGTCTTGTTTCTTCTAGAGGAAGTCCACTCTGATCTAATTGAGAGTGAGGCATAGCCAGTTGGCACCATTCTTTGAATGTAAATTTATTCATCTTTATTTAAATGTTTATAACCTAGCATTCCCATCATGGTAAGAGATAAGAATGGATTATATAGCTTTTTGGGACTAACATCATACATTCCAGATCCTCCAAATACAGATTTTACAGGAATATCTGAACCTACTATAGTAAATACTCCTTTTATAGGGTCAGAATTAAGAACCTATGTTGCATAATCGTCTGTAAGAACACCTTCAGACATATTTACAGAACGTGCTCTATCCTTGCTTAAATAAGCACCTATTGGACCTCCTGCCCAATTATTAGAAGATGGATTAGCTTTCTGCCTTTTTATAAGCCTAATCTAGTCATCCCAGTTGGGATTAATTATAGAAGGTTTAACTGGTAGTCCCCAGATTGCAAAGTCTCCGTAAGCTTTTGCTCCTCTTGGATTAGAACTGAACCATTTCTCATAATTCTGGTTATTTTTTCCAGTTTCAAAACTATGTTTATCCTTAATTCCAGACCTCATTGTGATACCATTATATAAAAGATTCTTACCTTGAGGAGAGTTTGCCTAGATATAATACATAGTTTCTATGTTGCTTAGATTCTTCCTTCCATTAGCAGTATATCTTCCATTAGGCTATCTTATCAGCTTACCAGACTTAATTAGTTCATTATAAGTTTGAACAAACTAGGGAAAAGCTTTTTTGGTGAATAAGTCTATTTCCTCTTGTGACATCTTATGTCCTGAAGCTAGTGATTGCCAATTTTCTAAAGAATAATCAAGTCCCGTTCGAAGTCTAAACTTTTCTGCTTCTTCGTTATGCTCTTTGATTACTTTCTTTTGTTGATTAGATCTGGCTTTAGCCTTAGACTTATTTTCCTCAATTCTTTTTTCTACGGCTTGAGTCTGTTTGTAAGATGATAAGCTTTGAAGTTTTCCTTCTTTATTCCTAATGTATTCAACTCCCTATGGGTCAAATATTCTTCCCTTCGTTTCTCGCCAACCTTTCTTTATTAAAACGTTTGAAAGTTTCTTTATTTGCCCTCCTGTGATTCCTGGAATAATTAAGCCTGTAGCTGCTAAACCCATACTTATATAATCTTTATCTTTTGCGGCATGAATAAAATCATGTGCGTCCTATGCTTCTCCAACTCCAGGAATAAATCCTGCTAGGAAGTCTAGTATAGGATTTTTGTCTCTAAATTCTTTTACTTTGTCTTCCATAAATATTTAATTTTTATTTATAGAATACTACACATTTGTTTGCTAAATAGCAAGTATTTTACACTACGTAGGTAGACTATTCTACCTACCGCTCTCCGCCTAAAGCCTATTTATACTCGCGAAGTCGAGTTAGAATGTTTTATATCCGTACTTTTGCAAAACTGATCTTAAATCACTTAGCGATTTCCTTCCAACACCAGGCATTTTCATGAAATCACGCCAAGAATAGTTTTCCATGAAAATGTTGAGAGAGATATAAACTTGATCATCCAACATAGCTCTAATACGGCTAGCTGTCCTAGGTTGCATTTCTGGAAGAATACTCGCCAGTGTAATGTTTCTATTTTTCCTTTCAAGTGCTGTAATCTCTGGATAAATACCTAAAGACCATAATACGGAACAAAGTAAATCAGCCTCTCTATCAGAGAGAACTTTTGTTGTTTCTAGAATTTTTATCTCTTTCATATATAACTAGTATTGCATTTTACACCTAAAACTTACTATCTCTCTGGTCTAAGACTTTCGAGGCTCTGTCCTGCCCATATATAGGCTTTTCAGAGTATTTATTCATAAGAAACTGGTGCCCTCAATGTCTTGGGAAGTTATTGAGTTTTTTATTCAGCCTAAGCTTTGTAGGCTAGGCAGGTCAAACAGCTTATTAATTCTCCAAATCCAAATTCTTGATGATCTTTTTTCAACTTTTCTGGAATCCAGTACAAAGCCTTCAACAATTGGTCTACTTGGAGGGAGTCGAGTACTATTGGACCCTCTTCTTTAAGAGCTTCTACTAGAGCTTCCATAGCCTGAAAGCTGGAGTGGTTGAAGAAATGAAGATGTCCGTTGGGCTTTCTGAAAACAACACATTCTTCGTCGGATTCTATCACTCGATCTCTGTTCTTGAGCAACATTGACAGACACGCCTCCATTCTCATTTCTAACGCCTGTATGCATACTTCTTTCCAAGCGTCAATTACATCCATAGGCGTATAGCATTTAGCTTCTACATCATTTGCCTTTTTGAATGGAATACGAAATGTTGTTGTAAACTCTGAATACTTCTTTAAGCTGTTAATTTCTACTGTGTTCATTTTTTCTATAATTTTTAGTTAAAAATACCTGTCTATTCCAGGCTGCCAACTAATTTCTGTTTTACTTCTAAATCAGTTAAAGGATGAAGAGAGCCGGGCTTACCGTTCTAGATTTCTCTTTTTAATTTTTGAGCTTTTACAAAGAGTAATAAAAGCCAGCTAGTTTTAATTCTCAGCTAGAATAGGAGTTATAAGAACACCTTCATGCCTGCAACATAAGCTCCCCATATTTCATCATAGATTTCGTTCTCTGAATCTGGGTTTTGCTCCAAGAGTCTATCTAGTAGCTCTCTCATTGCTTTAGTGTACTCCTCAATACGTTTCATTTTCTCTTTCATGGTAAATATTTTTAATTATTACTAGAACTATTAGTTTCAGCTTGAATAGCTTACTTATCTCCTAAACCACGTAAAGGTTGTTCTTATCTTAGGAGTAGAGGCACCGCTGTGCCTCACAATTGTCTCAGAACTTTCCTGTGCCTATAGCCAAATGGCTATTTTCGATTATATAGTGTATAATCTCACAATACTTTGCCTTATCTCTCGATAAGACATCTCTCCAGTATCAAGGAGCATACTGTTTGGTATAAGAGATGCTCTGCATTAGTCTCTGGGCGTACCCATTATAGTCCTTAACAGCAAATAGAGCCTACAAGTAGCTGTAGTCCTCAAATACTAAGTTCCCCACTCCGGGTTTGAACCAGAATCTCCTTCTTTAGAGGAAGGCGCAATGCATTATACTAATGGGGAAAACTCTATCTTGGCAACTAGTATAAGATAGAGAGTTATTCAACTACTTAATTCTCAGTTTCCTATACTGAAAATCAAATAGCTACGTTACTAACGTTCACTAAGAATATAGGTAGCTAATCCATATTCTTGCGACTGAGTTCGAGGTAGGAAATATACCCTTATGAGGTATCCTCTTATCAGCTAGCCTTATTAATCTAGCGGCTTATACCAGGCAACTTCTAATACAATTGCATAACATATAAAAATATGACATACATGGTCTACTGGTATGTCAGCAGTACTTTCATATATTGCTATAAGTGACCAATCTTATAGCTCAATCCTCCTTACTCATGAGATAAGTTTGCGAACTCTCATTTTCATTAATAGCAGTTATTTTCGGATATTGGGCTATCTGCGTAACCCCGCTTTTTGTTGCCTTTTTATAGGCTAATGTTAGAGTAAATAATCATTGTAGTATGAGTTATAAAACTCGTCCTACTGGCGATTTTTTGAAAACTGGAAAAAGTAGGAAAATCTGCCTTTGAGTTTGTGGAACATTCTTCTCCTTACCCATATTTTCTTTTGTGAAACTGAATTTTCAAAAGAAATGATAGTCTTTCCTATCAGCCAGACATAAAACTAAAACTACTACAAAAGTTAACTCGGTTTTTGATTTTTTTGTTTTGTTGTTGATTTCTCCGTTGACCAATGTTCCAATGATGGAGTTCATATGGGCATTTTATTTCAACTCATAATGCCTTAGAGTTGCACATCATTTTAAATCTCGTTGTGCTGCAATTAGATTCTGCCACTCTCACTTATTTATACGCGAGAGAGTCGTGTTAATCTACAAAGACAATTCTTATTACTTTTGGGATGTCTTCTTCTGACTTTTGATAAGTCATAATCCATGCTTCAGAAGTTTTACAATAAACTCTGTCCGCTTTGAGATTTAACTTTTCTCCAGTCTTTGGGTCATAGATTATTCCCCAGCTATACAAACACTTTTTCGTTCTGAACTTTTTTCTCGTGTCCATAACTACAAAGATTATTTGTATATAAAAGAAAGGGGATTTCTCCCCAATCTTTTAATCATAGTCTTCCACTACCAGCTTGTAAGTATTTTTCTTGTAGGCTTGGCGGTCAGTGGTAGCTTCGATGTCTTCCGTTACCTTTTTGTCTACCCTAAATGTTACATTGTGGTCAATGCAATAAACAAGGAAAGCGGCATTTTCCAACGGAGTTGAACCGATTGCCGGAGCATCGTCGTCGATTTCTACGCCCGCAAAGTGTTTTGCACCAATGATTGCACCTGTGTCAGTGCTAAATGTAATCGGTGTAAAGTTGCTTTGGTTTGGTTGGTTGGCATTTGCAGGCAAATCTACCTTGTTCATTGCCACCAACTTAAACTTATCGCCCTTTGACAAGCCGACAACAACTGAGCGTTCATCACCTTTCAGTCCCAATGCTGATACTACTGCCTTAGCTCTTTCTACTGCGCTTACGTTCTGGTCTTTCAATTCTTCGAGTGTCATAATCTTAAAATTTTAAAATGTTAATACTGGAAATTGATTTTTGTTTTTGTTTTAGTTTTATATCAATATACAGGGGGGGACTAAAGGGGTTGTGGACCGCCATAACAATCTCTCATATAATTTTCGGAATCTAGGTAATTTTCACCTGTATATAAATTCCGAATTTATTAAACCCCCAGGGGGCTATTTATATAAAGTACCTGTACCCATTTGCGGATAACTAAATGAAATATGTATAATATTAGAATTAGAATTTTTTAACTTTGTATTTAACTTTTCAGAAGGTATTGTTGTATATAACTAAAAAAGAGACAATTATGATTACAGACTTAGAAACATTACTAAATTAGGACGAGTTTAAGAATCTCGTTGATGCAATTAATAAGAACTAGGAGTATTATCTATCAAGTAATGGTCTAACCATTAAAGCGGAATCTACAGATGATTCTTTATTCTTATTAATATCTTATGAGAGATAGAAAGAGGAAAGCTGTCTAGCTAATGAAGAAGTAGGCAAATTCCAGAAATACTTAGAATCTTTAGATGATGATTTATTTATAGATGTCTGCGAATATCTAGGGGAATCCGAACTGAATAAAATTCAAGAATGTTTGGAAAGTGGAAAATTGGAATCAGTAAGAGCTGGAATTACTAAATTCAGAATGGCATTATCTAATGTGGTAACTATGAAAATAGAACAACTGAAAGCATATGTATGAACAAATAGCTCAAATAAGAATACTCCTTGCTAATGTAAATGCAACCATGTAGGCTTTATTTCACGAAAACGAACAGTTAAGGAAAGAACTAGAGAAATTGGCAGCGGAGAATAAATCTCTAAAAGAGAAATAAATACTGCCCTATGGTGTAATGGTCAGCACAGATGACTCTAAATCATTTAGTCTGGGTTCGAATCCTAGTAGGGCAACGCCAAAATTAATAGTTATGATAAAGTTAAATGAGAATTATGCTGTAACTCCAACAGGAGCTAAGACCCTTATTATTGAAGAGGGAGATGATTGGAATAAAGTTTGCGATAAGGTAGTTGGATGTAGATTTGATTACATATTTGTACCTCAAGAATTTGAGAATCAAGCCTGCTACTTTCTTCCACAAATAAGTATTCAAGGAAAGCAGATAGGTAAGATATGTACTTATAAAGTAGTGAAATGGAACAGTGTGCAGTCGTATTGAATGGTAATGATGTTGTCAAAGTTTCTAATTTAAAAAGAAAGTATGACAAAATAATGAGTAATCCCAATATGAAAATATTGGAAGAATGTGATAAGGAAATGCTAGATGAGAAATACAACTACTGGAATAGAACATTAAATAGAAATATAGAAGAGGAGAAAAATGAGGAAGCAAAACTTCATCATTTTAGGAATCCAAAAACAGGTTGCACTATAGCAAGTATCTATCCAGATTTAGAGGAATGTAAATCATATATAAAAGACTGGATGGATTATGTTAAACTTGACTGATAAATACAATGAACTAACTAAGCCAAATTTAAAAGAGTTATCTGAAACTATACTCCTAGCAGCAGAATCTTTAATTGAGATTGTTGCAGAAGAAGGAAAACAAAATGAACAATGGTTTCTAGATTACCTAGATGAATTAAATAGACTAAGTGTAATATACTAAAATATATGGATAAAGAATTTAAATTTGAAGTCTTTATTAACGGTCAACTAATAAATATGATAAAAGCCGGATATTTAGAAAGTACACTTAGAAGTGTTCCGGAGAATAAATCATTACTGATTGATATATGGAATGTAGTTGACAATTCAGTTAGAAATCTAATTAAAAATGGACTATATAAAGACACTACACTAGAAAAAGCAATAATTGATAATACATTTGAGGGATATGATAGACTTTAAAAAGACATTGACAAACTTACATAATGAATTTCCAGAATTTGACTTGGATACATTATTTAAAATAGTAGATGCTATAGTAGAAACTTCTACTCCTACAATAACCATCCCAAGTGGTATTAGATAGCCATCAGATAAACCTTGGTGGGAGGATGGTATAAATAGAATCACTTGTACTTATGATACAAAGTATAATGTTAAATAAAAATAGGCGAACCTAATCTCTAGGCTCGCCTATTTTGTTATATAATATAGTACCAATCAGTTCTCTCCATGACTCCCTTTTCTCTAAGCTATTTATTATCTAAATGATAATCTCCGTTTCTGAAATTCAATTCCTTTTAGAATAATCCCAATAAAAATATCCTCTCCATCCAGGAAGTAAGAGAGTACGACCTGTTGCCGCGTGTAAAGTTGCTTTGTTATAGTCCATGTTACTTTTTAAATATAAATAGTAAATATAGATATATTCTTAATACAATCTCTTTAATGCACTTAATAATGTTTTTCATCGTTTCTTAGTTTTAATAAATCCATAAGTTCCCTTCTTTAATCTAGTAGTAGGAATCCATCCATTATCTAGAATAGACCTATGTCCACTCGGTTTATGTATCTTAGCCCCATCTTCGTGTTTCCATTTAGAAGCATTTCTTTTCTTTCTAAAATTCTATATTATCTTATGTATCATAATTATTAATAATTTGTTTACATATATACAAAACTGTCTACATATCGAAATCAGATTTAATCTAATTAACAGCCATGCAGACAAGCTAGATATTTTCAGGAATATAGCCTTTTCCTGGAACAACCTAATCTATACTCACATTAGAAAACACCCTTCCCTAATTCAATTCATATGTCATAGGTATTCCTGAAATTGCACATTTTCCACCTTGCTTATCCCATAATTTAGTTAAATCCTAAAGGGAGAGTTGAAATTCAATACCTTTTGAGGAAGCTCTATTCTTGGCAGCTAATAGTCTACTATTTAATACGTATTGTAATCTTTTCTCATCAGAGTATTTATCTTTAGCTTTCTTATTTTGTATTCCTTTACATTTTGTACATCTGCTATCTCTATAATTTCTGTATATATAATGACCACTAATAGGAAAGCAATTTTCATCTTTATACTATCCACATATATGGCATCTAAGTTTGCCATCTTTCCATTCCTAGTTTACCTTATTTTCCTTTTCACATTCTTTGCATATTTCTGAATAATGTTCCTTTTTGTTAGTAACTATTCTACGAAAATAAGTTCTATTGAGGGGTAATTCTCTTCCACACTATTTGCAGTTTACTAAAGCTGATTTAAAAGGCATACATTAATTTTTAAAATTATTATATATCTAGAAACCCTCTATTGAAGGCTCAATTAAGCTTATTCCAAAAATCTTAGCAGCTCTATTTCTCTATTGATTTGCTTTATCTAGTTTCTAGTTAGATCTTCTTAAATTATTTCCAGATTGCACCCAACCCTAGAAGGCTCTTTTTCCGACCTCTCCTCTTTCTAGCATTTTCTTCTAATTTGCCAATCGAGTAGCATTTCTTGCGGCCTATATAGCTTTTGCCGATTTCCTAACTGTGTTTGCAGTCTTTAACCCTTTAATCGCAGTACCTAAGCCATAACCTAAACCAGTTAGTTGTAGGACATCCCCAACCCCACTTAAAGCCATGTTACCAAAATTTCCCCAAGAAGGATTGTCTTTAAACTATTTGTAATCTAAATAAGTTCCATATATAGGAACTAAACCTGCTGCAGCTTGCATTATCCCACCTTCCTAATGCCTCCACTTTTTACTGTTCCTAGCAAAATTAGCTCGCTTCTTCTAAAGAGGGGTAGCGTTAGGATTGTTTAGTACGTGCTTAGCGTGTTCTTGTACAGATTCTCCTGCTGCCTTGGCAGATGCTGTAAATTTGCCTCTGTTCTTCTCTTTAATGTGAATGCCCGATCCATTTTTGAAAATTGGACACCCAAATGTTGTAATTTTCTTACTGTTAGACATTTTTAATATAATGTATTATTTATTGATTTGTATCTTACAAAGAATATTAATATACTTGAAAAGTATCAAATAAATATAGATAAATGTGATAAATGATTAAATGAATTATGACTAATGGACAAAAGTAAAATTACAAAACAAAATGGGAACATAGCTTTTGAGGAAGAAGCTCATATTTATTATGATGTTACAAAGCCAGAACAGAAGTTTATATCTGTAACGACTTTAATTCATTCTTTCACCCAACCATTTGATAAGGAGTTCTGGTCAGCATATAAAGCACTAGAGAAACTCTTACCTAAAGAAGATTGGGCTATAGAAAAAAAGTCTTTGTTGAACACTAAGAAATTTGATAAAGTTCTACTTGAACTTCATAACATTACAGAAGACGAGTTTAATAAAGAGCAACAAGCTATCTTAGATGCTTGGGATTTAGAGAATAGAAACTCATGCGAGAGGGGAACTAAAATCCATGCAGATTTGGAAAACTCTTTCTATAAAAAGAAACAGAACATAGACCTTAGTAAATATCAAATAGGTGGCAAGTTCGAGTGTATAAAAGACCACAATGAATTAGACTTAGAGAATGGTGTATATCCTGAGTATTTAATATCTAGAGTATCGGATGATGGAAAGCTAAGAATAGCAGGACAGATTGACTTATTAGTTAAAAGAGGAAATAAGATAATTATAGGAGACTGGAAGACCAATAAGAAAATAGAAACTAAGAGTTTCTTCAATTCTAAAACCAAAACTTCTGTTAAGATGAAATATCCTCTAAATAATTTAGATGATGTTAATTACTGGCACTATACTTTACAATTAAGTACTTATGCTTGGATGATTCAAAAGAAAAATCCAGAGTTTGAAATAGAGGATTTGGTTTTGGTACATTTCGACCATAATGACAATATGACAGTATATCATTTGCCATATCTAAAAGATGAGGTTATAAAAATGCTAGCCTTCTATAAGAAGGAATCTATATTGGCAGAAAATAAAAGAAAACGTCAACGTATTGAATATTAATTATGACACTAGAGGAAATAGAAGAAAGATTTGAGATATGTAGACGCTGTCCAATATGTGACCAAGATAATGGATTATGTAATGGGCATTTGTATCTAAATCCAAAGAATAATGATATAAGTATAAGCCCTAAAGAAGGGTATATAAAGGGATGTGGATGTTTACTAGAGAAGAAGATTCCAAACGAAAAGAAACATTGTCCAGCAGGGAAATGGTAATCTATGGAACTCCTATATTATATAAACCAGATAAGCATTATATACTTACTGTCCAAAATATAAATAGGGAAACAAAGGAGGAAGATATGATATGGAAATGGATTAAAGCAATATTTACTAAACCTTTAACAATATTGAAAAGTATATATTTCAGTATATTCGGAATAAATCAAGATTTGACAACCAAAAGATTAAAAATTTGTGACGCTTGTTCCCATAAATTACAAACATCTGTTGGGGAAGTGTGCGATGAATGTGGTTGTATATTAGAGAATAAAACAAGAATTGAAGATGAACATTGTGATTTATGTAAATGGTAAAATGAATTATGGAAACTTTAAGAACAGAATTAAACAGTAACGAAAAACTAGCACTATCATTAACTGGAATGGAAGGTACGGGAGAACATTTTATTTTAAATGGAGAAGCTGCAGACCAAACATTATTAAGAGAAAAACAAGAGAAGTTTAATACCTCAGTAGATGAGTTAGAAGATAAATTCTCTAAACATAATCAGGCACTAGAGGATTACGCTAAATCATTATCTAACGATATGAATGGAGTTGAAATTATGCCGATGTATGGGTATGCATTAATTAAACCCTTTGAACAAAACCCATTCCAAAAAATAAAAACTACTAAAAGCGGTCTTATTACTGATTTAGGTGGATTTACTCCTACTTATAAATCTAATGAGACTGGAGAAATTGAAGAAGAACAACAATTTATTAAGGTAGGAACTGTGATAGAAGTAGGACATAAGTGTGAGTTCTTGAAGCCTGGAGATATTGTATTTTATACAATAGCTAGTGAATGTATGGTTCCATTCTATAAACTAGGATTTGTAGTAGTTAATGAGAATAGAATCATGGCTGTAGTTAATGAGAAACTAACTGAAAGAAGAGACGAATTGAAGCATGGAAACAATTGATGAAAAAGTTTATTTTAAGCCTGGGGATTGTGTTACTTTACGGTAGTGTAAAGTAATGCACTCTCCAGTTATGCTTGTTCTAAGAAGAGAAGCAGCTTTATTTAAAGATAACAAAGGATTGCGAGGACTAAGATGTAGATGGTTTACTGATTCTGGATTAATGCAGGAAGCAGTATTTAATACAAAGGATTTAATTAAAGTAGAAGAGTAATGGCTAATTAGGAAGAATTACAGAAGGCATTCATGGCATACTTGATACAAGATGCCCAAGCACAAGGAATACAATTACAATCAGAGCAAGATTTATAGGCTTACGCTGAATAGCTTGGAGAAGATGGAATTAAAGCCAAGTATCAAGAATTTATGTAGAAGATGCAAGGCGGAGTTATGGCTAGACTTGGAGCTAAACTAGAATACTATAAAAAATTAAAAGGAGTATGCCCAGAAGGAGAGGAACTTGTTTATTTTAAACAGGGAGGAAGAATCTGCAAAGCTTGCCAAAAAGCATAGAAAGGAACTAAGGTTACTAAGAAAGCTAATGAAGTTGACAAGTTCAAAGCTGGAAGAGCTTAGTATAAAAAGGATATGAAATCTGCAAAGGATGAAGCATCTAGGGATTCTGTGTCCATTAATAAATATAATGACTAGGAGGTCATGGCAAATAGAGGACACAGGGGAAACTTTAAAAATGGAAAATGGGTTCCAGATAGAACAAAGTATGCTAAGAAGGATGCTTGTGGTTCTAAAATGAAAGTAAGTAAATGCGGTTCTAAAATGAAATAAAAAGATTAAAGATGTTAATGTTAATGATTGATGAGTATGAATGTATTTAATTATAACACTTTAACTAAATAGTTAGAAATAAATGAACCAGAGCTTCTTCTAGTTAAAGAGTTTAAGGCTTTGATACAGAGAGATAAATCTGTTGACAAGGAACGAGTAACTAGAGAATTATCTTACATTTATCTAGCTATTGATTGGAAGAGTCCCTATAGCCAATATTCAGAACATGAAAGACATGATGAAGCTATTAGTGACTCTGGACTATCTGAATCCGAATTTAATGACCCGTTATTCAGGGAAGCCTGTAGAAAATACCGAGCATTGTAGGATTCTAACAAATCAATAAAACTTCTAGAAGCAGCTAAAAGAGCAGCTGACTAGTTTATTGATTATTTTGATACTATAGTAGATTTAAATGAACGTGATAATAATGGCAAACCCGTCTTTCAAGCTGAAAAGGTAATGAAAGAAATGGCTACTCTTCATAAAGTTCATGAAGAATTAGTAACACTAGAAGAGCAGGTTAAGAAAGAGCTTACAGAACAATCTACTGTAAGAGGTGGAGCTACAGACGGCTTTGACCCAGGAGACTTTTAATTATGCCTAGAAAGAAAAAAATATTACCTGAAGAAATCTAGAATATAGTAGATTAGGTAAGAGAGAAAGAACAAAAAGAGGATGCCAAAGAAGCTAGAGAACTAGTATAGAAGATAAGAGAGGAAAGGGGCAAAAATGCTGATTATTGGGATGTAAAGAGAGGAGATAAGATAGAGGTATTTGACCCTACTTTATCTTATGAAATAACTGGATATAGACCAATAGATGAAACACACGGTCTTGACTTCGACCCAGATTGGTTTACTGAGACCAGAGAAGTGTATAGAAAAACTGGAAAGTATTGTCCATATCTAAAAGATAGTAAGAGATATAATGAGTTTTGGAAGGAATAGTATAGAAGATGTAAATACGGAATGACTGTTAATGGTTATACAATTACTGGAGATAACTATTTCTTCCTAAACTTCTACTAGCTTCCTATTATTGATGATAACAAGGCATCTGGAGAAGGAACAAGTAGTGACTTTCCTATATTTTTCGCATCTCATTATATGTTCTTTCATTATCTATAGATGGCTAGAGTTCTGCATAAACACGCAGCTCTTATGAAAGCTCGTTCTATTGGATTCTCTGAAATAAATGCATCCTTATCTGCAAGAATGTATTCAGTAATCAGAAGAAGCAGAGTAATGATTACTTGTTTTAATGATACCTTCCTTAAAGGTACTTTTAGTAAGTTTGATAATGCTTTAACATTCTTGAATACTTGTACAGGAGGAGGATTCTTCAAACTACGTTTGATTGACCAAGACTTAAGAAAGAAGTCTGGTAAACAGATTAAGGTAAACGGACAGTTTGAGGATGTTGGATTTAAATCAGAAGTAGTTGGAATAAATGGAGCTAAGGCATCTAATATTCGTGGAGACCGTGTTGACCTATTAATATATGATGAAGCGGGGTCTTGGCCCGGACTAGATACTGCTGTAGTGCAGGGACAAGAGCTTTGTGAAGTTCAGGGTAAACCTCGTGGAACAATGTTATTTGGAGGTACTGGTGGTGATATGGGTGCTCCATTAGCAGGTCTTAAGAAGATATATTACAATCCAAAAGCTTACAAAGTTCTTCCATTTAGACATAATTATACACAGGATGGGACTACTATTGAAAGTGGGTTCTTCATTCCATATTTTGTCTAGTCTCTAAATTCAGAATACATGGACCATAGAGGTGTATGTAATACAGTAGAATATAAAAAGTATCTATAGGAAGAGCGTGACAATTTATTAGCAGTTCCAGACGACTATCTAAAGAAGTGTGCCGAACGATGTTGGAATGCAGAAGAAGCATTTAATCTTGAAGGTGTTAACAAGTTCAACAAGATTCTTATTGCGGACCAGTTAGCTAATATAAGACTTAAGAAAATAGGACCAAGACCAGAATCTGGATACATAGACTATTTCTATAAAAATAATAAACACACCTAGGATAATATAGATGGTTTTAAATGGATTCCTAATATTAACGGAAAAGTAAAAATACTTGAACATCCTGTATGGTCTGATTTGTATAAAGAGTAGATGGATAAACTTAGATAGGAAGCCGAGGAAAGGGGAGAAGAATTTGAATCTCCAGCGTACAAAGAAATGCATGATTTATATGTTGCAGGAATAGACGGTATTGATATAGGAGCTAGTCAAACTTCAAAAGAAACAAGAGATCCTTCTGATTTCTGTATAACTATAAAAAGAAGAGCATTTGGTCTAAACGAACCGTAGTATGTTGCTATGTATAAAGACAGACCTAATGACATTAGAGAAGCCTATAAAATAGCTATGTGTTTAGCTAGATACTATAATTGTAGAATAAACATAGAAGCTACCCGTGTAGGTATGATTACCTGGGCTAGAGAAAAGGGTTGTTTAAACTACTTTATGAAAAGACCTAGAGCTACTCTAACAGACGTCAAGAATGGAACTACTAAATAGTACGGAACACCCGCTACCAAAACTATTATAGAACAACATACTGATTTGACAGCAGCCTTTATTGAGGATTTCTGTCATACTATATGGTTTGAAGAAATGTTAGACCAATTTACTGGATATAATGATGAGAATAAAGGTAAATTCGATATTGTAGCAGCTGTGGGAATGACAGAATTGGCAGACTAGGAATTGTCAGGAAGATAGCCAGTGCTTGTTGAAAAAGAAGTTGAACAATTCCAAGATTATGGTTATTATTACGACGAGAGAGGAATCAAAAGATTTGGGGTTATACCAACTTCTAAGACTTTTGAAACTAACATACAAAAAAATGAATACGATGACCCATACAGAATTGAAACAAGTGATCCTAGGTTATATGAGAGACTTGTACAAAATGGAATACGTAGGTGGGCTTGAAATTCAGAACCTAGATCCAGTTGGTTATAAGGTATCGTTTAACTTTGATAGGTCAGAGATGCCTTTAGTCATTATAGCTGATTTACCTGATGAAGAATTTCTCCCATTTATAAAGGAAGAATTAAGAAGTAGGAAGTTACAAAGAGTTAAATACTATAATGCAACTAAACTTCCTCCAGAACAGCATAATTTATGTTATGAAAGAAAAAGAACTGATAGACAAGACGAACGAGGCTATTGCGGAGCTTGTATATGATAAGTACGAATTATAGAAAGCCTATAATTACTATAACGGAAAGAGAGACCCAGAATAGTTTCGTTACCTGGAAGAAAACTTTGGAATAGGTAGTCCTACTTCTGTAGAATTTACACCATTACTAAAAAAGCACGTAGATGCTCTAGTAGGGGAATATCTAGGAACCCCTATCCTTCCGAAGATTTCTTGTAAGGATTCAGATACCATTAGTAATATCACCAGAGAAAAATAGTTAGAAATAACTAAAGGAATAGTTAAATTTCTTAGAGACCATTTAAGTAATTCTATTCTGAAATTTATCGACGGAAAAGATATTACAGATAAAGCCGTGAAGACTTAGTTAGATAAAATTATTCAAGACATTGATTAGTCTTTTATTTCTCAATATGAGATAGCTGCATAGAATATTATTCATTATATTATGCAGTCTAGAGAAACCGATTTAATAACTAAACTCCGATAGTTACTTACAGATTTATTAATTACTGGCTATACATTTTTCAGAGTAAAATCATCATCTTCTGGAACTAACATAGAAATAGAAGTTCTGAATCCTTTAAATACTTTCGTAGATAGGAATCCAGAATCTCCATATGTTAGAAATTCGTATAGAGTAGTAGTTAGAAAATGGATGAGTAAAAGCTAGATATTAGCTAAATATGGAAAAGAAATCTCTAGAGAAGATTTGAAAAGACTAAAAGATGAATGGAGAGCTGATGATTCAGCTGCAGTTTATAGAAGAGTTTATGGTGACACTTGTACTATAGTAAATGAAGACTAGAATCATGAAACTATTCCTGGATACCCAGATAATGAATATAGTGCTCATAGATTTTAGTTAATTCCTGTTTATGATGTAGAGTGGATAGAAACTGATGACGATTTTGTAATGTAGAGATACAATACCATTAGAATTGGAGAAGAAATATATATTCTGAGAGGTCTAGACAAGACTGTTATGAGGTCAAAAGATAATCCTAATTTCTGCTCTTTGTCTGTAAATGGAGTATATTTCTTAAATCGCTCTCAACAACCGTACTCTCTGATATTAAAGTGCGCACATCTATAGGATAGATATGACTTGTTAAATTATTATAGGGATAACCTGATAGCTAACAGCGGTACTGCTGGAGTAATCATGGATATGTCATTGCTTCCTACTAACCTAGGCGTAAAATGGCCAGAAAGAGTGTAGAAATGGTTAGCATACAAGAAGGGTGGTATCATGTGGATTGATTCCACTTAGGAGGGAAGAAATGATGGAGCGCAAGCACCTAACTAGATATACAATGGATTTGATGATACCTTAAAAGCTTAGGCTGTATAGGCTATTGAATTAGCAATTCAATCAGTAGAACAAACTACATCATCTATAACTGGAGTATTTAGAGAAAGATTAAATGGAATAGAAACTCACGATGCTGTAACTAATATTAAGCAAGGTGTTACTAACTCTTACATAGTAACCAAGCATTATTTCTAGTAGATGGACCTAATCACTTGTGAGATATTATTGGATAGTCTAAACTAGGCTAAAATAACATATAAGAAAGGATTGACTGGTACTATTATACTTGGAGATAAATACTAGCAGATATTTACAGCGCTTCCAGAGTATTTTACGGTTACTGATTATGACATCCATATAACTTCTAGCTCTGAAGTAATGGAAGATTTACAAACTATTAAAGCTATTATTCCAGAGTTTGTTAAAAGTCAGCAAATGGATCCTGACATCATATTTGAAGCACTAACTGCTAAGAGTCTTACAGACCTTAAATACAAGGTTAAGAAAGCAGTATAGATTCGTAAAGAAGAAAACAATTAGCTATAGTAGCTATAGGAAAAATTGGAAGAAACTTCACAATAGGCATAGCAGTTACAGCAAGAACTATAGAAAGCTTAGTAGAAGATAGAAAGTTTGGATGAGTAGAGATTAGGATTAGAATAGCAGAAAATGTAGTTAGAATATAAGGTTAACTGGCTCAAAGCTCAATCTGATTCTACATATAAAGATAGACAAATGGATATAGAAGAAAAGAGAACTGAAATAGAGTTGGCTTAGCTTCATGATGGAAATCCATATAATGACAAAATAAGACAAATACATTAATATGGCAACTGGAACAATTGTATATAATAAGGATTAGCAATAGATTTATCCTATTTCAGATGGTTCAGTAATTATTAGTAATGCTTCTGGTTCTAAATCAAATGTGGAAGAAGATTTAAAGAAACTATTTAAATAGGTGTCAGACCTTTCTGGTTCTAGTGAGGCGGTAAATAATATTATTATTAAGATTCATTACTTACCTGCTGATACTGCTGAAGAATCTGAGATAAAATTATCTACTAAATAGTGGACTGATACTTTTGAACTTCCAACTGAAGAGAATCCATATATCTGGAAAAGAACTAAATTTACTTTCTAGGGGGCTGACGAATCTCAGGGAACTACTATTTATGAGATTGTAGCAAGCGATGTTTCTACTATTATCTAGAATATATACACTAGAACTGAGGGAATAACTCCAGTTATTGAGTATAAGTAGAAAACAGATGAGGAGGGAAATCCTCTATATGTAGATTCAGAAGGACATGAAACAACGACTGTTACTCCAACTAAAGCATATGACTATAATTATTATTGGAATGGGGAACCAGCTGGTAAGTTAAATAGTCTACCACCGACCCCTGAAGGTTAGTCATATACATGGACAGACTATCCTCAAGATATTAGTTTATCATTTAGTTCAGTTTTTATGTCTAGACGTATACGACAAGAAGGTAAGTGGAAACCATTTTCTACTCCTGCTCAATATGGTCAATGGCCTACTACTGAGTCTTAATTATTATAATATGGAATTTAGTATTGATATACATACCCAGATTAACGGGGAAATAACTATTGAAGACTTTTCAAAGGAATATGGATAGTATATTGATGAAGATTTAGAGGTAGTAACTTCCTATGATTCTTATAAGTATAGTGAAAGTGCTACCCTAAATACTATCATAAAAGTTAGTATAGGAGACGCTACTTTGATAGACGTACTTCTCAATGACCATACAGAGGATTTAGACTCTTGTACATTTAAGGTAAAAGAAGATGGATATTATGTAGTAGACCACATAATTCTTCCTAATATGAAATGGTATGAAAATTCATCTGATGAATACAAGGAGTATTATGAAACTATCTATATAACTGATGGAGAGAAACTATATAAAGAAGTAGATGGAGAGCTAGAGGAATGTACTGTAAAAGAAATCCTTGAAAGAAATATAGAAGGAACTACTATAAAAAAATGTAAGGTAGATGTGTTCTTTACAGGAAATCTGCAATAGTGTTATATTAACTACTGTAAGAAACTCTTCGACTCTTTATTAAATAAGTGTTTAACTAGAGAACATGATGCAGATATATTTGCAAGAGATTTTATCTGGATGACACTTAATATTATAGATTATTTAATAGGCTTTAAACAATTCATGGAAGCTGAAAGATTGTTAGCAATGTTCCGTACTTGCGGTGGATTCTGCAACAATCACCATGAACATAAACATATAGGTTGTGGATGCTCTTAAAAGAAAGGCTATTAAAAGGTATGAGGATTTCCTTAAAAGGGTTAGAAAGGGATATAGACCAGATTATTAGGATATTTTGAATCTAATTTGTTTTATTAACCTACCCGTAAAATTAGATAATCACGAATTTATTAAATAGCAATTATTGAATCATAATGATACAGCCTATTTACACTTCGGTAAGCAATGCTGATATAAAGCCTTGTGGAAAGAAAGGACATTTAATAAAAAGTGAACCTATACCTCTCCTAAGAAACAACTATCTTGGAGAATATAGAACTGAATTAGAAAGAGCTAAGGTTAGAAAGAATCTAGGTATCGCTGATGAGTAGAGTCTTCTTTGGGGAAATATAGAAGGAACTATAGAAGCCTAGAAAGATTTAGTATAGTACATAGAATAGAAATGGACTTATACCAGTGATGTTGCAGAGAATATCAATACTGTAAAAGATGCCTTAGATTATGCTTTATTCTTTATAAGTTAGTACGAAGCTAATACAGAAGAAATAGAGGAAATAAAAGTTGATATAAGCAATATCAGAACTTCTATTACTGTACTTAAGGAAGAACTCGAAGAAGAAATTGAATCTAACAGAACTGGCATAAACAATCTTTCTGAGAAAATAACCTAGATTAATGAGGCAATAGAGGATATTAACGAGTCTATCAAAAATATAGATGTTGACAAAAACATCTAGAATTGGATAACTAATAGTCTAAGAAACTCCAAAACCATAGAAATAAAGGATGATAATACTCTAGAAGTAATTCTATCCTAGTAGGAGGATAACGCAATACATCTTATTTAGTAGGAAATTCCTCCAGTAGAGGAGGAAGGAGAACCTTCCACAGTAGTTCTACCTGGAATATATGTAAAAGATCTGGAACCATCTCTAACAGAGGTAAAGGAAGAAGTTAAGGGAGTATAGGAAGCTTAGAAGAACACTGATTCTAAAGTAGATTCTAATACTGAGAATATCACAAATATATAGACAAGTTTAGAAACTATAGCTACTTATCAAACTGAACTTCCAGATGATACTACTTCTACTGTTATTCAAGGAACTACAGTTGAAAAATTGAAAGGAAAGCCGTTTAATGAGATTATAGACACTCTATTATTTCCTACTGTTGTTAGAGATTTGGTTTATCCTTAGTTGTATTATAGCTTCACCTCTTAGATTGTGGAGGTAGGATCCGCTTTACTTACCCCTACTTTAACATTTATAAAAAATGATGCTGGAGAGGAAACTGGTAGAGAAGAAACTATTACCTATAATGATTCTCCTGTAGAATCTGGAACATATGATTCTATCGGTGTTTATGTGCATTCTGGTACCGTAAATTATGCTGCTGGAGAATATCTTATTAACAACAAGGGAGAGGTTACAGACAAGAGAGTGGAAGCTGGTTCAATATCAACTACAGCATAGGTAACTGCTACCTACCCTTGGTATTCTGGTAATACAGATGGTTTAATCAAATAGAGTCTTGTTCCATTTGGACAATCTTCTGGAATTATTACATTTTCATTAAGTGGAAAAGCTATTATAAAATTACCTGGAAGTAATACTTAGCTAAATTCATTTACAGTAGATGGAGGACTAGGATACCTAAATGTTGATTTAAGTGGCTGGGAAACTTCTACCGAATAGATAAATGGATTTCCTTATAAAGTATGGACTAAGAAGGATACTTATTCTTCAGCATTGCCTCATCAAATTAACTTTACTTTATCACAATAATGGCATTTAAATATACAGGTGATGCTACATTAGGCGTTGCTTTAACCGTAGAAACTCCTAAACCTCTTGATAATAGAACAGTAGTCGATAATTTAGACGAATTATATTCTATTCCGGAGAAATATGCTTATCAAGGCATGACCGTTTCAAATATAGATAACGGAAATATTTATATGCTAGTAGATAAGTCTAAGATTAAATACAAAGAAGGTTGGAAAGCTTCTTATGAATCTATTTAGATAATCACCTGTACAGAGGCTGAATATAAGGAATGGTCTGAAAATACCACAGAAGATTTTAAACCTATAGACGAAAATAAAACATATCTTCATGCAGAAACATATTATTATATATATGAAGACAGCCTAGATGATGATTAGTTTTATTTATCAGCAGAATGGGGTAAAAAGATAGAGGAATAGTTGAAATAGAAAGCTCTAAATACTACTGTCGTACAGATTAGAACGGATTTAGACTAGACAATCTCTAACCTTTCCAAGTATGCTACTCTTGAAGAGTTAACTGAGAATTATGCCCCTAAAACTGATCTAGATTTAGAGGACCCAGAATCCTTGTTATCTAAAGCCTTATCTAACCATTATACTAAGGAAGAAACTGATGACATATTTGTTACCAAAGAAAGTCTTAGAGGAGAAGGAATGGAAGGAGATGATTTTGTCTTTGTTACAAAGAAATAGTATGACGAAGACCAATAGGCTATTCAAGATGAGCTAGATAAGACTTTAAAGGTAGATGGAGATGGTTCCCTAGAAAGTATTACTGTAGGATAGATAAAGTCTCCAGTAGTAGAAGGGAAGGATTAGCTAGTAGTAGATGTTAAATCTGATGGATTGTTTGTTGGAGAAGACCAATTCGCCATGATGTCAGATGTTCCTAATCTGGTTACATTAACTGAAGAGGAATATTTAAAACTGGTAGAAGATGAGGCTATAGAACCTGACACATATTACTATGTGTATGATGTAACAAATGATGCTAAAGTCTATATTACTAAGGAGTACTTAGATCAAAATTACCATACTACACATCAGTATTAGTCCTGGGTTGCTACTAATTATTACTCAAAGACATAGATTGATGAAATTGTTTCTGGTTTATAGAAACTAGGAAGCTACGTTACTACAGAAGATATTAAAGCATACTACACTAGCTCGTAGGTAGATGAAAAGTTTCTTACAAAAGAAAATGCTCAATCTACATACGCCACTCAATAGTCATTAACCGACCTTTCCGATTAGATAGCAGAGGAGTATGTGACAAAAGAAAGTTTAAGAGGAGATTCTCCCGAAACTGGTGATGACGATTTTATATTTGTTACCTAGAAGAAATATTAGGAAGATTAGGATGCCGCTTCTAAGGAATTTAGCACAGAGCTTCTAAAATCAACCTCTATAGAAACTTCTGATATTACTATTTAGAAAATTGTCGAAAAAGAAGTACAATAGGGAACAACTGGAGAAAGTTCAGAAGATGAAACAACTGAACAGACTATTGAAAGTTCTGTTAAACTTACTACAGAAGACAATAGATTATTAGCATCTGGAAAGCAAGTTGCTCTTACAGAAGAGGTTCCTAAATTGGTATGTCTTCCACAAACAGATTATGATGACTTAGTTGAAAATAATAAGACAGAGAACGATACGTACTATTGTACTTATGGAGAAAAAGATATATAGGATACAGGATATGTCAGAAGTGAATATCTGACAGAACGTTACTATACAAAAGCTGAGGTGGAAGAATTAATAAAGGCTGCTGTAGACGAATTGTAGAAGAAAATAGATGCAATATAGCCTGGTTCTGGTAACGTACAGGTAGATGGAGAAAATGAACAATTAATATTTTAAATAGTATGGGAACAATTTGGGTTGAAGGGTAGTTTAAGAACTCAGCAAAACCAGTAAAAGTTGTTGGAGGAAATATAGGAGGATCTGGAATAGACCCAGATACATTAAAGAACTACGCTACCAAGGCTGAACTGTAGAAAGCTGTTGAAGACTTAACTGCCTCCATAGAAGGAATAGAAGGAATAGATCATAATGTAGAAGAAGAAACTTTAATAATACAATAATATGGCAGCTATCAAATCTATAAAGGTTGGAGAAACCGTATATGACTTAAAGGCTACCTATGATGGCTCTGGAAATGTTATAGATTAGACATATGCAAAATCTAGTGCCATTCCAACTAAAGTGTCTTAGTTATAGAATGATGAAAATTATTTAAAGGAACACTAGGATATAAGTGGTTTAGCTACTAAAACGGAGTTGGAAAGTAAGGTAGATAAAGAATTAGGAAAAGGACTTTCTGAAGCTAATTACACAGAAACTGAAAAACAGAAACTTAGTGGTATTGCAGATAATGCAAATAATTATGTACACCCAACTACTTCTGGAAATAAACACATACCTGCTGGAGGAGTACTTGGATAGATTTTAACCTTTTCTGAAGATGGGACTGCATAGTGGGCAGATACTAGTACTAAGTTAGAGGAACAATTTAATGCTCTTAATACTGCTTGGGAAGAATTACAAAAAGAACAATAGAGTCTAAGCAAACAAGTCACAGAGTTAAGCAGTAACGTAGACTTATACTCTTATGGAGTAGAATGGGATATTACCGTATCTTCTCCTATCCTTACTAGAATAGGAAACCCACTATTACATAAATCCCTCCCTATTTAGTCCGCTTACAGAGGATGTGTAGCAAATAACGGTGTGGTAAATTACTATTTATATCCGGACGATTGGGCTTACAAAGAAGATGGAAGTACTCCTTCTGTGCTCGATGGAACTGATGGAACTGTAAGAGTCCACACTCCTAAATTTTATGGTAAATCAGGCTCTAATGGAAATAAAAGATGGGTTAGAATTTCTCTAGTAAAGCTTGATGATTCATGGGTAGAAATACCAGAACTATTAATTGACGCATATAGAAATACCGTTGATAATACTGTGTCAGCAACCCCTAAAGCTGTGTCTGTGGTCAATACTACAGAAGCATTTAGAGGTGGTGGAAATAGAGCACAATTCGATGAGTATCTAACTACTGAACTTGATACCAAAGATGCTTTTAGAAGCGATTTAGGAAAACCTAGAACTAATGTTTCTAGAGCTAATATGAGAACTTATGCTACAAATGCAGGTTCTGAATTATTATGCTATGAATATTATAAATGGATATTCTACTGGAACTATGTAATAGAATATGCTAACTTTAACTCCCAGGCTGCCTATAATGCCGAACTTACTTCTGATGGTTATCGTCAAGGAGGACTTGGTCCTGGAGTTACAGACTGGAGTAACTCTGCTACAAGTTGGTCTGGATATAATGGAACTTATCCAATAACGCCATGTGGGTATTGTAATGATATTGGTAACTTCACTGGAATAAAAGATTTAGTTATTCCAGAATGTACTGCAACAAACGAAGCAGATACAGTAGCGACTAAGACATTTAAAGTTCCAAGATGGAGAGGTTTTGATAATCCATTTGGAGATATTTGGACAAACCTAGATGGGGTAGTTATTCAGAGAACTAAGGCAAATGAGGTCAGTAGTGTATATACTACCACAAACAAGGAAGAGTTTACTGACGTAATTGGCAACAAGACCATAGCAGGATACGAGGTAGCGCAAGATGGATACATTAAAGAGTTTGACTTAGGAAAGACAGCAGAGATTATACCATCTTCTTGTACTGGAGCCTCAGCTACAACTTATATGTGTGACTACCACTCTTGCAATGCTAGCTCTACAGCGCTTCGCACGCTGCTGGTGGGCGGCTGCGCGATTACTGGCGGCCTTGCGGGTCTCGGCTATTTCAATTCTAGCAATGGCGTCGGCGGTGCCAATTCCTTTGTCGGGTTCAGGACTCTAAACAGAGTATCTTAAGATATAAAATATAGAAATCGATTTAGATATAAATCGTAGGATATTACTTCTAAAAACCGTTGATTGGCAAAAAAGAACTGCTAGTAGGCAGCAACGCGAATAATGGCAGCAATGCAGGTCTCAGCTATTTCAATTCTAACAATGACGTCAGCAATGCCAATTCCAATGTCGAGTTATTATATATTTAGAACAATTTATTTTATTTTTTTTAGTTTGCTAAGTAATATCCTTGCCTCTAGGCAAAAGACAACGTAGTGTTAAATGAAGGGTGTTAGTAGGTTGAATCTCGAAAGCTTCCGATGAAATATATAAAAATTGAAACGTGTAGGATATTTGCACGAACGAGTGTATGATTTGAAAAACATCGAATTAGCTGATGATAAGGCTAGAAGAAATAAATCAATTCGATGTGGTATTAGGCAGCATGATAAGAATAGATTAGAAGAAAATAAGGAATTATCAGACAAATTAAAATAGCTAATCTATTAGACTTCTGAATATAGTACATTTATAATATATGAGCCTAAAGAAAGATTAATCTTTAGACTTCCATATTACCCTGATAGAATCACTCATCATGCTATAATGAATATTATGGAACCTATCTGGACCAGCATTTTTATAGATTAGACATATTCCTTTATAAGAAATAGAGGGATTCATAAGGTAGAGTATGATTTATTCAAGGTATTGTAGAAATACCCAGATGAAACTAAATACTGCCTAAAAATGGATATAAGAAAATTTTATCCATCTATAACACATGACATCCTGTATGAGATGTTGTAGAAGAAAATAAAGGATAAGAAACTGTTAAGTCTATTGAAGGAAATAATATATTCAGCCAAAGGAGTTCCTATTGGAAACTATCTATCATAGTTCTTTGCAAATTTATATCTGACATATTTTGACCACTGGATAAAAGAGGAGTTAAAATGTAAGTACTACTTTCGATATGCTGACGATATTGTGATTCTTGGTAATGACAAGAATTATTTGAGAAATGTATTAGTATCTATAAAACTGTATTTGAAACAAGTTCTTAATTTAGAATTAAAACCTAACTACTAGATATTTCCAGTAGAAAGTAGAGGAGTAGATTTTGTAGGCTACAAATTTTATCACACTCACGTTCTATTAAGAAAATCTATAAAAATGAGAATGTTTAGGCTTATAAATCTATATAAGCAAAATAAGATTGATAAAGAAGAATTGGAAAGAAGAATGAGATCTTATTTCGGATGGATGAAATTCTGTAATTCTAAGAATTTGTTGAAAAAGATAGAAACTTTGACTGGTTTGAAGTTCTCAAATTGGAATGGAAAGGAAGTCAATATATCTAAGTTTTATAATAAGTATATTCATATCATAGAGGTGGTTGATTATCATAGCCATTTCAGAGTGCACTTTATGTATAACAACAAACCTTATTATTTTAAAAGCAAGAATAAGAAATTATATTATTCTTTGTTTAGATACAAATTTCCTATAAATTTTAAAGTAACACCTTATGTTAGAACCAAAGAGAATACAAATGAACGTTTGTCCTTAGGTAATTCAAAAACTTGGCAACGGTACTTATTATTATAATTACGATATAAGAGAAGTTGAGGCTGAAGTTGAAATACTAGATGAGAAAGACAGTACTAAATTTGAAACTTAGTACAATTTCATCTAGGTTCTACTTAATGGACAACCTAATTATAAGGATTGCGTAAGAGCTATTATTAGAAGTTTTATAACCATAGATGAAGAATTTGATTTAATCAACTCGTATAATAGTTATACAAAAAACCTTAGCACAGATTCTTCTATCATAACAGATTATCAAGAATATCTTACTAAATTAATGGATATTAAAGACAAAGTCAAAAAAGATTTTGGACTTGTGAATAAATAATTTAAAATTGTTAAGTATTATACTTTACAATATTAAAAATCTAATAAATGGAAAATTACAAAAATTTAAATTTCTCCGCTGAACAAATAAACCAAAAGCTAGCTTGGGTTGGAGATAAGTCTAAGTTAGCAACTACATTATAGGAGACCCCTGTAAACTAGTTTATGTTTACTAAGGACTAGAAAACTTTAAAAACTATCATAGACGCAAATAACTAGATAATTACCGTAGAGACTGATGATATGATAACAGAACCTGGGTCTAAATTGGAGTCGTGGAATGTATATGTGGACCATTTACTCTGCATAAACTCTATATCTTGTGAAGGAACAATGTGTTCTCATAATTATGTTGAGTTAGGTAATGGCTCTAAAAAGGATATCAATTTAAATGGTTTATACTTATTATACACAGATTGTTCTAAGAGATTAGAATCTGACATTGGGTATGTTTGGCAATATCTCCCATTGACTGGAGTTATCAAGGCAGGGTCTACTTTTGTTATTAGGGGAAAGCAAACTAATACAATTAAAGGTAGTATGATAAAAGTAGACTCTTATGATATGGAGTGGGATATAGAATTTAAATAGAATAAAGCTGCCTTCTATTTATGTGCTGGAGATTCTTTTAAACCCTTATTAGAATCTAATAGCCTTGGCAATCCTTGGGAAGCTAATTTAATTGGGTATATTGATTCTTGTGGATTTGGAGCAGAAGCACCAGCAGAGGGGAATTCTCCTTTGCTGGTTAATGATAATTGGAATGATATTATCTTTGTTAGATGGTTTATGTTTGAAACGGCTAAACAAGGTACTAAAGCTTTTGCTAAAAGAAAAACTAAAGATTTATGGACTTATATAGATTTAACTAAGAATACTACTAAAGCAGGAAATAGTATATAGTATTATAGTGACAATATAAAGTTAAAATATGCTCCTAAAGCTTCATATCTAGGTAAAGATTTCTTTACTATATCTACATTATTTAGATAGGATATTCCTAATTATGTAAATTTAACTTTTGGAAGATAGGCAACCGACTCTGGAAGTGGTGCAACTAGATGCTTCAACTGGATTTCTGTTGGATATTATGATGAATATGTGGAGATAAGAAAATAGGGAGAAGAGTGGTCAAAACATTATTCTATAATTGAAAAAGATAGTAGTAATACTGCTAACATTAATAAGTTTATAAATTATTATAAAAGATATAAATGGATTGCTCCAGATGGGACTTTTGTTACTACTCATAAATGTATTATAGATAAATTAACAGCTGGAACTTATGAATATCGAATTAGAAGAGATAATTCTAATTATTCAAGTAAAATTTATATTTTTAAAGTGTTAGGGGATTCAGAAGTAACTACTTTTAGTTATATTTAGACTTCTGATTAGCAGGGATTTAATTGGCAAGAATATCAAGCTTGGAAAAAATCTTCTTATATGATAAGTAAAGAACAAAATATTGAATTTACTATCAATACAGGAGATATTACTCAAAATGGTAATAGAGTTAGCGAATGGTTAGATTATTATGACGGTAGAGAATACTTAAATAATCTCCCAGAGATGTTTACTGTTGGAAATAATGATTTGTGTGGAAAAGATTTCTCAGAACTAACAGATGGAGAGGTAAATACTTCAAAATATAATCATATCAATGTTTTAAGATATTTTACTTTTGAAATGGATCCAGATAATCCATGTTAGGTTACTTGGGAGGAAAATACTTATCCTATTTATTCTACATATTCATTTAATTATGGTAAATATCATTTTGTATCTTTAAATTCTGAATATGCTCAAGCTTCTAGTAAAATGTATAAAAATAAAGATATTGATTCTGATAAAGGAGATATTACATTTGCTCAAGCTGTAAATGCGGCTATTGAAGAATGGTTTATAAAAGATTTAAAATCATGGAAACAAACTGAAGAATTTCCAACTGGCTGCGAAAAATGTATTGTTTACACTCATGATGCCCCGTTTTCAATAGTTACCTATGATTTTATGAATACTAATACTACTGCTAGAGCCGGTTCTAAATTAAATACTATAAATAATAATGGAACTTATAGATTTTCTAGGCTCTTTAAAAAGATGGGAATTAGATTAGTAATGGCTGGTCATAAACATACTTATGGAATAAGCAAACCTATCTATGATGCACCTATTGAGTATCTAGAAGGTAATAAGGCTAGTTCTGCAGTAGACATATTGTCAGGAGAAATTACTACAGATATGTCTAGAAAACCTGTTATTTAGGTGCTACGACAAGATTAGGTATAGGTAAATAATTTTGCTAGATACGAAGTTGTAGAAAATATTACAGCCCCAACCTATGTAACTTGCTAGGCAACTGGATATAAATTAATCTCTAATAAAGAATAGCCATCTGGGGATGCTTATAGAATACCTTGGTTGCTGGCTTACTTTCCCGCAGCTACTAGTTCTTCAAATCCTAAAGAAAATACTGCATAGCATAAGCCTATGTACATTAAATATGATGTGTCCGATACTAATATAAAAATAACCGCAGTCTAGATAAACGGAATTTGGGAAGTAGACTCAAGCTCAACAAAATATGATTTTAATAATTAGATAGAAAACCTTACTATTGATAAAATGACTTTGAGCACTTCCACAGAGGAAGATTTAGCTATATATAGTCCAGACAATCAAAATTTTTATACCCTTAAATTATAGTAAAAATGATTTTTCGTAATGGGAAGTTAGTTACTCAAGTCTTTAAGACTATATTAAAAGGTAGAGATCTTAGGATATATGATTCAAATGGATTTATTTTAAGAGATATAAATCAAACAGTTCTTAATTTTAAAAAAGAAACTGACAAAAAAATAGGAGCCATATATAAAGGGTCATAGTTAGTCTGGCTTACCGTATATGACGCTGTTAGAAGCTGTTTTGGTAGCGGAACTTGGCTACAAGATAGACCTTGGTTAAAAGATGATTCATGGAAAAATAATTGATTTGTAAAAATGGCAAAATTTGAAAATTTACCTAATCAGATTACAGATTTACTGACAGAGTGGGATGGTCACTCTGGAATGGAGGTCGAGGATTTTATTTGCCGAAAAATAGAAAAAGTAGAAGGATAGGACATAACTGATATGTCTTATGACTCAGCTACTAGTATGCTTACTCTTTTAAAGAGTAATGGAGATAAGGTAGAAACTGAAGTATCAGTTATTCCTCCTACTTATTCTTATGGTATAATGGTATATGGAGTGATGTTAGACAATAAGTCTAATAAGATATATACTGAGGCAAATGGCTCTTTGTTAATGCAGTACAATTCAGACAGAAATGTTAAGGTGGGTATTGCTATGTACGCTGTTGCTACGACTTCTGTAACAACAGATAGAATTGGACCTTTCAATGTTAAGATTAGTTATGGAACTTAGTCGGGAACATTTAGGGTAAACAATATTAAGTACAGTCAGTGTATTATAGACCCATCTACAGGAGCTATAACAGGAGTTAATATACCATCAGATGATTTAATAAATACATTAGCTTGGATTGATGTAACTAGCTTATTCACTAAAACTTAGTCTGCTAAGAAGATTACAGCCCAAGTTGTAGATGACCCAGATGTGGAAGATACACTGGACTTACCAATCACTACAGAGGTAATTACGTTAAATTATAATGGCGAAATTGTATTAGGTAACAACCTAGTTAATTTCTCACTTACTGGTGGAACTACTAGCAATTATCACCTAGAAGGTTTCAACAACGGAGCATCTTTCTCTACTAGTGGTGGAGTTTTAAATTATTCTAGTCTAACATCTGGACTTAATCAATTAGCTGTTAGAGCAGTTCATAATACTGAAAGTTCAATCTACACTGATTACTTATACGTAGATATTATTTATACACATAACTGCTAGGATACTATAGTAGCTATCAATGGTGTAAGTAATGGTATAGCCAATAATGGTGTTGCTACTCTATATGAATTAACAGTATTTAGTCCAGATAATAGTTCGATGGCTATTACTACATATCTGGAAAATGAAATGCCAGATTCTGGAAGTATGAATCCCACTGAAATTATGAAGTATGAAATCATAGGAGCTTCTTCATATGACGAGTAGGGAGTATATGATACTTCATATAAGAAATATATAGAAATAAACAGCAGTGATTCTGAGAAATATCTAGTTATTAAGGTAGATGATACATATTATAAATTCTATACTGTGTTCACTAACAGTTTAGGACAGACTACTGCATATACTAGTAATTTCAAAACTATGAAAGTGGAAGCAGTAAATCCAGAGTTTATATATTCTCAGGATGTTGCTCCATCTAAAAACTTTGACTAGATTGCAGGTTATCTAAATGATATTTTCGTCACAGATGAGTATGCAACTCCATCTAATCCAGCTACAGTGATTTCTACTCTAGAATCATCTGACGGATGGTAGGAAGAAGACGGTCGCACTATATTTAAAGTATCTGCTCAAGATACTCCTATTCTTAAATCTCCTATAAGTCTAGGACTTGGAAATAACTTTACCATAGAGTTAGGATTTAAGACATATAATATTAGTGATGAAAGTAAGCCTATTGCTACTTTAGGAAATTTCCAATTAAGACCTACGTAGTTCTGTTGGAATACTGAAGATAATGATTTATTCAATGCTAGAAACGCACAGTTCCAAGAAGGTGTAGAAACTCATGTGATAGTAACTGTATAGAAAGGGTTTGTAATATCTAAAAGCGATATTTACTATCCTAATTTCTTAGCCAGTTTCTAGGATGCTTTTGACCAAGCTGCTCCTACAACAAGCATAAATTTAGTTAGAATTTTTGTCAACGGAGTAATAGATAGAGAAATTTCTCTAACTGATTCTGAGCTTAATACATTTACTTCTGCTGCTTTGTAGATAAATCCTACTACTGCTGATATAGATTTTTATCTATTTAGAGTATATAATAGTGTAGCTCTTACCTTTAATTAGGTTCAGAAAAATTATCTTTCTTTCTTAAAGGAAAAAACTTCTAAGGAAGACTTTTATGATAAGAATGATATTCTAGGAACTGATGGAGAAATATCATTTGTAAAAGCTAATGAGAAATATAATACACTTGTTTATGTGTTCCCATAGGGAGCTAAGTTCCCAAATAGAGCATGGGGAGGAGAGGATAATGAAACTCCACCGCAAGAAGGTGCCCAAAAGAAGTCTCCAGTAACATTGTTTGTTAATTATGTAAATCAGGCAGTTAATAATCAATATGGAGGTAGACTTACTTATGGACAGGTTAAAGGACAAGGTTCTTCTGCAATGAGATATTTGATTTGGAATGTAACATATGCTCTTAATAAGTTAAAAACTCCAGAAGGAGAAAAAATAAAGAGTCCGTTTATTCCATATTCTCAGCTCGATCCAGAGACTAATACATTTAGAGAAGATGCGTCTTCTACTAGTGGTTATTATGTAATGCCTCCGTATGATGGACAGCAAGACACTACTGCTTATAAGATTACTAAGTTAGTTGGGAAGGTTAACTTTGCTTCCTCTATGCAATCTCACAAGATTGGTTCTTGTAAATTATTTGATGACGCTTATAAAGAATCTAGAGGTACTCTAATATCTGGAGGATAGAAAGCTGTGCATGAAGAGCCATTCTTATATTTCTATTGGGAGACAGATATAGAAGATGTTTCCAATATTCAGTTAGCCGATTTGATAGACAATGATGAATCTATTAAATTTATGGGATTCCAAACTTGGGGTGCTGGTAAGGGAGACGATGCTTCTAGCGGATATGATGAAGATAAAACTCCAGAATATCTAATGCTTGAAGGTGGTGAAAATACTGACCCATCTGTAAACTTTAGACGCCCTTGGCAAGCTTTACAAAGAGCTACTGGAGTTCTTGGAGAAGACACTTACGGATTAACTAATCAACCTACAATTACTTACACTAATTCTCTTCTTCGTCCTTGGGACAATCTTTTAATTGAAGACGAATCTGTAGTCTATGACTAGAGAGGAGCGTGGGATATTGATTACGGTTGTGAAGAGGTAGAAAACGATAGTGGAAAGACTTACTTCCAATTTGCAGAATCAGTTCATGAATCTTTAAAAAAGTTTAGAGAATTTTATGATTTTGTATATGGACACGATTACAATATGACACAAACTAGTGCAACCAGTCCTTCAGAATGGGATGTTACTAGAAAGTACATTGTAACTGCAAGTAGCTGTACAATAAACCCAACTGGTCACAAGTCTGGAGACATTTATCGTTATGATGATATTAACGGGACTTGGGTATGCGCTGGAGTAAGTTATGAATCAGCTACTGGATGGGCTAGAGCAAACGTATATGAATTAGCTGGAACAAGTAGTACATTAGGTATTCCAGCAGCCCTTGATTCAATCAAGGCAAACTTTATTACTGGAATAAAGAAATATGTAGACGTAAATGATATTGCTTTCCACTAGGCTTTTATAAAGTTTGTATCTGGAACTGATAACAGAGCAAAAAATACATACTTCCAAATTATTGGAAAACTGAAAGAAGATAATGGAGAAGGATAGTTTGTAGAAAATGGAAAAGGGGACTATTTAGTTAGACTTATTGGAGACGACTTAGATACTATTCTAGTAACTGATAACAACGGTCTTCAATCTAAACCTTATAATCTACTAGAAACTTCATATAGAGAATCTGACTCAGTTTACTGGGGAGATGCTAATAACATATTCTTCTATATGTTTGACCAATGCTTCGAGTCTGAGATTAAAACATATTTAGCAAGTGTTATAAATACCGCATTTAAGAATAGTAATAGTATGGAGGATAAATCTAACTATTTCTATAAAGTATTCTTTAATGTTTAGGAGACATTCCCTGCAGTAGCATATAATCATACTGCTAAGATATATTATGAAAACGCTCAAGCTATTAAGAACTCAAAAGTTCTTTCTTACTATAGTAATAATGAAATCGAACCAATAGAACAAAGTCACGGTTCTTGCTTAGCCTGTGAAAAACAATTCATGACTAAGAGATTCGCTTTCTTATCCACATATGCTCAAACATCATTGGGAGCTATTGCATTAAGAACTGCAAGTTCTGCTGGTAGTGGTGATACTTTGAGATTAAGAATGGAGTTTGAACCATATCAAGATTGTTATCCTGTATATCATTACAATGGAAGGAATCTATATCTGTCAGACTTCTAGACTTCTAACTTTGATGCAATTAAGAATCTGGCATAGGCTGGAAATGAATATGTTGCTTAGATTAATCAGGGAGACCCTGCAATCAACCAAGGTATCTATTTAACTACTCTGTATAAGAAATTAAATATCCTTGGTCTAAAGATGTCTACTATTGACGCAGACTTCTCAAGAGCTACTGAGTTCCAAATTGATAATGCTTAGCTAGATGACTATTCTAGTCTATTCCCAAGCGATTATCCAGATTTAGCAATCAGCTTGTTCACACCTTCATTCCCAGTATTGGAGAGTTTAACTCTTAGAAATATGACACTTCCTACAGAAATGGACTTGTCTAAATTCTTAAAGTTGGAAACTATAGACTTCTCTAAGACTACTACTAAGAGTGTAGTATTCCCACAGACTGGTAGATTAAAGAATGTAATTCTTCCAGATACTATAGAAACATTTAGAATCTATGATAATCCAGGATTGACTGATATTACATTTGAGGGATTAAATAATCTATCTACAGTTTACGTTGACTGTGATAATGTTGGAAGCTTCGACGTAGCTAACTTCTGTGAATAGTTGATAAATTGTAACGCACTATAGTCAGTGACTATTAGAAATGCAAATTTATATATAACAGAAGATGCTTTAAGAAAGATGATTCTTACAAATACTTGTAACTTAACTGGAGATATTTACATTGTAAATACTGCAGGAAGTACAACTCTTAAAGCAATTAGCTTTGCTACTAAATAGTTACTTGTTAACACATTTGGTGACATTTCTGACCCTGAATCTAAGATTAGAATACACTTCCAAAGTGCAGAAATTTTGGATTTCAGTTGCGCTGGAGAAGTTTCTGTATACTACCAAGCTGGAGAATCAGGAACGATTGTTCGTCAAAATCTATTTGATATTACCGTAGCATCTGGTAATGATGTTGAAATTAAATAGGGAACTAACCCATATAATCCATCTGTAAATGGATACTTAGATATTACATACTCTATGTCAGGAGTATCTACTGATGTAGCTACAATTGATTAGACTGGTGCTATTACTTTAAAGAAAGAATCTAGTAGTACAGCCACTGTGACTATCAGTATGAAAGTTGCTAATAGTGGAACTGCTATTAAGAAAGCTGTTAGGGTAAGCTTTACTTGGAAAGCCCCACAACTTGGAGATTTCGCTTATGCAGATGGCACATTTACAAGTTCGTTTGACGCAACTAAAACTCTTGTAGGGTTAGTCTACGCTAAGGATGAAACGAATAGCACTTCTGGAGTAGTTTATATAATTGGTAAAGAGTATACAGATGATGAAAAATCCTACTATCTGGGATATAGTAATGATGGAAACCAAGGTTCTCAGGAATAGATACTATAGCAATTATATTAGGTACAAGCCTATTTGAATAGTGTATCAGTATAGAATTATGAAACTGTCTCTGGTACTGCATCTGCAAATTTGATTAATAATATCAATGTATCTACTTATAATATTCAAGTGAATACAGCATTTGCTGGAGAAGCAGATACAGCCTTATATATTAACCATGTGAATAGCAAGTTGCTTCCTATACTATACAACAATTCAACTTGTAAGCCCTATATAAGTAGAAGATAGGTATCCTCTGGAGAAGGAACTAACTGGGAATATTATATTGAATCTAAGGCTAATCTTAACAACTTATGTGAAGCTATTCGAACTGTCTGGACAAACGCTTCTGGAACAGATATTATGAGTTGCTTGTTATATCCATACTTCTATAGTATGCACGTGTATGAACCATAGGTTAAAGAAGATGAAACACTGAATGCTGCATACTAGAAAGGAAAATGGTACGCTCCTTCTGTAGCCGAATTCTCAAGAATTATTTACTACAGAGGATATAGTGTATCAGGAAGTAATTTCAATACTGGAGATACAGTAAGATAGCCAATTAGCACTTCAGTTTCTAATGGAGGTGGAGTATTAACTACTCCTATATTCTCTATTGCTTATTCTAGAGCTACTAATTAGTTCCCATCTGTATGGTCTAATATTGTGGGCTCTGGAGATAATGCTGGAGTTAATAATATAACTACTTCTATTAACTCATCTGCTGCTGATAACTACTCTTATCAAAGAACTTAGCAATATAGTGGAAGCGAATATACTTACCAAAATGAATGGGTTACTGGTAGTTATAATGACCCATCTTACTGGAATACTGTTCAATATAACAATGCTTGGAGATTAACTAAACATCAAGGAGTACCGTTTACTAAATTTAATTATTCTAAGAATGGCTAATAATTTCATGCAAATAAGTCATAATGATCGTTATTATGTAATTAATAAGGATGACTCTTTGAAAACCTTACTCACTCAAGAGGAACTTTTAAAGCTTCCTCTTAGTGTTTGGAAGGAACTGTTTGAGTTAAAAGATGGAGTATGTTATTTTAGACTTATGCTTCAAGTATTAGAAGCTGTAATAAAAGCCTATGATAAATCTTCAAATGTTAATTCTTTTACTTATAATGGAGAAGAGTATTGGTTAGATAAGGCTACTAGAATAGGACTAAGAAATTTAGTTGATTCTAATCCAGAAGGAATGTCCATAGTTCTTGGGGATAAAATTATTGAAATGCCTGTTGATAAGGCTAAAGATTTTCTATCTCAATTAGAAGTATATGCCGGAAAGTGTTTTGTTACAACTACAAAACATCTATAGGTGATAAAAGAACTTAGGACAGTTGAAGATGTTGTAAACTATGACTATACATCTGGATACCCAGATAAGATTACATTAAATGAATGAAAATTTAGAAAAGGATAAAATATAGCTAGGGAGTGAAAAACCCTAGCTACTTCCTTCTAAATCATTACTTAATACTATAAAACTTGGCTACAATGTTAAGCCAGTCCCTCCACCTCCTGCGAATCATATTGATTTCATAGAAGGGGATTCTGTGATGACTACTATAAGTACGGGATTTGAACATAACGATAAGCCAGTCCCTCCACCTCCTGAAATAAATCTAGGTTGTAAGATTCCTAAGAAAAAGAATCCAGATTCGGTCATAGGAAGTATAGATACAGGATTTGGTTGTGATAATTAGATCGTTATAGATTGTCCCAAACCGAAATATAAAACTCATTTATGTAAAGAAAATTATCTAGGAGAGTTTAAAACAGAATCTGAGAAAACATTAGCTAGAAATAATCTAGGAGTTTATAGTAAAGAAGAAATAGATAAGATTGTTGGTTAGATTGTAGAAAATAACAACAACAATTTTATTACTAGAAAGGAAGTTCAGAATATGATAGCCAACTTAGATTTTGTAGACTCTACACTTAAATCTTATGCAGACTACCAAATACCTAATAATTTATTTAAATTATGAGTACAACACAAATTAAAAGATTATTTCAATCAAAAACCGAATTTGTACCTATTACTCTAGCGGAAGCAGTAGTTGTAAATACTTCTAATCTCCCTGGGCTTTCATCATTAGGGATAACAACTCTCGATAAAGTATTGAGAACTACTATGGGAGTAGTTGGAACTAATGCTGCAGATATTGCTAAATTAAAAACTACAGTCCAAGAAATTAATACTGCTCTAGAAGGAAAATAGGACAAACTTACTGCTGGTGTAGGTATTACTATATCTCCAGATGGAGTTATTAGTACTACTAATAGCATAGAACTATACAAGATAGTTACTTAGCTACCAACAGCATCAAAAGACTGTTTAAATTCTATATATTTAGTTCCTGCAACATCTGGTACAGCAGGAAACATTTTTGTTGAGTATATTTGTGTCTATGAAAACACATAGGCTAAGTATATTTGGGAAAAAATTGGAGAAGTTCAAACAGATGTAGATTTATCTGGATATGTAACTACAGAAATCTTCAACCAAACTATCAATACAATTAATGGTTAGTTAGCTAATGCTATAACAGCGCAGGATGTTACTACATCAGATGGTAGTGCTAAGGTTGTAGTTAATTATACTATTCCTAAAGATTTATATGACAGTATGGTCGAAACAGATTCCTCAGACCAAGTAATAGGAGGATAATCATGGAACTAACTATTAAACAACTTAAGCAACATGGTTAGATATTCGTTCCTTAGACTACTGCTGAAGCTGTTTTAGTTAAAGATGGTGAGGAAGTTATTACTCTTGATAATATGCTAGAGAGAAAGATTGAGCAGATTATTACTCCTGCTGGGTCTGGCTTGTAGGCGTTTAAACAAGGGTCTAATATAATTCTTGCTCACTCCAATTCCATAACTGCAAATGAATCTCCTTCTTCAGTAAAGATAAAATATGATAGCCGAGGACATATAGTTGAAGTAGCCCCAACAAGTGGAATGACTGTAGTTGTAGACCAAGAAGGCTATTTTTAGTATAATGGTTCAGAAGACCGGAATCTACTTCTGGGGAATGATTTTGGAATAGATGAAGATAATAAAATTATATTAAAATGGAATCATTTATAATATGGCGCTATTAAATTTTGCTAATACCTATGCTGAAATATCTGGCAATCTTTCTTTGCCGGAATCTACTTCTGGGGATTTTGTGAAGCTATTCTTTTCCAAGGATGGACATATTATATCCCATGGAAAAGATTTTACACCTACGTTCACTCCGAATATGAGGGGTCTAGTTCCTATTTCTAGCGGAAAAGCTACAGAAATATTTAGAGGAAATGCTACATGGGCAGAGATAACTACTGCCGATTTACCTATTGCCTCTAGTGTTTCTGATGCCATTACTAATGGTACTACTTCTACTACTATATTAAATACCCAACAGATAGTAGAGTATGTTGGTAATGCTTTTGCAGCAAATGACGCTATGAGATATAAGGGAACTATTACCTATAGTAATGGTAATTATACAACTCATACAGTTGCTGGAGTAGAAGTTTAGGGATTCCCAACTAAATGTGAAGTTGGAGATACTTATAGAGTAACGTCTTAGGGAACATATGCTGGATAGACTTGTTCCGCTGGAGACTTACTTATTTGTATACAGGATGGAACTGGAAGTGGCTTAAATACTGCGGCTTATTGGACTGCCGTAGAAGCAAATATTAACGGACAGGTAAAACATACAGTGAACGGTACTTCTATCTATGTTTATAGTAATAGTACTAATACCTTCACTATTTATGCTCCGACTACAAGTGGAACACAGGGATAGGTATTACTAAGTAATGGAAGTTCTGCCCCTATATGGGCAGCTTAGTCTACCCTAGTAGTAGGAGAGGCTAAGAAAGTAAGTAATGCTCTCTCACTAGGAGCCGGTTTAACCTTTGGAGCATCTGGAGCTACTTATAACGGTAGCGTTGCAAGAACTGTATCTTTGGTGGCTGCTACAACGACCACTATAGGAGGAGTAATTGTAGACAAGGATTCTACCAATAAGACAATATCTGTTACCAGTGCTGGTAGTATATATCTTACTAAGTAGAATGTTATTAATGCTCTTGGTTATGACCCTGCATCTAAGGATACATGGAGACCTATTACTATAGGTGGAGTATCTATTGGTAAGAAGACTTTAAATTTCGTACCGTCTGGAGACGTTTATTTAAAGGCAGACTCTAATGGAGACGATATACAAGATATTAGTTTTGGAATAAGCTGGTATAACATCAGTACTAAGAAATACGAAACGGCATAATTTATGAAGATAGCATACAATCCTAAAACGGCTGCAGCTCTCACAACTGCTCCCGCGAACAATGATATAACTTTCGACCTTAGGGGCTTAAATATATTCGTTAGAGGGGAGAAATTCAAGGGAACAGATACTACCTACTCAGTATTTAAGAAACATACTTCTGCTGGAAGTGGAGGTTATAATGGATTGGTGCCTGTTCCCTCATATACTGCAACTAATATTAGATTTTTAAGGGAAGATGGCACCTGGTCCATACCTGCGGCTGCGGCATTCATTTATACGTAGTTGACTAATCAAGATCTAGATGATTACTTAGATGAAGGAAAATGGTACTATGCTGGTGGAGGTAATAGTGTAGTTAACAAACCCAGTGGTGTAGATGCATTTGAGTTATATGTTGGTAGAAATGCTATTGGTTATCGTTACTAGAAATTAATTACTTCTAGTGGTATAATATGGTTTAGATATTATGACTCTACTGCTTGGAAGACCTGGGTTAGATGGTATACAGACCAAAATACTGACTAGAAAGTATTACAATCTGCTACTACTACTGCAAATTTTAGACCTGTAATCCTAGGTTATACCAATACAAATACTCCTTCTGATTTAAGTGCTAATGTTACTTAGTAGGTTTATACTACTACTACTATATATGCACAACCTAGTACTGGTAGTCTATGGGCTAATAAATTATATTCAGGTGGAAAGCCCGTTCTTACAGAACATCAATCATTAGCTAACTATGTTACTCTAAATACAGCTTAGACTATTACGGGAACTAAAACTTTTGGCTCTAATATACAGTTTAATGGAATTCAGAGTATTCATTGGAATAATGGAACTTATTAGCAGAGGATATCTATAACAGATGATTCCACATCTAATACTTCTGTTTTTAATTTTTAGCAGTCTACCAATACTGGAACCTCGTGGAATAATATATTACAAATATATGATAATGGGATTTTACACGCTAATGGATATTATAAAAATGGTTCTTCTGATTCATATGTGCTACTAGGAGGTGGGGGACACAAATTAGTATCAGACTTTATGTTAAAAACTGATGAGCTGTCTAACAACCTTACCACCATCACAAAATCATTAAATGTCACACAGGCATGGATGGATACTGGTATTACTTCCACAAATCTTCCTGCAAATGGTACCTATATAGTATAGGTTCAAGTTAATGCTAATGATGGTACTGGAACTATGTACAATTGCTACAGTTCTGGTGTAATGAGTTGGTACAAAGATGGTACTAATGATACAGAGACAGATGAAATTATATTACATCGCTCTGGGCATTCATATGGAAAAACAATCTACTTAAGAACTGTTATGCAGAGTTCTGGAGTTTTAAAATTATAGATAGGTGCAAGTTCTGGTATTGGAAAGGCTTACACTTATACATTTAAATTTAAGAGAATAATATGATAAAGGTTAAAGATGGATATGGTAAGCTTATAGGAACCACATATCAAGGAAGTGCAGACCATCTTCTCAGATCTAATGGGGATACATGGGCTGTTCATACTGGAAGGAATAATGAGGCTAATAAAATAGTAAGAACAGACAGCAATGGACAACTCTAGGTAGGTTGGATAAATACCACAAGTGGAAACCTTGGTACAGCTAATATAACTAGGATATATTGTTCTAATGATGATTACATAAGATATAAAACCCCTGAGAATTTTTTCTCCACATTATCTAATAATGGAGACAATATTAGTATAACTGTAGCTAGTCAGAACAGGACTCTAGTTGTAGGATATTCTAAAGTAGCAGGATAGTTAAGGTCAAAAGGAACAATATCCCCACAAACCGGAAGGACATAGAGCTTAGGAGATGTTTATAGTTATCATCTCAATGGTTCTGTCTCTGGAGGACCAACTAAATATGCTTCTGTTATAGGTTTTGGTAGAGGAACTTCTGGAACAGTAGAAATAGCAGGAGAGTGGACATCTGGAAGAGGATTGTGGGTAAGAGCATTAAGAGATACTACAGATAACTGGTATGCTTGGGATAAAGTACTTACCTAGGCAACTTATACTGGTATTACAGATTCTAGATATTATACTAAGACATAGGCTGATGAGCGTTTTGTAAATATTACTGGAGATACTATGACAGGAGAATTAATTAACTCTAGTGCAAACGCTTATAGACTGAAACAAAGCAACTATGGAGTAATTTTAAGAAATGACAACAATAGCTTTTGGATATTACTCACTAATAGTGGAAGCCCTTCTGGAAGTTATAATTCCCTGAGACCCTTCAGGATAAATTTACCAGATGGTAGGGTTACAATAGGGAATGGGTTATCAGTTACTGGAACTATAGTTGGAAGTTCTACAATTTAGGGAACTCAATTAATTTCTACTATAGCTGATGGAACTGCTCCCCTAAAGGTAACTAGTAAGACAGTAGTTACGAATCTTAATTCCGACCTATTGGATGGTTATCACGAAACATCATTCTTTAGAGCTAGGGGAAGTTAGACTATAGCAAGTTCTATTCCAACTACAACTGAGTTATCTAGCAATAATAACTTAAGTGGTAATTGGAATGTAACTTATCCTGGAGCATCTGGACATCTTGTTCAATTCAATACTGGAAGTGGAAGTACTAGATATATGCAATTCTACTCTTATCATAGTGGTAGCTTGTATTGGAGAAATAGTACTGATTCCACACTTAACACTAAATCTTGGAAAACTGTAGTAGATAGTGCAAATTATACTGGAATAGTTTTAAAGATTGGTACAGCCACAAAGGGTTCTGCAACTCTTCCCATATATTTAAATGCTGGAACTCCTACAGCTTGTAGTACAACTCTTGGAGTTTCTATTACTGGAAATGCAGCTACCGCAACTAAATTGTAGACGGCTAGAACTATTAATGGTACTTCATTTAATGGTACTGCTAACATTACTACTGCTTATTGGGGAGCAACTAGAACAATCACATTATCTGGAGCTGTGACCGGCAGTGCTTCTGTTAATGGAAGCTAGAATGTCACAATTACTACTACATATCAAACTGGCTCTATAGACGGACGCTACGTTGGAGGTAAGAAAACAGCAGGACATGGCTCTCAAGGAACTGCGTATACAGCTGATACGTACTCTTCTAATTTCGTAAATAAAGCGTTCGTAGCGTATGCAGAAAGAGGTTCTTGGGTTTATGCTAATAATGGATACATAACAACAGATACAGGAGTGAATATTCCCCTTGCTGGAACTGCTATATTCCAATGGGGAGCTAGTGATACTAGTAAAACTTAGTTGTTTATAACACCTCATAACAACTCAGGAGTAAGCAATCCTGCTGCTAACGAGATGTTATTCTATACAAGTAATGGTAGTGGGTTTACCTCTGCTTGGACTAGGGTACTAACCCACAGAAATTACACTATTTATACTGTAACTAAGACTGGTGGAGGAGCAAGTGGTACTTGGGGAATCTCGATTACTGGTAACGCAGCAACAGCTACTACAGCTTAGTATTTAGCTTCTAATAGTAGGATGGATTATGGTTGGAATGGTCTGAACTACTTTAATATTAATGGAACTGCTGGAACCGCTGTGAAGGCGAATAATACTCCTACTACAGCATGGTGGCATATTCTAAGATTTAACCATGCAAACAGCTTTGGATACTATACCGATTTAGCTGTTCCATTCAACGATAACAGTTTATACTATAAAAGAGTAGCTGCAGGAGCTTTGGTAAATGGAAAATGGGTAAGAATACTAGACGAACTAAATTATACTGCATATGTAAATCCAGCTAATTTCGTAACATCTCTTGGAACTAATGGAAACTATGTAACTTGGACTAAAAATGGTACTACTAACAACCTAACAGTTCCCTTTGCTACTACTTCTAATGTATTAAATAACCTAGGAAGTAGGACAGCTATATCTGGAACTACTGTTGGATAGAGCGGACTTAGGTTGTACAATGTTTATAATAATGGTTATCCAGTAAACTTCGGTAATGTTTTAAATATTGGTGGGGATGGTTATGGAGAACTTTTGTTTTAGTGGACTGCGGATAGTAATCCTGGACATTTGTACTACAGAAGTAAAAGAGATGTGGCTTCACAGGCTTGGAGTAATTGGGTTACTATACTAGATAATAATAACTATTCTTCTACTCTAGATGGTAGATATGTAACTCTTGCTACAAACTAGACAGTTAGTGGAATTAAAACTTTTAGCACGTAGTAGAAATTTACAGTAGCGACTGGAACATCTCCTTTCACAGTATCTTCTACTACTGTTGTTTCTAACCTAAATGCTGATATGCTAGATGGATGGCATCTAAATTATATACTAAAAGATGGATATGTTACAAGTGCCACGTCTGGACTTTCGTCGTATTGGAGAAAAGTATGGGACATAACATTAAATAACTAGTATAATGATGTTGACATTAATCTTCTTGTGCACTCAGCTTATAATTAGTAGTGGGGAATAATATCTTTTAGATTAAGATAGAATGGAACTGGAACTGCAAAGAATATATCTGCTTACCTGGCTGAAGTTGTAGGAAATATACCACTAGATAGATTCAGATTATACTATAATAATAGTAGCGGATTATGTTAGCTATGGTGCAATCCAAGTGGTTAGTATGACGTCTATAACTATAGAGTTCTAGCTAAGACTTGGAGAATAGGTACCGAGGCTGCTACTCTTGGAACATTTTATACTGGTAATACTACCACAGCACAGTCTCTTCCTTCTGATAGTTATGTTTCTATGGCTGGAATAACTATAGTTAATACGGCTGCAAAGGTTGCCAATACCCTAACATTTTCTGCAGGAAAATTTTCTTCTAAAACGTATAACGGAAGTTCTGCAATAACAGTTAATGTTCCGACTCACACTAGTCATTTAACAAATGATAGTGGATTCTGGACTGGAACAAGATATTGGGCTAACATAGCAGTATCTACTTCTTCTAGTACAAGTACTTCACCTACGTTTAGTACTGCCTATACTTCAAATTGGTTTAGAAGTACTGGAGCTACGGGATGGTATTCTCAGACTTATGGTGGTGGATGGTATATGTCCGACAGTACTTGGATTAGAACCTTTGGGAGTAAATCGGTTTATCAGAATACTGGATAGATAAGAACTGACGGCTATCTAGTTACAAATGGAGGTTTAACTGCTGGGGCTACTAGTCCAAATAATGGGACGTATAAGCTCCATGTTACTGGGGCATCTTGGTCTTCTGGGTTAATCAGGGCAGGAGGAGGGTTCTATCATAATTCAGTAAATAGCAACAGTTATGTGTTACTAGCAGGAGGTTCTTATAAAGGTCTGGGAGATTTTGCCAAGGGTAACGCAGGTTCAGCAACTAAGGGCGTATACGTGACTGGAGGTACTGTAACTGCAATGACTTATTCTCTTAGTTCAAATCTAAACTCAGGAACTTCTGGTAAATTAGCTTATTATAGCTCAGCTACAACAGTGGCAGCATATTCTTCGAGTGTAGGTGCTAGCAATAGAGGTGTATATATGAATGCTGGTGTTCCTACTGTTATGGCATATTACTTAAATGCTACAGTAAACTCAGGAACTTCTGGTAAATTAGCTTATTATAGTGGTTCTAATACGCTTAGAAGTTATACTAGTACTGTGGGATCGGCTGCCTAGCCTATATACCTAAATGCTGGATCTCCGTATGCAAGCTCGTATTCGTTTACTGGAACCTATTCAAATCCAGTCATAGTGTGGTGTGGTGAGATATATAGAGGTGCTCCAGGTTCCACTTATTGGTATTCTACAAAAAAGGGTGGATGTTGTAGTATATCTTTTACTACCAATAACGCAGGTTCTAATGGTAACTTGATAATAAGTATTCCACATTGTGAACCTTATGCAGCTTTTTGTTCCACGGTAAGAATTTTTGATGGTTCTACTGCCATATCGGCTGGGGGTGGCACTATATCTGGTAGGAGTGCAGGAATGGGAGATTATATGACTATCTGTGGTATGAGTGGCACAACAGGAAATGTATATATAAGAAAGTTTAGTTAGCAGAACAAAGATAATGATACCTGGAGAAACGGAGAGCTAGGAACAACTACTACATCAAATGGCAATAAACCGGTAGCGAGGTTTTATTTGATGATTGTTGGTAGATATATTTAATATTTATTAACATAAATATGTTGTCAAATTAAAATTTATATAGTATAATAGAACGTATTTAAAATTAATGATTTATGACTTTAAATGATGTATTGACAAAACAAAATGTAATCACCAAGGTTATTCTTAAGGATGGTGATAAGGAACTCCCAAAAGAGTTAAAAGTAAAGATTATGCGCATTAGAATGGCTTACAATAAAATTAAGAAACAATTTGATGCCGATGCTCAAGAGTTTGCCAATCAGATTATTACAGATGAATTAAGAGAGCTGTCTGAAAAAGCTGATAGAACACCAGAAGAGGATGCTAGATTTAACGAGCTAAATAATAAGACTAATTCTGAATATTAGGAATATCTTATTCAAAAGGGATTAGAAGAAGTCTCAGATATACCAGATGATACTTTATCATTAGATGAGTACTCAGACATTTTAGATGTTAATTCTGGAAATGATGTAGAAATTAATGGAAACATTATTAAGGCCGCCGACCTAATGGAGATTATATTTGATTTATTTATAAACGGGTAATTATGGAAATTGTAAAATAGAATGAGACTTATAAAATTACAGACACAGTTGATAGCTGGGTAATGGAGGGAACTGCTAGCAAAGATGTAAGTGGGGCTATTAATATAAATTTTTCTGTAACAGTTTCTGGGGAATTATCAGAATATCTAGGAGACTGTGGATATTTTAAACCAGCCGATACATCTATGGTTTCTACTAACTTTAATGTTGCAGAACCTAATAGAGATAAATTTGTTGCATATATAGATACAGTAATAGATTCTATATTGAAACACTTTTCAACAGAGGAATAACAATTATGGGAAGAAGAAAAGTATCTAGTACTAAGGGAGGTTTCGGAAAAGGTGGAAAAGCAGGAAAAAAGTGTAAATAAACATCTTTATAAAATCCTTATTTATGTTTTAAAATATATTCCATTTATTTTAGCATTAATGGAAACTGTATTTGTAGTATTGAATTATTATGAGTTACCTCATTACTATTTAAATGTGTTTGGAGGATTTTCAATATGTTTTATTATTACTCTATATCTACAATCTTACATATTCCAATTTTGTTCTTGGCATAGAGTACCTATTCATTATGTATTGTTATCAAACATTATTGCTTTAATAGATGATATAGTTAAAATACCACTTTCCGATCTAAATATGATGAGAATGTATTTTGTACTTCTTGTTATGTTTACAATACTATTTATATATTTAAAAATTAAATGCAAATGTTGAAATCTATAATAAGAACTTTGCTATAGAAATTCATAG